CATCCTGAAAGAAGAACCGCTAGGGTTAGCTTTAGAGCCAGCAAATCTACCAGTAGGTAGACACCAGCGTAATATGCGTGTAAGTGGGCCACTCTTATAATTGAAGGCCCATTGAAAGGGATGAACTAGTTAAATTCCACAGGTGATATATCAATTTGATTCTGCGGTAGGAGTACGATCCATATACCGTTGCTAGACGTGTAAAACAGGGAACTTTCGTACAAAGCAAAGACGTTTAATAAGCAGACGACCTGTTCAGAATCATTAATTCTCGACCAACTCAAAAGGGTCGTTCAGGGGCATAGCTCACCCCGCCTATCAGTAATGGTAACGCATGATGAGCTACAATATCTGGTGAAGATGCGGCCTAATGACCCGCCCCTCGTCCATGACTTGGGTAGTTCAAGAATCATAGAACGTCACTAACAATTTAGAAAGGATTACAAATGAATAAATTTATTCGAATAGCTATCTGGGCATTCATCGTAAGTATCTTGGCTTCTGGCATTGCTCTAACTAAAAGGGCATTTGCTGAGGATGTCAACGTTCTGTCACGTCAGTACAATCTTCTATTCACTGAGCTTCTTGTTAAGAAAGTAAAAACCATTGACAAGGGTTCTCCGGTTGTGATATATTTTAAAGATGGTTCAGAGGTAGCTGGCATTTACAAGGGTTACAGTGGATACGATGATTCTCTTTGGATAAAAGTTTATGGGGACTGGTTGCAGAGTGGATACGATTTGAATGAGTTGCAGGATGTAAGAGTGAAAGCAAAGGAGCCAGTGTGATAAATTTTTTAATTGTTATTAATCTATTTTTTGGATGCTTGGATATTTATTTTCATAATTACAGTTTAGCCGCATTTAATCTTGGTGCATTCCTGTGGTTAATTTCATGAACAACCCTTGCGAATTCATTAAAGGTATTCACGACGACCCTTTCAGGCTTGTTAAGAATTTGACAGTGAAAGAGTATTACGCTTTGAAGGAACATGTAACTGGCTGTTCCGAATGCACAAGGCTCCTGGATGATTTGGATGAGAAGTACAAAGACACTGCTCCAGGTAGCAGTGAATGGGACCAAACGAGGTACAATTAAAATGGCTGACATGCAAAAGGTGGCAAGCTCAAACATCGGGTCAATTGGTTACGACAAATCCTCTTGTACCCTTTACGTTCAATTCACATCTGGTGGATTATACAAAGTGGCTGATGTCGATGAGGGTGTGTTCGACCGATTTAAGTTGGCTAAGAGTAAGGGAAAGTTTTTCAACCAAGAAATAAAGCCGAGCTATAAAGTAGAAAAGGTATCGTGAACACGGAACTCGCTTGTACAAAAAAGCGCAAGTATAAAACTAAAGAACTTGCTACAATCGCTGGAGCATACCAGGAACTAAGGACGCCAAACAAGCTAAGGGTATATCAGTGCCCACGTTGCAATCAGTGGCACTTGACAAAGACTGATCACGCATTTAAGAAGGCAGGTATATTGTGACGCCCTGCATAATGTGCCACAAAGAATTTGAAAAAGCTCAATTAGATTTTCTGGAACGCTGTGATGATTGTTTTAAATTGTACATGACGATGCCCGAAGCAGACAGACCAAAGCTGGGCGTTCCATTCGTGCCTATTTATAACGGTAAAGACAAATACGGATTTTAGAGAATAACATGCAAGATCCTCGCAGCTATTTTTCAGACAATCAATTATTTGATTTGGAAACGCTTAAGCAACATTGTGAACATCATGGTGTTTGGTCCAACACGTCCGAACGATTTCCCAATCTTACTCTGCTCAAGTATAAAGACGAAGTGCAATGGGGGGACAAACCCTGGACCTCGTTTGCCAGAATGTCCAGGGGGCTTGTAGTTGATATGAAGAATCAAACTATTTTAGCGCATGGATTTAACAAATTCTTCAATATAAATCAGCAGCCAGAAACCAATTACGAAATCCTGAAAGACCAGAAGGGATTCGAAGTGTCAGAAAAGCTAGATGGTTCGTGTCTTGTATCATTTTTGAATCCGAATGACAACCAGTTTTACCTCACCACAACTGGTTCTTTTGATTCTGAGCATGGGAAGGTAGGCACCGAGCTTTTCAGGCAAATGCTGTGTTGCCCTAAAATAGCCGCTTATGCGGCCATGGGAACGTTCATCTTTGAATTAATCGATGCGAGATTTCGTATCGTTATTAATTATCGAGCCAAAGGATACGAAGACGGCCTGTATCTCATTGGGTACAGGACCAGGGAAGGTCGCTTGCTTACCTACGCTGAGGTGCAGGAATTAGCCACCCAGCTTGCCCTACCTTGCATGAACACCTACGCTTTCGAGTCCTTGGACCAACTCATAGAAAAGACGAAGGAATTGCCTTTATCGGAGGAGGGTTACGTTTTGCGTTATCCTGATGGGTTAATGGTTAAAATTAAGGGAACTGCCTACCTCCAGGCTCACAGGTTTGTTAGCCAACTCTCTGACAAGCACCTTCTTGAATCTTTGATAGAGGGCGTTGAAGACCCCTTAATTGAAATCTGCCCAGATGAATTCCGCCAGGAAGTAGTTGAGAAGATCACTTATTTTAAATTACGCAAGCTCGACATTTTGAATCAGTGTTACAAATACTTTGCTGAAGCTCCAAAAGAAGATAGAAAGACATTTGCCCTGTGGGTAATTAAAAATGTGAAGCCGAGTTTGAAGGGCTGCTTATTTCAATTGATTGATTGCAAGCCGTTGAAAGATAAGGACTTGTATGGTATAATTGAAAGAACGGAGAAGCCGAGTACGGTGACAAGAATATGAAAAAACAATTATTGTTGGGGTTGGTTTTAATTCAGATAAGCAGCAATGCTTTTCCTTTTTGTCTGCGGTCCCCCGAAGGAAGAGAAGAATGTACTCCAGAGCCAGTTACCGTTTTGCCCGCTAAAAAAGCAAGGGACATTATAATGAACACTGTGTACAAGAAACACGAAAAGGCAATTGATTGGTGGGTTACAGAAATAAATAAGAAAATTATACATGAGTCCGATTTCCCAAGTGCCAGTGTTACAGTTGATATCACAGCAGCAAGCGATGAAGTTCAGAGATATTTACAGATGGCGTATGAACGTGAAGGGTACACTGCCCAAATAATGGGAAACCATTGGCGTCACCATCCATACTACGATAAGAATGTGGAGCCGCACTATTATTTGGGATTGTCGTGGTAATATGAAAGCGATAAATAAAAAACAATTTTCCCACAAAGATATGAATTCTGCCAGGAAGCGCGGTGTTGTGGCTGGATTGGTATTGGCAACCGACCTTGTGTATGCAGAACAAAAGAAAGCTGCGAGGAAAGGATTGCAAACAAACGCTTTAGATATTTTGGACGCTATTCAAAAAGCTCTGGATGAAACACGAGGACCGATAAAGTTATGAAAATAGTTCCAGAGATAGCTTGTCCAGACCACGGTAGGAAATGGAAGCCGGAGATTTGTGAAAATTGTGCTGTGATCGTTAAATATTTTAGGGAGAGTAGATGACAACAGCTTGGGGACAGTTTAGAAATTTTATAAACTCCAAAGAGGTTGGATACACTTTTACCCGTCAGAAGTTGTTTGATTCCCTTCGCGCACTCAATCCCGCAACAATAGATGGGTACCGCTGTCTAGCACAGCAAGCCAAGTTTGTTGAGCGCGTTGGCCGTGGGCGATATAAAATTGCAAATCATTTACCTGAAGGTTTAACAATGGGTTCCTTGTTTGCATTGTTGAGAGGTGACAATCTCACGTACATAGAAGAGATTCAAAAGCAAAAAGAGTTAAACGTAATTAAACAACAATTTAATAAAGACCGTAGAGAAGTGTTGAAGCATTTAATTGTTCAAATCTCACAGCACATTCCATATGCCGAAGCCATAGAATCTTCTGCGTTTGGTTTGAAACAACTAATCCGTAGCTGGAAATGGGAATTGAGTAAAGAAAAGAATCCAACAAAAAATTGGAGTGAAAGGAGAAATAAATGATAAACTTGTTACTGTCTTCTAATGTGCTCTTGCTGCTCTCTACCCTCGTATTGTTGAGGCGCGATAGATTGGTAAGGGTAGCGCGTAAACAACACAAACGATTGCCGAGATAAATAATGGAAACATCTGCGATCAATTTAACTGGAACTCCGGGTTTCTGGACATTTGTTTTTGTTCACCCCTGTCTATCATTCTTCGCTTTTTGTTTTTTAGTATGGGCTTTCTTTGGCACCATCACAGATATTTTAATTGCATGGAGCAAAAGGAAATAATGGACAAAGTAGAAAGAGCAATTTTTCTTAAGTTTTTGAATTACAGTATTGTTACAATGAACTGGTTTGTTAGGCGCGTTGAAAAGAAATACGCCAGTGAGCTTGACCCCGAACAAGTTGCAGAGGTTAAAGAATTATTGAAAAAGTTAGAGGTAGAAAGAGACGGACTGGAGCACGAAGAGTGAAGCTTTTCATTGACGACTATCGCTCCGAACCAGAAGGTTGGCACTTAGCCAAGACGATTACGGAAGCAGTTCGTATTCTTTCTGGGCCTATTTATGCCGAGGCGATATCTTTGGACCACGACATCATATTTCGTGAAGGCAAGCACGGCTTTTCTGAAGAGACCTTTGCCACAGTTGCTCGTTATATTGCTGTCATGCCAAAAGAAAAATTACCTAAGATTGTGTATGTACACACAGCAAATCCGAAAGGTGCAAACAACATTTTGGAAATTCTTAAGGATGTTGTTCCCACTGTGAATATTGAAAATGATGGACATTTCAATACAACTGGCGACTACTCTGGTGATATTAATTACAAGGGGATATTGATAAAATTAGAGCAGGAACGTGAGAAGCAAGAACAGGAACATAAATTTGAAGGGGAGTTTTAAAAGTAGCTGAAGTCTGGTATACTTAATATTGGAGAATCATGAGCCTGTTCGAAACACTATTTGAAACATTTATTTGGGGAGTGTTTGGAACAACCTTTATTGTGGGAATTGGGGCAGCTATTTTTACTTTGTTTAAATACCCACTCATCTTCTTGGGTCTGGTTGGGTTCTTCACATTCGTTTTATTTGTAGGTTGGTGCATCCTTCACTACAATAACTTTTGCGAGTTGTTCAGCAGGAGAGCGGATAAAAATGCTCCCGTTCCGTCTTATGGGAATACAACGCTCGGTAAGTTGAGCAGACTCGAAAACAAATATCGAATAACCACCGTAGAATTTATGAGCTTTGCTTCGCGGGATTTGATGCCGTATGGGATGGACAACTTGGATTACTTGGAATGGGTTTCGCTCGTAAACGAATTGCCCTCTATAATCCAATGGGAGGCGTAATGAATAAAATTACGGTATTTGTTCTCGGTGCTATGTTTGGTGAAATTACAATGCTTCCCGCTATCGCACACATTATAAACACGCCAGTGGTAAGAGCAGAAATAGTACCCAATTGTTATGAGCTTGTACAGCAAACGTTTGTACACGAAATTAAGAACGTCAAGAATTTTCAGGGGAAGGTCAGCACTTTAAAGATTCATTTAGTTAATCCACAATCCCTTCAAAAGATTTACGAGGATAGGTTTGGAGAAGATGATAGTGTTGGTACAATTATGGGTTTCTACGATGACAAAACAAACGAGATATTTTGCGTCTACGACGCTAATGTCCTTTCACACGAGTTGAAACACGTATTCGAAGGTTCTTGGCACAGATAGGAGAAAACGATGAGTGAAGATACAGACCAGGATTTGGCTTGCGCTGGAATTGACGACGGTTATGAAAGTGTATTCGAAGAACGGTTTAAACCCAGGCAGCAGTTCTTTTATGTTGTGTTGCAAGACAACACAGGAAAGATTGTAGATATTGGACACTACAACGATTATGAAGTAGCTTTGATGCGCGGAATGGACAAAGCTAAAGAGACTGGAACTCAGTGGAGTATATTTTCACTGGCAGGGAAATTTGTTGATGGAAATTTTGTTGGAAAATAAAAATAAAGGAGAATTAAAATGCCTGAAAGACCGTTAGGACCAGCAGACTGGCTAAAGAAAACAGTTACAGACTTTGACAAAGCAAACGCACCAGCAGTTGAAGAAGTAAAGAAAGAGTTGGTTGAGGAAGTTGTAAGGCTTGACCCAGCAGCACCAAAGGTTGAAGAGCCAGTTAAGGTTGAAGAGCCAGTTAAGGTTGAAGAAAAAGCTACGCCTGTTCCTCCAGCCGCTGAGGTTGCCCCAGAACTTAACAACGCTCCCACTTCAACAGTGCCGCCAGCCGTTGCTTCACCAGCACCAGTTGTGACGCCAGCACCAACAGTTCCACCAGTTGCTTCAGTTTCACCGACAACGCCACTGAAGTAAGGGAAGTAAACATGCATGATGTGTGGTTGGCTGTTTGGGACCTGCTTAAAACAACCCTCATAGCTACGCCATTAATTATCGTAGGTGCTTTGGTAATGACTGCCATTTGTTCGTGGCCGCTCGATGATTGATATTATTTGTAGGTGTGGACATAGTAAAAATGTTCATCAGCGCTTAGGTAATGAAGAGTATGGTGCCACAATGTGTCTTGCGGCAGGACCTGATACATTGGTTCAAGATTGTCCATGTTATGAATATACACCAGACAATCTTCTTCACATTGAGCAAATGGCAAAGGAACGAAAGTTGACATGATTGATATTCCTTGCACATGTAAGCACAAAAATACGGAGCATTATAAACCGCCAAAAGCTACAACTTATTCGTCTTGTTGGTTTTGTGCGTTAGCGGGTAACTGGTGTGCTCAGTATGTACCAGACAACTTATCTTACGTAGAACAACTGGCAAAGGAGAAGAATTTGATATGAAGATTGATTATTCAAAATGGTATTTTACCCCAACATCAAATGGGCAGTATTTTTCTGGGCTACTTAAAATATTCAACCCGGCAGAAAATATTGAACTGAGCCACTACGTTTATGGAAGTAAGGGCTCTTTGGACCCAACTGATGACCCATTAAAACATATCAAAGAAGTATGTAAGCTAGAAATAAGAAACTGGTACCTTAATCGAGAATACGATAAACTGGTTGACCAAAAGATACCAATTGAAGATAATCTGGATTACGTTGAGAATGAAGCAGAGAAACGAGGGTTGATTTGACAGAACCTTTCCATCTCGACCTTAAAGGTTGTGTGAAAAGCAAAGGAGTTATTTGCATTCCTTTGCCAGAGCTTATTAAATTGTTTGAGAAGTTCCCGTATCACATGGGCAAACAATACAAAGAGTTTCTGGAACAGGCGAACGTATCGGATAAAATTGAGGAGACAAAATGAAAAGATTAATTTTAATATTGGCGATGTTTGGACTACCTACATTGGTACACGCAAATATGACAGGACAAGAATTACATTGGCAACTTTCTGTGCCTCTGGACGGGATGCCGTGGGTTATTGGACATGCAGAAGGATACATTGATGGAGTAATTTCTGCTGCTTTAGGATGTCCTTCTGGAAAACATTTAACATCAGGACAAGCATGGCAGATAGTTCAAAACTATTTGGAAGCACATCCAGAAGAGTGGCATAAAGAAGCAGCCCTTCTTATTAAAGAAGCTTTAGATCCACTATGTAAATATTAGGAGGTAATTAGAATGCGAGCATATCTTTCGGGCAGTATGGCCGGACGATTTACCCAGGAAGTCCAGGCAGAACGCGCTGAAGCTTCTGCTGCCTTGGCAAAGATTGGTGTACGCGCTGCCGATCCTGCTGCGGCTGAATCACAGCTTTGGGGCCGACACGTAAAGTCTCGTGTCTCCACAAAGTTCAAATATAAAATTATAGAAGCAATGGTGAAACGCGATCTTTGGTTGATTCGCCGTTGCGATATTGTGTTGGTTCTTACTGGCGATCAAGTAAGTGATGGAACGTGGCAAGAATGGTGTTACGCTAACATGATGGGCATCCCTGTTGTTATGATTGCCCCCAAACGGCACAAAGGAGAGCTTTCGGGTTGGGCCAATGTTACGATACCAAGGGGAAATATTGTACCGAATCTCAAAGCTGCTTGCAACCTGATTAAACGCAGGTATCTAAAAGAAGATGCACAATTCAAAGCGTATTTCAATGCTTCAATCAAAAACGCCAACAGAAACATTAAGAACGGGAAGCGAAAAAAGCATTGACAATTGGCAGCAAATCTGTTATAATTAAAGTGTATGAAGATTAAAGCCACACACCTCTGTCGTTGTGGACACGCTGCGTGGAACCATACCCATGGGGTTTTTAATGGGGAAGAGTGCGTTGCTGATTTTAGAAAAGTTAGAAATAACGATAAAAATCCAAAAGGTTGTAGCAAATGTTATATAAGCTGTAAAAAGTTTCAATTGCCCAACTTCGACCTTGTTGAATATTTAGCTGAGAAGAGGGGATTAGTGTGAGTGACGATAAAGATAACATTCGCGTTGACCTCTTAAAATTCCGCCGCAAGGCGTACCTCACTTATCCTGTGGGAAGTGAGGAACGGAAGATTTTCTTGAAAGCCGTCCTCAAACACGAATTGATGTTAACGGAAAGGGACGTTCCCCAGGACCTCATCAACCTTATTATCGAAGGTGGACAGGTTGTGTTCTGGGATTCAATGAAGCATTTTCTTCTTTGGCTTGGAGCATCTACTGTGTGTGGCGGTATTTTTGCTTGGCTGTATACTCTGCGTATATTTATGGGGTTCGGCTTTCTTTTTTTCGGAGTGGGGTGCCTCACTATCGCAGTCCAATACCTTTACGAGTATTGGCGGTATTGCAAGAGTTTAAAGACAGTCAAAAAGTATTCGAATGATATGCAACAATATATAAATAAAATATCGAATGACATTAAGAGATTGGAAGGACCACGATGAATACCGTTGAACAGTTTACGCAACTCATACTTGATTGTCAACCAATTGACCTTTACGACTTTAAAGAAGTCGTAGGCGAACTTTTACCGTTAGAAGATTGTCAACAAGATCCGCAGTGGCACGGAGAAAAATCGGTCCTGGCACATACCAATCTTGTGATGAAAGAGACGCTTGAGCAGATGCAAAACCTCCGCCAAGGTTTCCCAAGGATTGCTTTGTATATTGCAGCTTTGTTACACGATGTGGGGAAACCAGATACGGCCAAGTTAAAAACCAATGGACATAATTCGTTCCATGGGCACGAGAAAGCGGGTGTGTGGAGAGCAAAAGAATTCCTGAAGAAATATTTCCCACAATTTAATTTTAGACAGCGGGACTTGATTCTGAATCTCGTTGAGTATCACGGCCACCCCAAGAGAATGATTGAGGATGGTTCACAGGATGATAGGTTCAAGCGCCTGTCCCTTGAAGTGCCAACTCATCTTGTTTACAACCTGGAGATTGCCGACTTCAAAGGTCGAATCGCCAACGATATTCCAAAGTCCTTGATTGTCCTTGACCAATTCAAGAAAAAGTGTGAGGACCTTGATATTTATGGGAAAGCGTACCAGATTCCCAATTCGAAGGAATTAACAAACCTCCAGTATTCTATTTTCAGATGGAACATTCTAATGCACCACGATGAAGATACTAATCAAAAAGAGATTGACAGAGTTATCAAATTGACTGATAGACCGAATCCTTTGGAGCTTACTTTATTGGTTGGTTGCCCCGGTTCCGGGAAGACAACCTATCGAAACACATTGACAAATAGCAACGTTATTTCTATGGATGACGAAAGGCAACGTCTTTGTGGCACCCCCAACGATATGTCTAGAAATCAAGAGGTTTTTAATAACTGCTTCAGAGAACTTAACAAGAATATGAAGGCAGGTGAAAATGTCGTTTGGGACGCAACCTCTTACAGCCGCAAAGCCCGTAAACCCCTCCTAGAATCGGCTAGGAACCACGGAGCCAAGGTCAACCTCATCTACTGGGACCTCGCCATAGAAACCCTCTTAAAACGAAACGCTGAGCGTGAGAAGGTGGTTCCAGAGGACATTGTGTGGCGGTTTTATAAAACAATTGAAACCCCGGCATCTTACGAGTACGATCAGCTTTTCGTATTTGATGACAAAGAGCAGGATTATGAAAAAGGAGAAAAAGCAACCTGAAGTAGTCGAGTGGAGCGATTTGAAGGTGGGAGATTTTATTGAAAGCAACTTCAATAGAATGTTTTGCTTTACACGAAATAGTTCAGGGCCTTCTTGTTTGGGTAACAGCAAATGGAGAGAAGAAAAGCCTCCAATTGCTTATGTAGGTAGTGGCATTGTAGAATATACACGAATGAAACCCACTAAACCTTTTATAAAATTGTGCAAACGGCTGTTGGATTTGAATCTGAAAGAATACCATTTGGACAATCTCTCTTACGTTGAAGCTCTTGCAGCGCTAAAGAAATATGATTGAGTATTGTTATTGTGGGCACAACATAAATGAACATGACGGGTGGGAGGGAGAACCAACGGGTTGTACGTATAGTGTTGAGATTGCTCACGGTACTCAATGTTGTTATTGCTCAGAATTCAAATTAGATAATCTTAAATTCGTAGAAGACCTTGCCAAACAAAAGCATCTATTATGACACCAATCAATGAAGTGCCAGTAGGAAAGTTTTGTAGATTTGACGGGAATGTTGTTTATGTCCACAAGAATAATTTTAAGGATACTTACGCATTGATTCCCATAGTAGGATCAGTCCCACGAGATAAAAATTGGGATCATCGTGTGTATGTTTACAAACGGATACAGAAGTCATGGGTAGAAGATGCAAAGAAATGGATGGATGAGTTACTTGAATATGGGCAAAGAATAGACAACCTCACCTACATCGAGAACCTAGCTATTTTAAAATCGTATGGAATTTAAACCAGGAGATATTTTATACCGTAAGTATTCAGATAAGAACGATTTGTATTGCGTTCTTGCGATTACGAAAGGGCCGTTTAACATCGGTCCCAATGTTAAATTAATTCGCATGGTTGGATATTATTCAATTACTCGCACACCTACCGTCATTGACAGTGAAGTAAGCACCTCTATTGAAGAATGGTACATAAAGGCGGATTTGAATAATTACGACATTAAAGATAAATTTTTGAAGAAGATAAAAGAGTACTTAATCGATAACCTTGGCAAGACAATTCATTACGATTTAATACTGGACAACTTGTTGTACATTGAAATCCTAGTAGCGTTGAAAAAGTACGAAACAAGTGATATAGTTGAATCTGAAGAGTAATTTGTCCTTAACCGTAAGCCGTTGACGTTTCTTATACACTACTTAAGTTTCTTTTCTTTAAATTATTTTAGGGTAGATTACGGTCAAGACTAGCAGGAGACAATTTTGTTTCACAAGCCGTCTTACATGAAATCGTACAACAATTTTTATTACAAGAACAACAAAAGACGAATTTTGGTTAACAAACAGTTGAAACGAATGCAAGGGTATTTTACCTTAAATGGGCACCTGGAACCTATCCATGATGCTATCAGGCGTTATGCTTCCCAGTGGAAGATTCCAATTGATACGCTCAAAAAGTTTAGGCGTTGGGCTTTGATGGATTCTGCATACGAAGAATTATTTAAAGCTTGGGAAGAGGCTTCCTTTCCCAAGGAGCTTACCCCAATCGTAATGCGTCGAGTTAAGAAGCAAGGGTTTGTAATTGATAATTTGTATTGGTCCACGAAGAAGCAACATAGTTGGTGGTCTGGTGAAATTGATAAGCTGAATGTTTTGCGTAAAGAGATGGAGAAGAGACAGATTAAAAATAACGAAGCAGATGAAGATGAACAGCAAGAGATGCTTGGCAGGTTGAAGGCCAAGAGGAAAAGTAAGTGAACATCCCGCTCGATACAAAGTGTGGAAAATGTTTACATACAAAATCATGCCATCAATTTTCTCTTGGAGGGAAAATAATTATTTCAAGTTGCTACAAATGTGTAAATCCACATACACTATTTGAAAATTGCCCAAAATTTATTTTAGATAATTTAACTTTAGTAGAACTTTTAGCAAAAGAAAAGAACCTTATATGATCCGCGCTAGAATCAACGAAGAGCCATTTGAATATAAAAATGCTTCTTTAAATTCCTACGCTTTCTCTCAAGAATCTGTAAAGATTTTACCAGTACTTAAGACCTTCTCCAATCGTGTAGAATCGATGTCCAAGGGCCTTAATATCTTCCTTTGGTCGTCTAATAACGGAGCGGGTAAGACATACCTCTCTTATGCAATTCTCAGGCAGGTTAGAGAATTCGATCAACCCCTATGGCAAAGAGAGAATGGAAACATCCTACCCTTTGGCAATGTCAAAACTATGGCGATTAATTTCAAACATTTCGTAGATCTCTGCAAGACATTCGACGACGGTGCAAAGAAATACCAGGAAGCTCTTTACAATGCCGACTATCTTTTGATTGATGAAGTATCCTCGAATATGCTTTCACAGAATCCCCATGAGGATAAACGGCAACTATTGGTCGTATTGGATGATAGGTTGTCTGAGTTTCGTCCAACGATTATCACAAGCAACAATTCACCTGAAGAGTTTCTAAATGCTTTTGGTCCTAATATTTATTCCAGGCTGCAATCCCGAACAGAATTTATTGAGGTTCCAGGAAAGGATATGAGGCCAATTTTAAAGATGGTAGAAGATGAATAATGCAGATATTTTGTGTAAGTGTGGTCATGTACAACGCATTCATACGCATTGGAATATGAATAATCTTGAGTGCGATGGTTGGATTAACGATGGGTTAGAAATGTGTGAATGTGAATGTAAGGAATTTGATCAGGACAATCTCTCCTATATTGAAGCTCTGGCAAAACAAAAAGATTTAGTGTGAAGAACGATATTATTTGTCAATGTGGACACGAAAAGAAATACCATGGTAAAGTGGATGCACCGATATGGGATGAATGGTGTAATGGTGGTAGAGTAAATGCAAGTCCGACGGATGATGGCGTATGTGTTTGTTGTTCGTACATTCCAGACAACCTCCTACACATTGAAATGATGGCAAAGAAAAAAGGACTGGTATGAACCTACATAAGCTTTTCCGTCAATTATTTGAACTCCCAGATAAAGATAGCTACGAAGTTTTTGAATTCCTTGAGAAAGTAAGGGATGCTCGAACTGAGTTTGAAAACACAGGTACAGAATTTACATACGAACGATTCAAGCAATGGTTCCAAAAAGTGTACATAAATCGTTACAATCCACCTCATCCTCCATACGTTAAATTGTTGAAGATTATTGAGGGCGACAATTTGGATATTATCGAAGATGCTGCTGAAGAGAAAGGACTGATTCCAAAGGAACAGGATGAAGAACCCAAGTAATTACGGGGAACTTATCGCAAGCTACCTGTGTGGAACCTTGTGGTCGTATGCTGAATACGGAGACTACCAGGGCGATTACGTAGCTTTGATTTACAAAGATTCCAACCTTCTAATTTATAAAGGTTCGTTTGGTTCTTGTAGCGGGTGTGATTGGCTGTCGGATTATTACGATAAAGAAATCCCGGATAAAGACGCGCAGGAATACATGAAAGATATGAAACCCTTTCTAACCATTCCATCCGACTCCCTCCCAAAGACAGAAGGGGATTTAATCGCTTTGCTGCCAGCTAATACACGAGTTTGGCTGGACGACGAATGGACTGAATTTAAAGTGCATGATATTTTAAAGCAGATAAGTAGCCCGACGTGCGACAACCTGGATATTATAGAAACAGAAGCTAAAAGCAAAGGATTTATATGAAGCGTATTTTAATTTCTGGCTACATCAAGAAGATTGATTCAAATGGTACGGACAATATTCTTGTAGAAACGATTAAGGACCTTCATCCAACATACCGAGATTTGAAGTTGCCCCTACAACAATTCTTTAACGATGGTATGATTGATGCTTTCGAACACTACAATTTTACATTTAAGCTGAAAATCCCAAGCTCTCTTCTTTATATTTTCAGGTATTACCGCATTGCCGTTCTTACAGAACTCCCAGAGATTGAACAGCTTGCCTACGTTCCACCTACGTTTCTTAAAGGTGGGCAGAAAATGCCAGATGCTGAAAGCAGTGAGATGAATACCAAATACCAGAACTTCTACAAATTCCTATTTAACTTTTTTAACAAACTGATTAAGCAAAACGTATCGGTTCATCAACTCGAATTCATCTTACCAGGGGGAAGATTCACTGAATTGTACCTCACCATGAATTTGAATGATTTGATGCCCTTTTTAAATACAAATTTAAGAAGTGAAATGCCAGAAGTGAAAGAGATAGCGCAAGCGATGCTAGAATATTTTAAAGAGGAATTTCCGTTGACGGCTTCAGTGTTTTTGGCTCACAATTTTCCTCGTCAGAGCCCGACGTAAAAACGTAATAAAATCAGGTATTAGTAAGGGACAACTAAAAATTTTATGAATAATGTAACCATAGCTTCAAATACTTCTTTCACAAGTATAGGCACAAATCCATGCCCAATTCATGGATGGCAACCTTGTAACTGTGCTGGGATTTACCAATCTTGTTGTTCCTCATGTGGACAATATTATAATGGACTTTCCCATATTTGTGGAACCTCTTACAATTACATTCAATGTAGTTTTTGTAATCAATTTTATACTCCACAGGCTGGGCATTATTGTCCAAATGTAATTGCCCCCCAGACTTGGAGCACCACTGGAACATTTCAGTTAACGGGAGTCTCTTTGAAAGAAGTGAAAGAGATTACTACTGATAATGAGTTAACATACGAATGGAATGGCGGTTCGTTTGATATGAAACTCCCATCAAAATTTAATGATTGTTTTCTTAAAGTTGGATATACATGGGCTCCTTTGTACCCTTTAATTTTCTCCGCTTTAGAGAATGACGAGAAAACTATTTCATTTCATATGGTTGTGGGAATTACTGATAAAGTATTTGAGGGAGAGAAAGTAATTTTGAAAGCGGTTACAACGACTAAGATTGAAGACAATTTAACATTGGTGCAACTTTTGGAACGCGCTAGAGCATATTTAAAAAAGGACGCATGATTCTTCCCGTTAGACTTTACACCGAAGCCGTCCTCAATGCGCCTTGTAAGCCAGTAACTGACTTCAACGACCCGGTGCTTGAACAATTGATTCAGGATCTTTTAGAATCTTGTGCTGCTTACAATGGGGTTGGGCTTGCAGCAAACCAAGTTGGAATAGATAAATCCATTTGTGTTTTGGATGTTGAAGAACGAACAAAGAAAATGGTTTTGATTAATCCCACTATTGCAATGTATAGTAAAAAGAAGCTTGTTATGCTAGAAGCTTGCTTGTCGTGTCCAGGGCTTACAGTCCAAATGAAACGTCCAGAGACTCTAGTTGTAGACGCGAATTTGCTTACTGGAGAAAAAGTTAGGTACCAGTTTACAGGATATGACGCGAAAATAGCAGGACATGAAATCGACCATTTGTTTGGAAAAACGATTGGCAGCACTGTTAAATCTTTGCGCCCCATGGTATAGTTATGGAAGAGTATTGTATTTGTGGACATAGTAAATGGATTCATGAATACTTGAACGTAAGAGATATTCCAATTCATGATTTTAGTTGTTCATGTGAAATCTTCAAACTCGATAATTTACGATTGGTAGAAGATATTGCAAAGCAAAGAAACTTAACAAACTAAGAGGAGATAAGACATGCGTGATACAACATTGTGGGGTCATTTACAAACTTTAGGAAGCTATATTCAACAGGTTGAGCAGTCAGCACGATTGGGAATTACAGGCGAAGCAGTTAGGAACGCGGCTCTGCAAGCCCTGATGATTAAAAAAGGTTTGATTACAGAAGCTGAATTAACCGAAGCTATTGGCGAAGTGATTAAAAAAGCAAACGAACCTAAGCCAGCAGAGGAAGCTCCAAAGGTTGAGCTTGCAACGCCGTCACCGGAACAAGTTCAGGCAGTAGAGAAGAGTGTCACTGAGGAACCAAAGTAATGGATGAACATCCGTTAGTAATTACAGTTGATGATGCATGTTCACGATTGTATATCAACCTTTCTGATGAACAGTTAAAAGAAGTAGCACGACAAGTTGCTGAAATTTTAAAGGGGTCAAAGAAATGAACTGGAACCCAGAATGCTACCGTTGCCAAAATGAAGGTTGGGTAATTAATACCCTTGGAGTTTATATAGATTGCCCAGTTTGCCGCGACAGCAGGTTAGTTAGAATTTTAAAGCAAACTACCTTCAATTTAATTTTAAAGCTTTTTAAAATTTCTTCCGACTATTTGAAAAAACTCAATTGGGCTTCAGAACAAGAAATCCGGTTCGCACGACTCTATAACGTAGAATTGGAAGGAAAGATAGAAAAAGCACAGAAGCCGCCGTTTGAAAGTTATGAAACCGTCTTTGAAACTGGTAACACGGTATTTAAAAATAAGGTGGCGTACAAGCTCATCGGTGACTACCTTGTTGGCTACACAGTTAACTTGGACCTACTACGACTTGCGATAAAAGAGCTTGTAATTCCTGAAAAGATTGAGGCTGTGTGTGTTTCACTAGAACAGGCACATGGAGCAGCGTTAATGGGAAAAGATAGGTCAGAAGATTTTTACAAAGAGTTGAACAATAATTTAAAGAATTAGGATTATTTTATGTTATTTAAAAATCTAAAAAAACAAATTTGTAAGCATGGCCACGATACTTTTGTTTGTGGACGAAACAAATGGCGTGAGTGCAATGAATGTAAAAAATCTAAAAATCGTATTGATCCCAATAAAGATTCTAGAAGTAGACCCATCTGTATAAATGGTCACGACATTTCTGTTGTTGGTAGAGATGAGTGGGGAAATTGCAACACTTGTGTTATTATTCGAAAAAATATATGGGATGAAAATAACAGACATAAAATTTCTGAGGATAACAAGAAATGGAAAGAAGCACACCCAGATTATTTTAAGCAGTGGAGGGCTAAACACAGGCCCGAAAGTAATGAAAAACATAAAGAATGGATAAAAAAGCATCCAGAAGTTTTACGAATTGCTAGGATGAAATGTAAAACAAATCGTAATATCCGCATTGTTGCTTGGACGGATTGGAAAAGTATATTAGAATTTGAAAAGAAGAAACCAACTGGCATGACAACGGACCATATTATTCCGCTTCAAAATGAGTTAGTTTGGGGTTTGCATGTTTCTTGGAATATGCAGTATTTAACTAAATCAGAAAATTCTAAGAAACATAATAAAGTAAATTTAATTGAAGTATCAGAATGGTACGGTAAGATTTTAGAAAAGGAAGGATTAAAATAAAGGAGCTTTTAAATGAATGAAGACTTATCAAAGGGCGTAGATATTAGAGAAGAGGTAGAACAAGTTACGATCTCAAAGGCCGACTTGCAAAAAATGCAAGAAACAATAACGCTTCTTTCTCAACAGTTTCAGAAAGAAGTGGTTCATCCAGCCGCGCCAGCCATCCAGCCAGCCCAAGCTGTTATCACAGCAGATTCCAATGCTGCCAAACCAGAAGCAGCCAAAGAAGTTATTTTAGAAGAGGTTGATGCCGCTACGCTGTTTAACCAGAATCCTTGGAGAATTGGTGCTAAAGTGCGCGTATCTGAAAAGTACCCGCAGATTCAAGGTGGAGTAAATTGGAAAGGCCGTGTGGGAACTGTTACAAAGATTACCAAAGCACCTTCAGGCGTTAAGGTTGTGGAAGTAGCTTTCGGTGATGTTCAGATTCCATTCCAGAAAGCCCACCCAACAAAGCCTGGGATTATTCAAAAGGGTTATCGCATTCAGAAAGCTATTCAGACATTCGATGACAGTTGCTTGGAACCAGTGTACGAATAAGCCGTGGAAAGTACGTCCAGATAGTGCGGAAGATCTTTATTTTTGCATTTGTGGACACGAATTAATTCACCATTATTTAACTGGTGATGGTTGTAATTCTTGCTTTTTTGAAAGCAAGCCACAAGATAAATGGCAACACAGGTTTCAACTGGACAACTTATTTTACATCGAAGAACTTGCCAAAAAACGAGGATTGGTGTGAGACTGGATTTGGATAACGTATGCATCTGTTCACACAAATTACGTTTTCATGTTGACCACGAAATTATTGGTATTGTAAAGTATTGCGTAGGCGATGATATTTGTGTATGTCAGGATTTTAAATTGGACAATTTATCCTACATTGAAGACTTGGCGGAAGAACGAGGACTTGTGTGATGGATGTTCTTTGTAAATGCGGGCACACACAATCCATTCATTTTCCCGAACTCAAACACTACAAGTGTGCCGGATCTTTTAATGACGGTCTAGAAATGTTAGATTGTGAATGTAAGGAATTTGATCAGGACAATTTAAGTTACGTTGAGCAGCTTGCAAAGAAAAGGAATTTGATATGATACAATGGAAACGAGAGAATATTTTTAATTTGCTTTGTCTTTTTGGTGACGACAAACCCCATGGTTGGATGGAGTCGGTGAACTTAGGCACTCGCCTTTTCGTTCACATCCCAATTCAAAACTGCAAATTTAAAACCCATCAAGCCAAGTTTGAAGCCTTCTTTCAAAAAGCCATTGAGTATGGTATAATTGAAATGGTCCCCACTGAATACATCGTAAAAGCGAGGACAAAGAACAACTACATGATTTCCAAAGAGGATTACAATTACAAGCTTTCAGAAAAGGGTGATGGACTTCTTCGACAGGAACAAGCTGAAAGAGAAGAAGACCGCGCTTTCTACTATAACATGTTCGACCGCTCTGTTGATGGAAAGTTTGGTGTTGACGCATTTGCTCCACTGACGCCAACAAACCTGAACATAAAAGACAAGCAAGTTTATAAAGCAAAAGATTTGAAAAGGGGAATTTGACATGAGCAACCTACATAAGTTGTTTAAAGAGTTACAAAAGTTGGATTACGATGATTTTGATTTGTTGTGTGATGCTTGGCGTGAATCTACACAAGTAAAAAACCAGTGTAAAAATATGGGAATTAAGTACAACGATAAATATTTAATTAATGCCGTGACGAAGAGAGCAACTTCCAAATTAAATTACCCAGGAGCGGCACCCCCAATAAATCCCCCCGGACAAAATAATCGGGATAAAAAGATTCATCAGATAATTGTGGGTGACAATCTGGACATTATTGAAGAGGCCGCAAAAAAGAAAGGATTGATATGATTTTAAATATACTTGCTGTCATCTTAGGAATTGCTGCGGTTATTGGAATCCACGAAGCTTCCCACATGCTTGTTTCCAAACTGTTTGGTGTAAAGGTTTTAAAATTCTCCCTGGGGTTTGGTCCAGTTATTTTCTCCAAAAAGATTGGAGATACGCAGTACCAACTCTCCGCTCTCCCTTTGGGTGGGTACGTCCAGTGCGCTGGCGAGGACCCAGAAAGTAACGTACAGAATGGGTTTTTCAGTCTACCATGGTACAAACGTTCCCTGATAGCCCTAGCTGGCCCTGTGGCTAACCTTATCCTTGGATTTGGACTAATCTTTGCCCTCCTCGTTTTGTTCAAAGGATGGCCTATTTTAGCGGGACTGGGACAAGCGTTTAAATTGTGCTCGTTCGTTATTACAACCAGCTTAAAATGGATATTTGGAATGTTACCAGCAGCCAAAGATGCAGCACAAGGGTCTGGATTATCGGGCCCGATAATGGTGACAAAAATTCTGATGTCCTCAGCCAAAGAGGGAGCGGCACAATTTTTATTTGTCTTGTCTCTTATTTCTTTAAGCTTGGGGTTGTTTAATCTTTTCCCCATACCTGCACTTGATGGAGGCCACGTCTTTCTGTACACGCTTGAAGGTATTAGGGGCAAAAAGTTTTCGAACAAAGTGTATTTGGTATGGAATTTTGTAGGGATGCTTTTGCTGGCCAGCTTAATGTTGTACACTTGTTTTTCCGACATAACTACCCTGCTTAAATAATGGACCCAAAGATTATAAACGACACATTCGAAAAAGATCCACATATTTGTTCGATGTGCGAATGTGGGTCTGGAAATCATTTAATTTTCTATTCATGCCCGTTATTCAGTGGACACCCAATCTGCCAGGATTGTTGCATGGTGGATATGATGAAAGACGATATAGATACAAAAGTATCCGCGAAGTTGGGCAACCCAATAGATAAAGCAACAATCAATTCCATTTGTCGTAGCTGTGGTATGAATAACGCCTGTCAAAATCAAAAGTTGGCTGAGGATTTAGAACGAGGAGCACTAGGAGAACCCAATGGCCCAGAACAAGACGGACCTAGAAAAACGCGCTGACGAGGGAGAAGAAAACGCAACACCTCCTTCACCATCTCATCCTTTCGATGAGTATGCCCACAGCACGTATGAAGAACTTCTCGAAGAGAGAATCATATTGCTCAATGGTGACATTCGAGAGAATGTAATCGAGAAGGCCGCAATTCCCCTTATGAAATTGGCTCAAGAAAAAGGCCCAATACAGATTTACGTTAACAGTTATGGCGGTTCAATCAATGACAGCCAAGCCGTTGTGGACATCATTTCCACAATAGATAACCCAGTAATCACAATGGCTTTTGGGAAGGCTATGAGTGCGGCGTTTGATATTTTCGTCGCAGGGGATTATAGAATCTCATATCCCAATACTGTATTCATGTGTCACAGTGGTGCAGCTTCTTTAGGGCTTCAAACTCTCTCCGCTATCAATGTTGAAGCGAAGCTTCATCTCCAATATTTCGAGCGTTGGGCAAAATTTTACGCTTCCCGAACCAAAGTGTCTGAGAAAGAATGGATGGAAATTCTTAATAATTCATTAAATCGATATTACTTCCCGGACGAGGCGTTGGCTAAAGGAATAGTTCACCACATAGTTAGTCCAGGAAACAAACCTCCTATGAAAAGCATTTTAAAAATGAAGTGGTAAAAAATTATGCGAAAGCCCTTAGAATTAATAAACAAAAGATTTGGTAGAATTTTAATTACTAAAAGAGTGGGTACGGATAAATGGAATCAATCTATTTGGTTGGGACAATGCGACTGTGGAAATTCTAAGATTTTTATAGGAAATAATTTAGTAAAAGGCAGATCCAACTCATGTGGGTGTTTACGAAAAGAATTAATAACTACGCACGGCATGTCCCACACTAAATTTTATACGACATGGGAAGGTATTATTAATAGATGCACCAATCCGCGAAGCAAATGGTTTAATGATTACGGAGGTAGAAACATTCTAGTGTGCGGATCTTGGCTTAAGTTTGAAAATTTTATGAAAGATATGTATGAATCCTATCTTTCCCACATTAAAGAGTTTGGTGAAAATAACACTTCCATTGATCGTATTGATGTTGATGGTAACTACGAGCCAAATAATTGTAAATGGTCCACTAATAGAGAGCAACAACGTAACAAAAGAGATTCTGCTAAAACCTTTAACTATGATCTTCATCTCAAGAATAAAAATAAATTAGCCTCTTTTCTGACATTATGTGTCCGGCGGATACGAAATTATCCAAGCTTTGAAATTAAGTTTGGTATTGATGTTATTGGGTTTCGAAAATATATTGAATCCCAATTTGAATCCTGGATGAATTGGGATAATTATGGAAGTGGGAAAGGTAAGTGGAACCTAGGGCATAAAGTTCCAGTTTTTAAATTCGATTTGTCCGATCCCGATGATTGTAAAAGATGCTATCATTATACAAATTTCAAACCACAGAAATGGGAAGAAAATATTCGATGGAAGAATTAAAATGGTAATTTTATGAAGCTCTACATTGTAACCCTCTTTGACCCTAACGGACTTTCAGATAAAATTATTAAAGTATTTTCCACAAAAGAAAATACAGAGAAGTGGATGCGTTCTGCCAAACTAATGCACCAGGAATTGTTTGGGGATAAGACCTTTGATATTACCCAGCAATACAAGGTTAAAGAGGCAGATTTGGACAATCTTGATTTTGTGGACCTCCTTGCCGAAGCAAGGGGTCTTGGTGCTCAAGTTAAACCTTCCCAGCCCTAGTGACGAAAAACCCCTTAAAAATATAATAAAAACTGGTATTATTAGGATGTATGCTGCGTTTATATATTTTAATTTAATTTTAGGAGAACAAGAAGAGAAACAATATGGGTAAAGAAGAAATAAAGATTCGGCTAACTTGGCCGTCCGATATGGACCCGTCTACAAAAGTCCACAGAGTTAAGACAGGCTACAACAAAAAGCATGTCAAGAAAGAAATCGAAGACGCTTTGCTAGAAGCGGAAGACGAAAACGCAGACTTGGATTGGCCATGAAAAAACGCAAGTGCAGAACATGCGAAACGTTCAAAAATATTATTGAATTTGGAAAATTAAAAGCGTCTTCAGATGGTCTTAATACAATTTGTAAGTCCTGTAATGCTGCGGCGGCTCTTGCAAGTTATTACAGGCACCTCAAACGAAATAGAATTACTCACAAGAAAAGTGCCATACGATGGAGAAAAAATAACAAATCTCATATTTCAAAACACATGAAAGAATATTATGGGACAAATTCTAATAGAATAAAAAGACGACAAAAGAGGCGTATTAAAGCCAAGCCAGAAAATAGAAAACGATCCTTACAAAAATACTATAATAAAAATAAAGAGAAGTGCAGACGTAATCTTCGAGATTGGAGAAGAAAAAATCCTAAAAAAGCGAAAGCGCAGTCAAATGTTAGAAGGCATAAAGTACGAAAAGCAACTCCAAAGTGGTTATCCAAAAAATTATTTGTTAAAGTTGTTAACTTTTATGAAAGATGCCCGACAAAATTAACCGTTGATCATATCGTACCCATAAATGGAGAAAAAGTTTCTGGTTTAAATGTTCCGTGGAATCTTCAATATTTAACTCCATCAAGGAACAGCAGTAAAGGCAATAGAATAAATCTTTTAGAAGCTTCCGAACAATACGGGAAAATATTGAAAAAAGTTGGATTAAAGTAGATTTTATTTAAGGAGAATTACAATGGCAAAATGGATTGACCAGTTGTTCAGTTTGAACAAAGAAGCATCCACGGATGCCCAACAGGAATTTACGAAGAAAGTAAAAGCTTCTGGATGGGTTGATGGAGTGATGGGAATTGACGAACCAGCTTTAGTTAAAGAAGCTGACCAGAAGATAGAAGCCGAGCTTGCTGTTCGTGATGAAATTACGAAGGAAGCGGCTTATGAACCATTTCAGACAACTGAAGAAACTCTTAAGCATGACTACCGCAGAGACGTTTCTATCCTCAGTGACTTTACGCTTGCTTCAATGATTGCTGAAATGCGCGGCCATGCTAAGCAGGATTTTCCTGAGAACGCTACCGAATATTTTGAAGCCGCAAAGAAAGACGTTAAATCTGACCGTAAAGCAGTTGAAAAGGAACTCTTGGAAGGTACTGGAATGTCAGCACAACTTGATACATTTAAAGCTTTTGCTGACTACAAGAAAGATGAAACTCCTAAACAAGCTACGGAGAAAGAGCTTTACAAGCCGCAGCTAAAAGATGTCAACGATGACCTTTCCAAAGGTGGAAAGGTTGACGCTTACGCCGAGACTGATGAACAACATGCGAAAACTATGTTGGGTGTTGGCCGCGAAGAGTCTGAAAGAACAGATGTAACCGCGCAGCCTGGGGAAGTTCATAAAAATGCCGCTTTGGTTCGTGATCCAGACACCGAGCTTCATATTGGTACGATTGTTCGTTTAGCGCGAACCATAATGACAAAAGAAGGCTTTCTACTTCCAGAAGGTTCTAGTTGGGAAGTGACTGAATTGGACGGATACCATTACACAATTAGCGCCAATGGCAAGAGCCACACAATCAGTGGACACGACAGCCCAAAGTTCAATAAGCTTGCATCACAGAAAGAAGCTGGATCTCCTCCATGTGCAAAATGTGGAAACAGCAAATACGAACATCCCACAGATGATGGGCATTGTTCACAATACGTTCCTCCCACATCTGAGGAGCCTAAAAAGGCTTCACAAGAGATTGAGAACCGAGCAACCAAGGAGCAGATTTTTATTAAAATTGCAGAAATTAAATCTCCGTGGGCTGTAGTAGAAAAAGACGGACAAGAAGTAATTGCCAGGATTTCAGACGAACAAGTTTCCAAAGAATCAGTAGAGGAAAAAGAGAATTTAAATAAGTAATAGAGGTCGTCAGCCATGTTTAAAGATGCCTATGAAATCCCTATAAACGTGGGAGACACGGTGCTTCTTAAAGATGGCTGTATTTGTTTCATAAGAGATTTTGTTGTATACGAAATGGCCGTTGAGACACTTTTAGAGGACAAACTTACACACAATTTTAGGACAGAGCAACCAAGAAACATAATGAAAATTTCGTAACGAGGACACCACTATGCTAGAAAAATTCGCAGGATACAAAACCCAGATTCGTGTACTTGAGAAAAAACTCAAGGAGATGGACCATTCTAAACTTTCACCAGCTAAAGTTAAAGAGGTGACGGAAGCTATCCAAAATCTCAAGAGTCTTGTCAAAGAGAAAGAAGATAAGAGAATTGAGCGCAAAAAGAAGAAAGAAGAAGCTGCTGCATCTAAACCCGTCGAAACTCCCAAAGTGGAAGCTGTTGCACAACCAGCCGAAGTTGTCAAGGAATCTTCCCCAGCACCCACCGAAGTAACCAAAGAATCTACCGTCGAGAAATTTGCAGTTGATAGTAAAGTGGAACCCATTCGTGGTACTCCTGGAAGTTGGGGTACTGTTATCCGCGAAGCTGGAGTTAATGGTGATCCTTTAATTTACGTTAAGTGGAATGAAGGACATTTGAAAACCGCCCATGGCGATTACGGTGCGTATTATCCTTCCGATTTGCGTCTCAAAGTGGAAGCAAAGTCTCCAACCGATTATGTTCCCCGCGAACAGGTGTACAACCTCGAAGCTGATTACAAAGGTAAACTTTCAGCGATGATTAAGGATTTGGAAGAGGAAATTAAAACGGCTTATGATAAAGGTGAGGCAGTTTGGGCCCATCGTTTAGAACAGAAATTGTCTGATGCAAAGAAAGCCCTTGAAGAAAAATCTGAGAAAGAAGCTGCTGGTGTCCACGAGGGCTGGGATGTTATTCTTAACGGTAAAGTTATAAATAAAGTTTTTTATGTTCCAGGCGTATCGGCTGATGAAGTTAAAAGAGGTTTGGTTGAGCATGATGGATTTGACCCAGGAATTACAGTACGCAAAGAAAAACGCGCAGAAGATGAAAATGGAAGTGGTGGAACCAATAAACTTAAAGTGATTGATTTAACGCCAGCGCATGATAAAGACCCACAGGAGAAAGCCACAGGCTATGGTGGAGATCGTTCTATGGGAGCTTTGGTAGCACCTAACAGCGATGAGAATTCTTTGCCTTTAGAATCTTCTTTGGATAAAGATGCGAAGCACACTTTGAAGATTAAAAGCCTTGACGATGCTATGGCAGATTGTTCAGAAGGTGACTGGCATTTTAGCGGTACCGGAGCCAGAACAAAAGAAGAAATTGAAGAACAATTTAAAAAGCATGTTCACGCCTCCCTCAATAAAAATTCCATAAATATTACAGTAGCTGAAAAGCTTTTCGTTGTTAATCCTTTAGCCAAGACAGCAGAGAATGAATACGTTTACGATGTATCTTTGTCCAATGGCGATAAGTTTTGTAAAATTACCTCCGAAGCCGAAATGGGTCAGGAGCATCTTTCTTATGCCATTGAGAAAGCTATTTTGAATCACAAAGAAGCATCAAACAAGTGTGCAATCTGCAATATGGAATTTAAATCGTGGGAAGAATATGACGCACATAAAAAAGAAAAACACGGCCCCAAAATGGCCAAGCTTGTAAGCAACCTCGCCTTCTTGAAGAAAGGCTCGTTTGTCTCTATTTTAAATGTTGATAAAACAAAGAAACAAGTTAAGTTTGCATCATTAGATGGAACTCTTCGAGGTTGGGCACCAATACAGAAGTTTGCAGCATTTGCCGCTCCAGAAACCAATCTCGTTCCACATGAAAATCATCAAGATGAAGTGTTGGCTGAAAGTGGGCATGAGCTTCTAGTATCCTGTCCGGCCAACAGCACAAACGTTATTTGGAGAGCGGTTGAAGCTCCTCCGGCCACACCAGAAAGTTTGAATGATTTAGAAAGTAAGAAAATAGTTCCACACACGAAAGAATGTAATGAAGCAAATGACAGACATGTTGGGCCAACTGAAATTTGTATTTGTGATAGTAAGAAAGAAGCAGCCAAAGATTGTCCAGACTGTCATGGAAACTTTGTAGGGAAAGAAGATGAGAAATGCCCTACATGTGGAAGGTTTGCTGTAGAAGCACATTGTGGAATGCCTCATGGAGAGAAAAAAGAAGCTCGTGGATGCGATCAATGCAATGCAGCTATGATTAACGGTGTGTTTTGTCATGAAACTGGTTGTCCCAATAAACGCAAAGAACGTGAGCAGGAAGATATGGAGATGGAAAGCTCTTTAAATAAAGATTCCCACATTCGCCACGAAGATGGGAAATGGGTTATTTACAGTCACGATTACAAAAAGAAGCTTGGAACTTATGACACTGAAGAAGAAGCTAAAAAGCGTTTGGGACAAATTGAATATTTTAAGCATCAAGGTTCATTGCATCCATTATCCAAGAAAGAGGCTGCTGAAAAACTTAAACGTTGTGATTGCGGAAATTTAGTTTACCCAAATCATAAAGAACGATATGGGCATGAGTATATTACCCCAACAGAATCCAAGAAAGAAGCTGGTGCAATGGATACAAAATGTGAAGAATGTGGTGAACCTTTGGGTCCTGAAGCATTCCTTTCCAAATGGCCAGTTTGTGGTAAATGCACAAAGAAACGCCATGAGAAAGCAGTAGGAAAGAGAGCAGACCAGAATATTTCTCTAGAGCAACAGATACAAGGGTTTAAAGATCGCATGAGCGCAGTGACTGAAAGACTTTCAAATCCTCCAGTTAAAACAGCCGCTGAAACTTCAGAGCAAGCTCAAGAAGGTGAGAAGGTTATCGCCACTCCAGAGCTTATTGAATCCATCGAGCGTGGAATTGACCTGCTCGAACAAAGGGTTGGAGAGGAAATTGCTCCAGAACAACAAACTAAATTAGAAGAGATGGAAAATCTTCTCTGGTCTGTTGAAGACTCTTTAGGACTTTCTCATCCATTACCTGAACACGAGAGGGTTGAACCAGAACATGCAACCGAAGTTGAAAAGCGCGAAGACGTTGAGAAAGAATCTGACATGTCCAACGTGCCTCCCCCCACCCCCGCGCCCCAGGGCTTTAGATATGCTTGGGAACCTATTAATAAAGAATGGATAATGGTAGCTGACCCTAACGCAACTGGCACAGGAACAGGTGGAACGTACTAAAAAGAGCTTGATATGAAAAAGATGCCCACCGCAGTTTTGCCAGCGGATTCTGAGTATGTCTACGTACCTGATACGGACAGTTGGATTGTTCAGAAAAAGTCAGGTAATAAAGTACTGTCTAAAAAAGAAGCTTCTTTAATTATCCTCGCCCGTTTAGAAGAGATACATTCTAACTTGTTGAAGCAAGCTATTCAGCAGCAGGATGTTGTAGATTTTTATCTCCTTTCCCTCCTACCTCCAGACTACCTACAAGGTGATGAAATAGGCACCGAACATTACGACGCCCTTTCTATTTTTAAATCGATTATTATGTCCCTCCGCGATGAATACATTGAGCGCGGTATGGATGAGTTAAAGGATGAAGCTAAAACTACAAGATGGGTTAAAGCTATTCCTGAAGAAGACATGCCAGAGGATTTGAAACCGTATTATAAATATCACGACGAACCATTTAGAAGTCGTCATGAATTTTATGAGGACGATGATAGATCATGGACTTATACGTGTTATAATTGTCAGAAAGGTTTGGAAGAAGGTGACGCTTATATTTTTAATGACGAAACATATTGTGAAGATTGTGAAGGCGAAGCTATCAATGACGCAATAAAAGACAATGTTGCTTATTGCACAACTCACAATGTGTTTGTAACGGACGACGAGGGAATAAAGGAGTACATGTACGATTATCCAGTATCTGATGCGGAAAGCCATCCGGTAGGTCCAGAACATCAATTGGTTCGTTACAAAGAAGGAGTTCCAATTTGGGATGAGATTCAAGAAAATGCAAAGAAACAATTACAATTAGAATTTGCGAAACGAAGAAAGAAGAGAGAACAAAAACAACCCAAACAATTAAATCTTCCCCAACCCACTTCCATGGCGTTCCCCGAAGCTTCTTTAAAGCAAGCTGGTGAAGGCGGTAGCAGCGGTCAAATTCACAGTGAAGATGGATGGTGGGAAGCACCACATAATTTTGACGATTATTCTTCCACAGATTTCTACAAGATTTTTGCATTAGCCCCTTGGAAATCCATGTATGGTGGTCCTTTGTGGGCTGAAGTAGCCAAAACCATTACTCAGATGGAGGGCACAACCGATTGGCAAAAGCTTATGGTTCTTATCGACCATTTTCATGACTTGGGCCACAATACAGGTAAGCTCTTAGACAAGTTTTCAGAGTGGCATAAATGGTTTAAAGAATTCTTAGACGAGAAAGCAAAAAAGAATTCTCTTCGATATCTTCTTCAAAGAGCTTCTGGTCCAGTTAAAAACCTCGTTACGGATTATTTACGAACATATGGAAAAACCTGGGTGGAGGAAGAAGAGGAACGTGAGTCTGCTGAAAGTAAATTGGAAGTTGGCGATGAAGCTATTTTTAATGGCCAAGTAGTTACGATTTTAAAAATATTTGAACCATCACATGTAGCTGATGTTCAATACACCGATGGTAAAAAAGACAGAGTTGTGATTGAAGATTTGAAAGAAATAGACATGCCAGCAGCCGTTTCAAGTCAGAAAGTACAATTACGAAAACTATCTAAAAAGCACGAAGAAGAAGCCATTTGTCCATCTTGTGGGGAATGGAAACCAACTGATTTCTCTCCAGAACAATTGAAAGAGATGGACTGGGAATGTCTAGATTGTTCAACCAAACGAGCCCTTAATCCACAGGACCTTCCCGAGAATAGAGGACAGAAAGAAATTACAACTTTTGATCCTGAATATCAGTGGCTCCTTAAACTCATAAACGTTGTAACGAAGGCAGGAGTTCCTGCCCACGAAATAAAAGCCTTGAGTACGCAACATCCATTTGTTACAATTGATGACGCAGGTGATTTGGCCGCACAGATTTGGACATTGGCAACTGAAAGGTACCACATTCCACGAGAATGGTTGATGAAGAAATTGCCTGAAAAAAAAGCTAGTTTAAAAAAACAAGCAGAGATTATAGAGATTGGACTTACAAGCACCTCCCCACTTTTTCCTATTTTTATAAATCCAACTCCCAATGAAGCTTTGGGGTTATTGGCACGATCTCAAACAGGCGAACTAAGATATTTATTTGGTGAGGATGGAAATACTTATCTGTGGGATGGGTATCATGGCGTTCATTTTGATGTGATAAATGAATTACATGCGTTGGGTTTTGATGTAGATGCTCACACACCACAAGGAGAAGTTGTAGGTGAAAAAGCAGTTAGACAAATTTTTGGCACTTTAAATACAAAAGCTTACGAAGGCGGATATCCAACCGAGGAAGACGCTACTTATATGGGTGGCGGTCCACAGGGTACCGTTGCTTATGAACCTGCTAAGCATGATTCTCAAACAGGTAGACGTGAAAGGGATGATGGAGAACCAATAGTTATTTGTCCCAAATGCAAATCAAATAAAGTAGCAAAAGAAGGCGAACAAGTTAAGTGTCAAGCTTGCGGAACTAATTTTATTCCAGAACCAGATAGAGGTTCAGACGACCCAACAGTAAACGATTATAGCCAGAACTATTTTTTCGGACCTAGGGATCTCGGAACGGTGCCTAATAAGCAGCCAGGAGATTCCTTTTGGCAACCTTGGGGAACTGAGAACTCCGACGGAGTTTCTTCCAATGTTATGATGAGTAGTTTCAAATCCTTTATGCGTAAGCAATCCAATTTAAACAAAGTAGCTCACTGCGGCCCTTGTTCAGTCCTTAAGATGGAAGCTCTTCACATTCTCATCGATCTTTATTACAAAGATAATGATTTATTCCCCGAAGAAGTTATAGAAGAACTTTCTGTTGCTACAACCGAGCTTGAGGTTGATAATTTTAACGACATTTTAGAAAGTGTTATTGAAGAATATTTAGAAGAGAAAGCTGAAGAGGTCGGAGATAAACTTCCAAAGCTTAAGAACCTTTTGATTGCTCTTAAAGATATTGCGCCTAAGCTTGGGAATGAAATTGAGATTGTGGATAAGCAAGCAATGCTCAAACAAGCCTTTGGCACCGTTAAAAACGTTTTGATTATCTGTTCTGGTAATACATGCCGCAGCCCAATGGCCGAGAATATTTTACGTTCCATCCGTCCAGACTTGAATGTTGTTTCCAGAGGTCTTTACGTTTCCAAGGGAGGACCTATGAGCCCTCCCGCAGAAGTCGCTTTGAAAGAGAAAGGCATTCCCTATCAGCCTCACACATCCAAGCAAGTAGACGCTAATGATGTAAACGCCGCTGACTTAATCCTTACAATGGAACAATGGCAGAAAGAAGAAGTTGTAAAACAATTTCCACAAGCTAAGAGTAAAACGTTCCTGCTCGGTAGCAAAGAGATTCAAGACCCAGTTGGTGGGAAGGCAGAAGACTACCAAAGAATTAGGGATGAGATTGCCCAGGAGTTGGGCAAGATGGGCTCTTTGGATAAACAGGCAAAAGAAGTTCCAACCCCCTCAAACAAAGAAGAATATCCTAAAATTTCAAAACCTAAATCAGGGTATGTAGATAATGGCATAGGTTATACATGCGGTCGTTGCGAATATTTTAATCCCGAAAGAGAAAAATGTAAAAAAGTAGAAGGAACTATTAAATCGTTTGGTTGTTGTAATTTTTGGGATGGTGAAGGTAAATTCAAAGAAAAAAATAAAACAGCAGAAAAAGCATTAGAGACGGATAAAAGAGCGTTAACAAAAGAAGAAGCAGTTTATGTTCAATATCCAAATGTTGATTATCGTTGTGATGAGTGTGCATTTTTTAATGCAGAAGCTAAAACGTGTACCAAAGTAGACGGAGAAATCTCACCAACAGCTTCTTGTAATTTTTGGCAACCAATAAAGAATAAACAAGCTAATTTAATAAAACAAGCCAACCCTCCCAGTAGATTCTGGATTGCCCCAGATGGGAAAGAGTTTGAAGTATTCTCAGCAGGGCACGGCAAATGGATACAACAAAATCTAAAAACATTAAAACAATATGGCATTAATCCGTCTGAAGATTTAGATAAAATGAATAAAGAAATGTATGATCGGGGATGGTCCAGAATATCTAATGAACCAGCAGGATCTGGATTTCAAATTCAAGTGGCAGATGTAAATAAAGTTCCTTCCTACCTAGACGATTTTATAGCAAAACATTTCAAGAAAGGCGAGACAATTTTAGTTGGAGATATAGATGGAGAAGGAATAGAAATAACTGATCCCTTTCCTACTCTTCAAAAAGCTATAAATAAAAAGCCAAAATTTTGGGCATCTCAAAAGCAAGCTTCTCTTCTCGATGAAGTATTGGACCAGACAACCCAAGATGCAATTGCAAGTGAGTACGGTCCAGCAATGCTAATCGCGTTAAGGTTCTACAACGACGGTATAAGATACGGGCAAAATCCTCAGCGTTCCATGGCTTACGCACTTGATGAAATTAAGAAGATGGGAAGACCAATAAATCAAAAAGATTTCTTGGAAGTGTTGGATACTTATTTTCAGTAAGGGTTGACGATAGGGGCGATTGGTGGTATAATAGAAAGAGAATGGATATAGCAAAGGTTATTGATTACACTCTTCTCAAACCCCAGGAACCTCTAGGCAGTTATACAGAGCTAGTCCGTAACGCAATTAAATATCAGGTTGGTACAGTTTGTGTCAATTCCTTTCATGTTCCTCTAGTTTCTAGTTTGCTTCATTCCTACATCCACACAGATACAAATTTGAATATAAATGTAGCTTCAACTATCGGCTTTCCATTTGGCACATCAAGTATTGAATCAAAAGTGGCAGAAATGCAGCAAGCGTTCAATGATGGGGCCGTTGAGTTCGATGTCGTAATCAATTTGAGTGCCGTAAAAACCCACGACTGGTTGAGGGTGAAACATGAATTAGAAGCTCTACGATCAGCAGTTCCAGATTTTATAAATAAATTTCATCCCACCCTTAAGATAATTTTAGAAGTGGGAATGCTTACAGATGACGAAATCAAAAAAGCATCTGAATTATGCATTGAAACTAATTGCGACTTTTTGAAAACGAGCACAGGAATCAATGTAGAATTGGCACCAGCCAAGACAGCCGAGTATGTCAGAATGCTCAAAGATTTCTCAAAGGGTTCTAAAATTAAGGTGAAGGCCAGCGGATATATAAAAACGCTTAGTGATTTCAACATGATGTTGGATGCAGGAGCAGATAGGATTGGAGTATCAAGAACAGTGCAAATTTTAGAGGAGTTTTTAAAAGGAGAGAAACGATGAGTGAGAAATATTACGTGAGTGATGGAAATGGCGGTAAGGAAGTGTCAATCCCAGTTCGTGAGGACCCATTTAAAGCGATTTTAGCGAAGCCAGAGGCCCCAAAGAGCGAAGAAAAGGCCCCAGAGCCTGTCCAAGTAGCTGGTGACGATTTAGCCCAGGAATCAAAAGCTGCATTTAGTGGAAAAGAAGAAGGAATGGTTCCCGAGCAGCCAAAAGAAGTTGTTTACGGCCATTGCAATAATTGTCGTTTGGAATTGACAGAAGATAAAGTAGTGAAAACTCCAATCGATTATATACGCGCTGAGGATGGAACCTTAACGAAAGCGGCTTCTCGTTTCAGTATTTTCTGCAAAAATTGTATGAAGTTTGTTACGATTATTGACCGGGACGCGCAAAAGCTTTTGAACGATATGATACGTAAGAATGTTCGCTAAGACCAGGAGAAATAGGTAAACTAAAATGATCGCTACTGCCGAGGTTCCAATGATCAAATTCACTGAAAATAGAATTTTATGTCCTAATTGTCAACGCAATAACAATTTTGAAATTGTTATTAAGCAAGAGGATTCTAAATACTATTTGGGTGAGAAGTGCCCCAAGTGCGACCATTTTGAAGATTTTAGAGAAGTGACGAAACGAGAAGCTTTAAAGTATTTAGTTTTGGAAGACCTTCAGTAACCCCGCCGTATAAATCTGCCGCATAAGGAATCCCGTTATGAAAAAGTTTTTATTGGGGCTTGTCGCCCTTTCTTTGTTGTTTTCTGCCTGTACGCCCCATGATGTTGCCGTTGCCAAGAGAATTTCCAAATCCACTGTTCTAGTTCACATTCGTTTAAGAAAAGGTGAAAGAACAGGCGGAGCACTTTGTAGTGGTGTTGTAGTCTCTCCCAATGAAATTCTTTTAGCGGCCCATTGCGTCAATCCCCCAGAAGGGATTTCAATAGATAAAATTTGGGTTCGTGATTTTAATGACAGGGTACAAGAAGCAACAGTAGAAAGAAAAGAACCACAGCAAGATTTGGCAATCCTCAAAGTTAAGAAGCGGGAAATACCTGCAAGAATTGGTAGTGAGGTTCGTGTAGGACAGCCTGTAATTGTTGTTGGGATGCCGCTTGGCGTTGAGTGGTGTGTCACAAAGGGAATAGTTTCTAAAACAGATGTGAAAGTGGAGACGGTTCCTTACGCCATATTTTTCATTACAGATGCAACAGTGCTTCCAGGAAACAGTGGTGGTGGAGTTTGGAATGAACGTGGAGAGCTTGTAGGAATTGTTAGTATGAGCACTTCTATTCTTGGGGGATTTGGAGCAGCGGGATTGGGAATTATTGTTGATACTGAAACTGTAAGAGGATTTTTGGACAGATAAATTAAAAATGAAAAAGATTGTAGCTAATATTCTCGATTGGCCTAAGCCGTCACTTGAGCCAGCTATATGGAGTGAAGATAATACCCTGAAACCAGAGGTAAAGAAATTTATCCTCGATTTCATTTCTTCGTTTGCCCAAGCGAATAATTTTAAAGCAACAGACCAATGGATTACTGAAGTGAAGTTTGTGGGGTCTTTGACAACCAATTGTTGGAATTCCAATTCTGATATGGATATTCACATTGGGGTGGACCTTCCCAAGTTTGTTGAAGTAGAACGACCCGAGATGTCTGATAAAGAAGCCAGTAATTACTTGGACGAGATTCGTAAACAGGTTGACCAAGTAAAAGCAAAGGTACCAGGAACAGAACATCCCACTGAAATTTATTTTGAAACTGAATTTACAACTCATGCCAGTCAAGCATTCTCTGGTACCTATTCTGTTTTAGAAGATAAATGGTTGGTTGAGCCACATATTGTTGGGCAGGATTTTGACATCTCCACATTACATCCAGACCTATTAAATTTAGCTAAAGAAACGGCCTCCGAGCTTGATGCTGCTTTCGGTGAAATTAAACGCGATGTGGCAGATATTAAAGAGCTTAACGAAACCATTAATGATTGGCCAGCCGAACAACGATCCCTTTTTGAGAAAAAACTCCAAAAACGATTAGAGGACCTCGAATCAGAAATTAAAGAGCTTGTTGTTATTCGTGAAGATGTAGCAGAGAAGCGCAAACATTATGATGCAGTATCGGAGCAAGAGGTCCGATTTAAGTACCTCCAGAAGTATTTTTACATGCACGTTCTCACCGACCTTAAAACCCTCCTAAAACAATCCCCCGAACTATCTGTGAAAGATATTCCAGTTGTTGAGAATATTATGCAACAAGCTAATCTAAAACTCGCCTATCATGAAGATGAAAATAGAATCCTTGTAGATATGGATGACACTATTTGTCATGAAACTTCCGATAATGAATGTGGTGAACCAATGGAAGGAGTTAAAGAAGCCCTTACGAAGCTTAAAGAACAGGGTTTTGAGATTGTTATTTTTAGTCACCGCGCAGATGAGAAGCACGGCGAAGATGAGATTAAAAAATATTTAGAGGTTCATGAAATTCCCTACGATTCTATATTCCAAGGGGAGAAGCCACTAGCTAAATTTTATGTAGACGACCGAGCAATTCATTTTGATAATTGGAACAGTGTATTAAAGCAGATTGAGAAATCTGCATCCCTTCCCAACGGATACTGGATTGATCCTTCTGGAAAAAGATACCCTGTAACTGGATTATCTGGCGGCATGTCCCACGTTGATTTTATTTATAAGCATTTTGGGGTAGGCCGAAAAGACTTCGATAAAAAAGAAAAGGAGATGTTTAAAGAGGGTTGGTCTAGAATTTCACACGACTATACAAGTGAGCAACAATTTTTTATTCAAGTTGGAAATTTAAGAAACCTACCACCGTATTTAGATGGTTTTATCGCTGAATTTTATAAACCAAACGATCCTGTTAAAGGCATTTTAATGGAAGATGGAAAGGAATATATTACTGTAAATGATCCTTTCCCCTCTCTACAAGAAGCTGTTAACGAAGAATTGAAAAGGCCCAAAATAGAATCCTCAATCGATCTTCCAATTATCGACCCCAAGACTTTTCAACGTAAAGAACCATATGCCCTTTTCATTGGCACAGGTGATTATGGCAGTGCTGGTAAAATTGATATGTTCAATGTGTATGGCAAGCATCCCATGATTACAGAATCTAATGCCGTGCCTACAGTTACATTGGATACATTGGTTAAAGAGAATATTCCAGTGATTGGCAAGGAACCTCGTGCAGGAGATAAGCAGCCAGTGCAGGATATCTCAGGGTTGGTTAAACAAGCTCAATTAGGCTCTAAATACGATTATTCTTCTACCCATTTTCTTCTACCAACCAATATTGCCGAAAAGATTATTAGGTGGGGAGTGGAAAATATTCCAGAGGAGGAGATTGTTCACGACCCAGATGGAACAAAGGGAATCCAAGTTGAGAGTCACGTTACGCTGAAATACGGATTGCTAACCGATGACTTTGAAGAGGTAAAGAGAGTATTGGATGGTGAAAAAGCGCCTCATATTAAATTTGGAAAGACTTCTTTCTTCGAACCAGAAGGCAAGGATTACGATGTAGTAGTTATTGAGGTTGAAAGTGAAGATTTACAGGATTTAAGCAAAAAGCTTTGCTCTCAGGTCAAATGCAATGATGAGCATGATGGATACAATCCGCATGTAACTGTTGCTTATGTGAAGAAAGGACTTGGGAAGAAGTATGAAGGTAAGGACATCATAACCGGAGAGGAAATTTATCTAGATACTTTAACCTTTTCGCCCAAGGAAGGCGAACCAAGACAATTGGAACTGAAGAATAAAGTGAAAAAAAATGCGTCCGATTATGTGCATCGAGCGTATAACCCACAAAATCCTACCGCACCAGATATATTTATTTATAAAAATCCATCCTTAGAGAAATTTAAGCAGCTATATATTGAATCTGGTATGGGCCTTAGATACTTTATAACTAACAGCGGTGATATGTGGGTTTGGGATTCTTTAGAACTTATACATCAAGACGTAGCAGAACAATTGGGTTATGATTACAACACAGCCTTTGAAGATTTGGGACAAGTAGAAGACGACAAAACTTTTAATAAATTTATAAAATTTTATTTTTCTAAGCCACAAAAAGAATCATCCTTCATGCCAAGTAATACCGATCTAGCTCCAAGTAATGATTGGAGTGGAGATGTAGGATGGCCTGGGAATGAAGAGATGGACCCCGTATGGCCCAGAGGTGACGGAGAAAATTATTATTCGCCAATGGATGATCGTCCACGAGAGAAAAGTGTTTGGTGGAAGCTTTTAAATATGTTTAAGAAACAACAGCCAATGAGTAAGAAAGATGTTGTGCCTGTGAAAGAGGCTTCTTCCAATGTTTTTATGTTAGAAACAGATTCTGGATTGCAAACCAAAGCATTAAGAGATCCCACTCCAGAACAAGCTGGAAATTTATTTAATAGTACTCGTGGAGAGGTTCACCAGCTTCGTTGGTTTATCCCAATTGATGGACACCTTTATATGTGGGATGCCTATGATTTAACCCATTGGGATGCCATAAAGCAAATAGGAATTCCAGCTACTAAATTAGCTGAAGATATAAATACTGGAGTTGCACGTACAGATCAGGAAGCCGAAATAATTGCTGAAGAATTTAAAGAATTTGGTTTTGTTAATATGAATAAACAAGCAAAACAATGGACAACACCTAAAGAACCAGTTAACCAACCAGGAATGTCTTGGCAATGGGCTGATTATATTTACGATTACATAGCTGAAATGTGGAGAGATTTGTTGCATGACTGGCTTGGACTTGATCCAGATAATTATGTGAAACCTGTTATTTTAATCCAAGAGATTTACGAAGACGAAGGCGTTGTATCAGCCTGGGTCCATTTGGAATTCATCAATAAAGCTGGCACTTCGGATGCCTTTATGAAGTTTGTTATTTCGGCCAAGATTGAAGGTGAAGAGAATGTTGAACCAGAAGGCAGGGAATACTACGAACACTTAACGGATTGGGAAATGGAAGTGGTGGATTATGGGAAGAGTGACGAACTAGAGAAGAGTTCTAGTTATGGTCCAACAAATTACAAAGGGCCTTCTGTAGCTGATGAACTTTACCAAGATTCCCCATATCGCATGAATGTCACGTATTCGCCCGAAGAGGATGAAGAGTTGATGGATCAAAACGGGAAAGGTGGATACCCCAATCGCTGGATGAGTAGGCACCGTGGACCTTACTACACGAACGAAGGCAAAGTAGTAAAGATGCTTGAAGAGACGAGCGCCCTAGAAACTTTACCAGAACAACAGCCAATGCCAGAGCAAGCTAATACTGCTGTTATGACGGATGACGGATCTATTTATTATAGTAACGATCCATACATGATTCATGTTAAGTTGATTAGAGAATTTGGCATTCCTGTTGAAAGAATTATCAGTGGTGGACATATAGTAGATGGAGTTTATTATGATACTGGTTCTAGGTCAGATACGATGCGATACGTTGAAAGGGAACTTGCTAAAAAAAGAGTTGAACAAAAGCACAAAGCATTAGGAAGGAAAGATATTAAAGCAGACATTTCAGGTCAAGTAATTAACAATATTTTGAAGCTCATCCAACAAACTGGCGGAGCTACGTACAATTTAAGCAAAGGAAATCTCGTCGGAACAAATGCTTTTGCTGTGGCTATTTATCCTGACCGAGAGCAGATAGTTGAGGGCATTGATTTTGATACGTTGGAAGGATACGTTGCACAGAACGAAGATTTGCTTTCTAATTCCAATAATTCTTTTGGTGCGTGGGTTTCAAATGGGAAAGTATATCTGGATGTGGTTGCTACCGTACCAACGAAAGAACAAGCGATGGAGTTGGGTTACAGGCATAAGCAGCTTGCAATCTTTGACCTCAAGAATTTAGTTGAGATTCCATTGCAGAGAGTGGCAAAATTAGCTGCTGCTGTAAGCGATAAAGAGCAACAGGCATACTATGATAAAATATTTTCAGATAGGTGGCGCGATTCATCCGATCCCATAGATGGCGGTAATGAATACAACAAGGGTTGGAGTGAACTTAATGGCAATGATTTTCCAGGGCCAAAAGATTTGGATAAAGAAAGAGCATTGCTTGACCAACTTGAAAAGCCTGTTAATCGTAATAATCCGGTTGGTTTGGGTGAATATGCAATCACTTATTATGATGCTTTTCCCGACCAGGGTGACCAGGGCGGTATCTAAAACCCCCCTTAAAAATATAATAAAATCAGGTATTATTAGGGAATGCTGTACCTACGCCCACAATTTTTATTTTAGAAGTAATTTTAATTAGACGTTTTTGGAGGTATCAAATGAAAGATGTAACTCGTGAAAATTTCGAACGTGCTGAAAAAGAATTAAAGAAACAAGCTGAAGAGCTTGTTAATAAAGTTGAGCCCACTCCTACTATCCCAGAGATACAGGAAGTAGAGGCCGACCTCAAGGATTTTTCTCTTACTGATAATGGAGCTTATTTGTCAGTCGCTCATCCAGCATTGCATGATGCTATGATTGGCGTGGTATCCAAGAACGAATACTCCAATGGCAATAAAGAAGCTATTTTACGATCTGTTTTAGAAAATAAATTCGCTGATTACGTTTCAACGCACTCCCTTAAAATTGTTGGTTCTTTCACAGAACCCACAATCAATCCCGCCCCTAAAGAAGAGGTGGTTGTAATTCCTGTCGAAAAGAAAGCTTCTGAAGAAAAACAAATTGAACCCGCCAAAGAAATAACCTCCGACCTTCCTCTACTCCGGTCTGCTGATTCTTTTCGCCAGAGCGTAGAAACGGTCGCTTTCCGATCCTCAGAAAAGCTTAATCGTTTTGTTACTGCTGCTACCAACGGCCTTGTTGAACATCTCAAGGGATTGCGTTATGACATGCCAAAGGTAACAGAAATCGATGCTGCTAATTTGTCAGAAAATGGTGAGAGTTTCAACGGTTTCATTACTGCTTCTGTTTCCTTAGAAAATGCAACAGGACCCAAATATTTAAACCTTCCAATTACAATCTCCGCTTCTAAAGTTGTTTATCCCAACGAGAAAGAAACAGCAGATTTTGTTTCTAAAGGCATTGATCTTCGCTCTAAACTTGAAGAAACTCTTGCTCTCGAAACTCTTACAGCAATGGCCAAGGTTGACGCTGAACAAGAATGGATTGACGAAAATGTATCGAACATCCTTTCTGAACGAACGGCTGAAATAAAGAAACAGGCTTCGGATTACACCGACGGAATCGCGTCGGTAAATCCAGGTTCACACATAAAAATGCAGAAACACCTGCTTCCAGGAGAATTAGAATCATGGGATGTAGGCGATTGTATTTACTCCGACGGGAAGAAATTTAAATTGGTTAGTAAGGGTGACGGCATAGACAGCAATGATAAGAACGCTGGAAGTGCGAGTCTTTGGGATTTCGTAGAATGTCTTCCTGATGAAGCTAGTAAAGAAACAAAGGCTGATATTCCCCGCTAAATAAAAATGAAACATGCACACAACTTTGTTGATTTAACAGGACAAGTATTTAACTTACTTACAGTTATTAAATATCTTTATACTAAAAATAAAAAGGCCCATTGGCTTTGCAAATGTGCATGTGGAGATTCAAAATACGTTATTGCTTGTACACAGACCCTCAAGGAGAATCGTACCAAATCTTGTGGTTGTTGGAAACAGGAGTCTTTCCGCAAAAGATCCACAACTCATGGTTTTAAATCCTCCGGCATATTTGAAAGCAATTTTTATGATTTGTGGGGCGGTATGAAGGCGCGTTGTTTTAATCCCAATCATAAATCTTATCCCGACTATGGCGGTCGCGGAATAACTGTTTGCGATAGGTGGCTAAAATTTGAAAACTTTCGAGATGATATGTGGAAAGAGTATTTACAAAGACGACAAGCTGGTGAAATTATTTCTCTGGATCGTCTTGAAGTAATGGGAAACTACAAACTCTCTAATTGTAAATGGGCCACGGATATAGAGCAGGGTAAAAATACAAGAGCCTACGCGCAGTCAGAAAATCATAAAGAGCATGTTTATTGGAAAAACTACATTGGCTCTTCTCTCAGCAGGTTGATTGCCCACCGCTGTAAAAGATCTAAAGTTATTGAGCCTTACTTAGGCTGTTCATTTTTAGAATTTAAACAACACATTGATAGCCAGTTTCAACCAGGAATGTCCTGGGATAATTATGGCCGGGGTGTTGGAAAGTGGGAAATCGACCATATTTTAGGTTGTAACAATTTCGATCTTTCCAAAGAAATAGATCGTTTAAAATGTTTTAACTACACAAATCTCCGACCTTTTTGGAGTAGTGCAAATAGGCAAAAGAGTAGAATTTTAGTATCTCGTTAGGAGCCTCACAAAATGAAAAATTTACTAGCTTCTTGGTTTCGCAATTTAACCGCCTTCGACGAAGGACCTGTTGAACAGTCCTTCAGTATTGTAGACCCTACTGCGGCTCAAGCAGATGGATTGAACACGGTTATACTTTCTGTGAATCCTTCTGATGAGAATTCTCCTACTATTGTGTCATTAAGGTTTGACCCAAGCGGGGTTAAATTATTTGAGAAGAAATATCAGAATGACGCCGAAGCACAAACCGAGATGGCTGCAATGGCTACAGATTTAAATGAAGCTTCTTCTCTTTCTAAGGCAGGAAAAACCGAGGAGGCCAAGAAATTGGCCGAAGCACTATTTGAAAAATATAAAAGACATTCAGAGCCAGTTGTGAATGAACAGCCAACATCTACAATGACTCAAGCTTCTCAAGACTCTTTACAATATAAGGGTTGGGCCATTCATAAGCGTCCCGAAGGTGACTGGATGGCAGAACACGATGTAATTAGTTTTCGTGCCGACAGTGTTGATACTTTGAAAGCAAAGATTGATAACGCTACACGCAAAGCTATAGGCCGTAAGCTCAAAGCGGGCATTACAATGCAGAATCTGTTTTTTGATACCGTTGATGAGGCTATGGAATTCCAAGAGAAAACAAAAGCTCTCCAAGGTCCAGAAGGTTCTGAGGAAGGCAAGCCATTATGGGAACAGATGGGTGCAGGAGAAGAGCAAGTAGCTCCTTCTAATGAAACAGAACCTGAAGAAGATACTGAGCTTGCTCCTCCAAGCTTAAGCTTTGATCGCATTGAGAAAGATAAAGCTAAAACTGATAAAGACATCGGCAAGCGTATTAAAGAGCAGGTTAAAACTGAAGTGGAATCCGCTTTGGAACAAAAGAGTGCATCCGTGTTTGGTCCAGACCAAGAAGAGCTTGTTGAAGCTCTTCGTAAGAATGGCCGCAACTGGGATGAAATTAAAAAGATTTTTACGAAAGAACTTTCTTATAATGAAGATGACACAACTGTATTTTTAGACAGCATTCGACAGAAGGAAGAGGGCGGTCCCGCAGAAGGATTACCCATGGCTCCCAAGCCACCCGAAGATTTAGTATCGCCTGAAACCCATGATAAATTGGTTAAAGAGATTGAAGATAAATCTGAACCAAAGCCAGAGCCTTTGCCTTTAGCTGATGAAATCGCTCGTGCAGATAATGCTGAAATTAGAAAGGTTGCAGATGTTACAGATTCTAGCCGAGGTCGTAATTGGAAAGTTACTTATTATGATAAGAATGATAAAGTAATTTCTTCTCATACAATTAAAGATCGCACAGAAGCAGAAGCTTCTAAAGAAGCACAGGGAGATATGCCTTCAGGTTGTGAAGATTGGTCCATGATGCCAGTTAAAAACAAAAAGTCTTCACAAGAGAAAGTAGCACTCAACCCACTCCAAGAGCCTCCAGCCGTTGGACAAGCTCCTGGTCAGCCTTTGGCTGCTCCAGTAGAAGAAAATCCAACATTTGATTCTCCAGTTCCTCCATCGCAAGACTCTAATCCAGAACCTGAATTTCTAGAAGCACCTCAAGCAGGTGACAGAGTTTATGTTATGGGAGATTATGAAACTGGTGAAGATGGATACGAAGGAACGATGGTTTCTGATTATACAAGCAAAGGCGATGAGTATGCTGTTATTTCTAAAGATAATGGAGAGAATGCAGAAGTTGCTTTGCATCGTGTTGTAAAGGCTTCCCAGAAGAAAGTAGCTCAGGTTTATTATGAAAAAGTAGCTTCTGAAATTTATTGTAAAAATCCCGATTGTAAACGCAAAGCTACAGTTCGTAGGCCGGATGGAAATTGGTGTGAAAAACATGCTCCCACCTATGAGAAGAAAGCTGCTAAAACATGCCCTAATTGCGGAAAAGAAATTTGGGATGTTTCAACTGTAGATCAGCGTTTAAATAAATGCTGGAATTGTGGCATACGTTTTGATAATCCAGAGGAAGAATCAATTGAATCAGAAGCCGATCTAGAAGTTGAAGGTAAAGGCAACGAAGATGTAATTAGAATGTTCATTTCAGATTCTTTCCCAAAGGATAAGATGCCTGTTTGGGGAACAAACAATCTTAAAATTACTAAATACCCCAATGGTTGGGCTTTGGTTAATTATCAAACGCCCATTCTTTATAGAGGCAATGACAATCCCGATGTAATTGTATTTAATGCACATAAGTATTCAGTTACTACAAGTAAGATTCAGACTCAGATTCGACGTATGTTTACTGGACAGTCTGTTAAAGAAACAGACGAATCTGGAATCTATGCCGCAATCGACCAGTCTAATTTAGCCGTTCCAGAACCAGAGTTTACTACAGAGCTTAAAAATGCCAGTTTAGCCGGACAGGATAGAATTGTAACAATGGTTTCTCAAATTATGGGTAGAGAAAAGAATCTCAATCAAGAAACCGTAGCCGATCTCGGTTATATAAAAATGTACGCGGAAGATGAACTTAAAACCACTTATGGTACTGATCTTCAATCTCTTCATGAATCTGCTTTAAAATTACAGGCTGAATTGGAACATGAAGGTGAAATTGCTATTTATTTTCATAAAGAAGGGATTGAAAAGAAAGCCGATATTTATGATGATTCTGCATTTGAAGCCAACGGATGGTGCAGGGTTTGGATTCAAGAACTTGCCATTACCTCAGATGCAAAATATCCAGAAATTTTAAAAATAGCTGATGAAAATGCTCGTATTACAGCTTTGAAAGAATTTGCAAGAGAGTTAGCTCACGAGGCATTGAGAGATGCTGATAGTGCTGCTAGTAAGGTTGGAGTACAATCTTGGTTTGAATCCTTGCAACCTTCCAACCATGATAGGATTGATTGGGTTTCTTTGGCTAACCCAACACAAGAGAATGTGGAATCTTCTCTTAAAACAGCAGCCGATTCAGTTCCAGAAGTATCTAAAGAAGTTCCCACACAATTTAAAAATTTAGAAAGAGCCCCCGCTAAAACAGAGCGTGAGAAAGCTCAACCCGCTACCGAAGAACAAGCTAAGTTGGTTCAGGAAATGCAGAGTTCTTTAAGCAGCCTTGAATCTATCAAATCAATGGTAGCTCAAGCTAAAGCCAAATTAAATGAAGAAATTAAAAATATCGAACAGTCAGGTGGAAGAGTTAACCTTGAAGCAGGACTTAAAGAAAAAATGGAACGTCTTGCCAAGCTCGTCGAAGCTACAGAAAACCAGATGATTAATGCTGGAGATACCGTAGTTCGTTTAGTGCAAGAAACCAAAGAGAAACCTTTTAAACCCTCAGATGCTTGGAAGGTACAGAAGCTTGTTGAGAAATTCGCAGGTGCCCAGGAGTATCTAGATAAGGCAATTGCTGGTGCTCAGAGTTTGGCCACAACCGAACAAGTTAGGGACTTGGTATTCTTTCCTCGCAAAGTAAGTAAACTTCACAAATCGGCTGGATTTGTAGAAACCCTTGACGCTGTATATAACGATGTTCTTGAAGCACTAAAACTTATTATTGGAAGTGACGAACCAGCGGTGGCGTAACTGTGGACACATTATTAGAATTGCTCGGAAGTATTAAAGTAATCGGGCCCATAGGAGTTATTGCTCTTATAGAGATGTGGGCCATCTACTCTTTGTTCAATCGTCTACAGGACCTTCAAGACAAAAGACTGCAAGACTATGAAAAAATGAAGGACGAGTACACGCAGCTATCGCAGGATATTAATCGCACTTTAGACACTGTTTTAAAAGTTATGGGCAAAAAAAATGGTAACGGGAATGGTACTACAAATGGATAAAAATGAATTGCTCGTAGGTAAAATTAAAGAACAAATTTCTCTAGCTGGTGTACAGGTAAAGCAACGAATGCAAAAGATTCAGCTAGAACTATTGGAAGAACTGAACAATGAGAACGGAAACGGGGTTGATTTGCATTAATTGTGGTAATGAGTATTGGCACGTCTTATACGATTTTCATATGGGACATGGCGATGAAGAAACTCATTTGGAATTATTACGCTGCATGGATTGTGGCGTCATAAGAACAGAAAGATTTGAAACGATAAGGTAAAAAACTACATGTATGATTTCTCTACTTTAGTTTCGTCCAATTATGACGAAGCCAAAATCACCAATTTATCTAAAGCTGCCTATGACCCTAGCTTTTGGGCTTTACAAAATTTGGGTGTAGACCTTTACGACAACCAAGTGGATATCATTGAAGCTTCCTGTGATATCGGTGTTAAATATCTGGCTATCCTTTGTGCTCGTGGTACTGGGAAGTCTCACGCAGTAGCGGTGGCTATCGTTAAACTTTGTTTGGATTATCCAGGTCTTGCCGTAGGTATATTTGCCCCAAAAGAAGAACAGGCCAATCGCATTATTAAAGAAGAACTTATTGGGCACCTCCTTCTTCCATCCTCTCCTTGTTACAATTTTATTGACTGGAGCAACACGTCCCATTCCCACGTTCGTTTTAAGAATGGGTCAGACGTTTTAGCTCTTTCAGCTTCAGAACAAAGTCAGCAGGAAGGATATCACTTTTCAGTTGTAATTGTAGACGAAGCCCATGCCGTAAGCGACGCAAGTATTGCTACTCGTATTTCAGGAATGCTTGGGTCGTTTAAAATCTCTAAGCTCATTAAACTTGGAGTGGCAGTGGGCAGAAACCATTTTTGGAAAAGCTGTGCCGCTCCTAATACCGCTTTCAAAGTTATCGTAAAAGATTGGACACAGTGCCCAATTCTTCTTAATCAGGGTTCTCTCACTTATCAGGGAATGGAACTTCCAAAAGAAGTAATTGATAAGATGCCCATCACTTTGAAAAAGCAATATTTTCCTGATAGGCCTGACCTTCATTATGATTCTGTTGTAGGCATGACGGAATTGGATTTTAATTCCCACTATGCGATGATTTGGGAAAATGATGCCAATTTGGTTCTTAATGAAGAGAATCAAATTAGATTGGTTTCTGGAGATTTTGAACCACTTGAGAGAGCTAATAAAGCAAGGATGGATAAGTACTTCTTTGGACTTGATACAGCATCGGGCTCAATCCTTCCAGGTAGGAAGGACCGAGATTTTAACAACTTGGCTATTTGGCGTAAGACCCACGATAATATCTGTCAGAAAGTGGCTGTGTTTGAGTGGCAGGATGTTCCACCTTCAGATTTGATGGAAGATATAAAAGCAATCATTCATCCAGAAACTGGTTTGTTCCCTTGCGTATTTGGACTGGCCGACTTCAGTAATATTGCGATTAGTATGGTGGATTTTTTTAAGAAAGAGAAGATTCCAATAGACGGAATCCAGTACCAAGCTACTGAACCAACAACTCATAAAAATTATAAAAACGCGATGTTCGATCAGTTTGTATTTGAACTTGAATGTGGAAGGGTGCAATATCCGAAGCTTGAGAAATTTCAGCAGGATAGAGTTTTCAATAAATCCTACCAGGAATGGTGTTTTATTGAGAGGCATCAGAAGCAAGGAATCAATGCAATTATTGAAGCGCCCTCTGCGGATTTTCACGATGATGCTCCTAACGCAGATGTTCTCGCAGTGTGGGCGGCAACACGAGTAGAAAATTACCAAGGAACTTTTGCAACTCGTCCAATGATACAACCTTTGAGCGGTCCTGGTTCTATAGCGTCCCGAGGAATCCCAAATCCCGCAGACACCACTTTGAAAAGTAGGTTTTTGAAATGAGAAAAGAACGAGCATTGAGCGAATCAAAAAACTATCTAATTTCTGTACATGATACTCTTCGAAAAGTTTTTAGAGATGCTGCTCCAGAGGAACAAGTATTTATTACTGCTGCTTTAGAAGGCATAGAGAAAGATGTAAAACAATTAGAAATGTTAGAGGATATGATGAAGGTTTGGAAGGCAACTAAAGGAAAGAATCTAGAAACGATAACAGAGGAATAAAATTATGGGACGACCCAAGGGCTCAAAAAATATTACTAAAAGCGCTGAACAAGTAAAAGCACCCGTATCTATTGTTACAGGTGAAGGAATTACTGGCTCCACCACTTCTTTTGGTGTAGATGCAGGATTGATGAAAATTGGTTCTTTGAATAAGCAAGCCAATTATGGTGTATCACAAACTTCTTCATTTTTCTACAGTCCAGAATTAACCACAGAATCATGGCTCCTTCCTAAGTCCCGCCAAGAAACTTGCCGCTGGGCTCGTGTATTCTACAATTTAAATCCTATTGTGCATAGCGTTATTAACATGCATTCGAAGTATCCTTTTTCCAAATTTGAGCTTGTTTGTGGAGACCCAACGGTAAAACAATTTTACGAGCAAATGTCATTTAATAAAAATTTCAATTTGTACGATTTTATGTTACAAGCTTCCCTTTCCTACGAAAAATTTGGTGAGGCCCTTTGCTTTGGTACGATGGAGAAAAAGGGTGACAAGGTTCAATGGACCAAGTTCGTTCTTCTTGAGCCAGAACTCATTGATGTAAAGTCGGATATGATGAGCGGAAAGCAAACCTTTGAGATGGTTCCAACATCTGAACTCAAACAACTTGTTACTTCCACTCGTCCTGAAGATTCTGAGGCTCAAAAGCAACTGGAAGAGTGGTCCCCAGAAATTGTAAAAGCCATTAAGGAAAATAGAAACATTCGTCTTTCAGATGAAAATGTTTCTATTATTGCAAATCTTACTGATCCTTCAGCCACTCGTGGGACAAGTCGTATTCAGTGTCTATTTAAAGATTTGATTCTAAATGACTTCATTCGTTTGGCGCAGATGGCGTATGCTCAACGTTATGTATTTCCAGTTGAAATGTGGTCCATTGGAGATATTGCAAACAACATCATTCCAAGCACGACCGATTTACAGAACTGGAAACAGCTTATCAATCAGTCTATTCAACAGCCTCCATTTTCACTTGTTACACCTCCATATGTTAAGTATGAAGCTTTGAGTACAGCAGGAAAAACATTCCCGGTAAACACAGAATGGTATGAGTATACGCTCAGCCAATTGATGATTGGGTTAGGTGTAAACAAGAATTTGATGACTGGTGATGGACCTTCATTCAGTGCAGGACTTAAAGGAATGTCCCTTCACCGTTTAATGATGGAATATAAAGCGGTTAGAGACAAATTTGAAGATTGGATTATTCATAAATTCTTTGAACCAATCGCAGAAAAGAACCAATTTTATACAGTTGAAAATGGAATGAAGAAGCTTATTCTTCCAGAACTTTCTTGGAAGAAATCCCTCGACATTGAAGATGCTGAAGCAGAACGCGAAATGTTCGTAAAAATGTGGGAAGCCGGAGTTATCAGCACGGAAACTCTCTTCACGAAATTCCCCACTCTTGACTTCAAGACGGAACAGAAGAAATTGGAACTTGAGCGTGGAACTATTTTTGATAAGGGTGATGGTGCTAGGTTGCCTGAGAAAATTCACAAGTCAGTTGTTAAGCCAGGAGGCGATACTGGATTTGGTGGAAAAGGCGGTGGCGGAGCAGCCCCAGGCGCTGTGAAACCAATAAAGCCAGTAAAACCCACCAAACCTGGAGAAGTTCCTGAAGGTGGAGAGCCAGCAGCCCCAGGCGCACCTGAAGGTGCTGCCCCAGCAGGTGGTGAAGCTCCAGCAGCAGCCGTTACACCAGCAACACCGACAGTGGAGTAAACATGGCACTCAATAAAACAGGCAGTCCAACCAAACTTACAGTTTTAAAGCAGAGCGCATTTGAGGTGGATTTAAACGTTCTAGCAAGTGTAATTTCTGACAAATACCCAGAAAAGAAACTCTCTATAAACGATCTTCACGAAGTTCTTAAAACGCTTGGAGTTACTGATTACAAAGCCGAGGATATGCAGGAACTTGCTGGAAGGTTACATGCAGTAGGAATTACTGTTATAGGAAACGTCTAAAACCCCTTAAAAATATAATAAATTGTGGTATTATTAGGGGATATTGTCCCTAGGTAATTTTAAAACAAAGGAAAGAATAGATAGGAGAATTTATGCCAAACGAGAAACCAAGAAAAGAGATAAATTTCATCACTATTGATGAACATGGAAATGAGCATTTGAATCTGCATATTTTTATTGAAAGCTTGCTTACATTATCAATGGGCACAGCCCTAGATATGGGACGTTTGGCTATTCAGCACAAAGAAGCATTTGAACAATTTCAGCGAACTGTGAAAGACGATTCATACGACCGTATTGAATTTGCACACAAAATTTTAAAGAAGTATGGTTACGAAGACAACACTAGGATTTAAAAAATGCAAGAAAGCAACGAGTGGTCAGCAAACTTAGCTGAGAAGCACAGCATTTCGAAAATTGCTGTTGCAACAGAAGTGAGTTTGCCAACCTTCCAAAGATTATTGGGAGATGGATACACAATTGCTATTTGGAAAACTATTAATCCAGTGCCCTGTATGCGTTGTCAGGATTTAGAAGCACAACAATTTAACTTTGCTGATTTTGTAAACAGTACGACGCACGATGCCCCGATCTTCTCCAAATCTCATCCGAACTGCCGTTGTGTCATTATTTGTACCGGAGATGGGCTACCTACTCTTCAAATCGATTTTACAGGAAATCCTTCAGAGGCTTAATTTATGGCATTGACAAAACGTGGAACCATTTTAAGGATTACTAAGACTGCTGCATCTGCAACGGAGCTTCTTATTGACCGCCCTCTAATAGAAGAGACAAAAGTGGTTGAGGGAAAAAATCCTGAGTTTCTATACTTTGTTGCCAAAGCAATTGCAGCAGGGGATGAAGGTCCGATTGATAAAAATGGTTCTAGAGAGCCTAACTACAACGGAAATGCCGACTACTTCCCTAAGAAAGAAATTGAAGGCGCATATCAAACATTTATTGGCAAAGGTATTTACCTCGACCACAACGCATCCAGCGTTATGTATTCTGTTGGTAAGATTATCGATGCTTTTCCCACGGTAGACCCAGATAATAAAGAGTGGAGCATTTCTTGTCTCGCCAAGATTGATAGAAAGCTCCATCCAGAAATTGCTCGTAAAGTAGAGACGGGTGAACTAAACACCGTTTCTATGGGTTGTTCTTGCGGTGAATCAAAGTGTTCTGTTTGTGGAACAGTCCTTAGAACTGACGATGATCCAAAATGCGCTCACCTTTCTCCTGGGAAATTGATGCATGATTTTGAAGCAGAGATTGACCTTCCAGAGTTTGGAATTCATAAGGGGCAGACCGTAAAGAGTTTTGCTATTAACTCTGAAATTAATTTTAATGAGCTTTCGCTTGTCGGCGTTCCTGCATGGCCACGAGCATTTGTCACAACAATTTTAAGTAATCTTAAGAATACAATTAGTAAACAAGCTTCTCTTACGAAAGAGGAGCAACTCGATTTAGTAGCGCAGTTTGAAAAGCTTGTGGACACTTTAGATGCGAACACAAAAGAACAGGTCAAAGCCGAATTTTGCGGTTGCCCAATTGTTAAGGAGAACAACATGTCCGATACCCCCCAGAAACAATCGAACGACGAAGTAACAGATTTATTGAAGAAAGTGAGTGCTTATGAGATGGAGAAGCTTGAGAATTATATCCAACATAAGACACGCAAAGCAGAAGCGACCGCTGCTGCTGATACAAAGACCAATGATTCCAATTGGATGAACGGCATCCTTGAGAAAGCAAAAAATACGGCTGCTGGGAAGGTATTTGCAAGAACGATTCAGCGATTGGCTGAAGAGGAAAAAGTAACAAAAAAGGCAGATACCGATCCTGATAAATGTGCAATTTGTGAAAAAAAGCTTGGCGACAATGATGATTATATATGTGCCAAATGCAAAGTTGAAGATGAAAAGAAAGATAAAAAATCATCCCTCACAGCTACATTTACAGTAAACAAAGCAGAACCAATGAAATCTTCTTGGACTCTCCTAGACGGTAATGACAAAGTTATTTTAGATGCTTCACTCCATGAGATTTGGGGAGACCAGTTTGAAGCAAATCAAGATTTTGCAATCAGTGAAGAATATGGCAGAGCAATTGCCGCACGATTTTTAGATCCTAAACTTGGAGGCGTTGAGAAACTTGCCGACCTTTGGGATGTTTCTTATAAATTAAATAAAGAGGCTATTATGGACAAAACATCCGAACACGGCGAATTTTTCAAAGCTAAAGATTTCTTTGTACCTGGAAGTGATTCTTCTAATAAATACACTCCAGAGGAGATTAAACATATGCAAGAAAAAGAACACACAGAAGCGAAGGGTAAAAAGGTTGAGGCTGGGCATATTGACGAAAAATTTGATATTACGGAAGGTAAGGGCAAACTCTTTGATGCAAAGAATTTCTTTGAGCCCGGATCAGATTCCTCAAATAAGTGGAATGATAAACGAGTTAAAATTGAATACAATATTAAGTTCCCTGGGCAAGAGGAAGGTCAAAAAGGTCCAGCCGCTCCCAAGAGCAAAGATGTAAAGACAGAATACAATATTCCAGGTAAGGCTCCAGAGGCTGGTCAAAAAGGCCCTGCGGCCCCTAAGCACGAAGATGTTAAAACAACCTATGATTTTAAAAAGCCAGAAGGCGAGTTCGTTAATACAAATAAGAAAACCAAACTTGACGAAGAACATGCTAAGTCGGAAGAGAAAGTCAAAACTGGTTACAAAGGCGATTTGATGTATGATGAAGAGAAAAAGTCCGAGAAAAAGGCTGCTAAAACTGTAGGGGACGCTCCCGAAGGCGCAGTGGCAGAAAGCCAATATCCCAAGAAAGATGCCAAAACTTCTGGTGATGAACCAGATTCTTCTTATAATAAAACAGCAAAAACCGTTGGCGATGCTCCTGAAGGTTCTGTTGAAGAGAGCCAATATCCAAAAGCCTCCGAACCAAATAAAGATCCCGAAGCTTCAGTTGCTGAAAACAATATGCCAAAGGGCACACCAAATCTAACAAAAACACCTGATAGTTCAGTTCAGGAAAAGATGCCAGCACCCGCTAAATCGGATAAAGATCCTGAAACATCCGTAAAGGATACAGAATTTAAAAAGCATCCAGACCTCACAAGTAAGCCTGAAACTTCTTCTAAGGAAGACCAGTATCCTACTCCAGCCAATCCAGATAAGGACCCAGATTCTTCAGTACAAAAAGGTTCTAATCTTAAAGTTGCCAAAACCCCGGAAGGTTGGGAACATGCTGTTCGTGAAATGAAGAAAGAAAAGGATATTGATAATCCTTGGGCAGTGGCGAACTGGATGAAAAATAAAGGTTATACGCCTCATAAGAAATCTGAGCTTGATTTGAAAGCCGATTCTGAGATGTGTGAGAAATGTTCCATGCCGCTACATGAATGTGCTTGCATGGCCGCTCAGGAAGACATGGGCCCAGCAATGGATGCTCCCAAGCCGGAAGTTGGCTCAGCTTTTGACAAGGTTGAAGACAAACTTACTATTGGTGATGGGTACGATGCTTCTAAGGACAAAGAAACCAAAGAGATAGTTATTTCCAAAGATGGCAAGGAAATGAAGCGTCTTCCAGATGGTTTTGGTGCTGATGTTGCTTCTGTTACAAGTCTTCTAAAAGCCGTTCTTGGTCTTCCTGCAACGGAAGAGAAAAAAGATGAAAAACCAGGAGAAACCCTTTCCCCCGTAGATGAAGTTGTAGAGAAAGTTGAAGTTCATCCTGAAATGTCTTCTCCTTCCGAAACGCCTTCCCTCAAAGCCTCTGCTCTTGAAGTTGAGCTTGAAAAGAAAGCTGCCGAACTCAAGGTTAAGGAAGAGGAAATTGGTAAGAAAGAAGCTATTCTCATTGCCAAAGAAGCTGAAATTAAGGCTGAGAGGTTCCAAAAGGCTGTTGCTTCTCGCACAGATCGTTGCCGCAGAGTGATTGAAGCCATGCTTGAGAAAAATGTTTTGTCAATGGATGACACGGTATTGAAAGAGAAATTGCAAGAAGGTACATATCTCTTGGATGCCCGTAAAGCTGCTCTCGATCACGCCATTTCAGCAAAGCTTAAGGAGCTTATGGCTTCCGATGATGTAGCACTTGCAGCCATTGAGAAAACAGTCAATGATATCAAGCTTCCAGAAGCTGAAGTTTCTAAGAAAGCCAATCGCGTACCTTTTGTTAAATGGGATGCAATTCCAACAGAAGAAGATGAAATAAAAGGCATCTTTGATCAAATGGGCCGTAGGTCGCATTGGAATCAGTAATTTAAGAAGTAAAATTTAAAAACCTCAATTCGAGGAAAGTTGACGGTTCGATATACTGCATAAAAGAATGAAAGCATAGATTTCCTCAGATGTCCTTTGGAAAAGTTGTTAAAGTAATGAGTCTCTGAACAACTCTCTCCTTGAAAAGAAAAGCAAAGAAAAGCCAAAACTAACTCATGTTGTTAAATTAATTAAGGAGTTACAAAATGGCTATTACCATCTACAAAGAAGTAAATCGCTCACCAGGAGCACCAGTTCTTTCGGGAACTATCTCTGGTGGTACGGTTCTAGCTTGGGACCCAGCTAATACAGGTAAGGTTTTGCCTTTCGGTACAGGCACACCAACACCTCAACAGCCCTACGGTCTAGCCTGTGAATCCAACGTAATTCCTCCACTCCAACCCGCGTCCGGTCTAGTTGCTGGCCAGGGTTTTGACTACACCAACTTCAACCGCGACGGTTTGATGGGTGCATTCATTAATGGTGGAGAATTCCAGTTGTACGATGACGGTCTAGGAGCAGGAAAGCCTTACGAGAATGGCACATACGCAATCAATGATCTAGTTTATGCTGATTATTCAGCAACAGGCGCAGCTAACATCACGCCTACATCTACATCTAACGTTGCAATTGGTGTTGTTACATTCTTCGATCAGGCCGTAAATCCCAATCAGCTAAGAATCAAATTGCTCATCTAATAACAATTAGATAGTAAAGTTTTAACAAGATCGTCAGCAATGATGACTTGTATATTTTTCAAGGAGAATTATTATGTCAGAACAAGTTACCAAAACCGCTTCTCCTGATGACATTTATGCCGCTGGCCTAACTGCCGCTCAGGTTGAAGAAAAGCTAACTCGTCTGATGAACAGTCCTGGTGGATTGCAGAAGATCGCTCAGCAAATGTTGAGCCCTCTAAAGCGCGAACTTCTATACGAAGGTCGCATTCGCCAATTGTTCCAGACGTACAAACTCGCGCTAGGCGAGGAAGCTGTGTTTGACGCCGATCTAGACGTTCCAGCCGCATCCATTTCCGTTCATGGTTTGCCACAGGAACTACAGGTCGAAGCAGATCGTATCCGCGTCGAAACTGGCCCACTAGCAACCCGTCCCTTGATCCGTTGGAACGAATCAAACTTCCGCAAGTACGATGTTCTTAATCGTACCCAGGAACGTGCGAAGGCTTCCATTATGCTTCAAGAAGACACAAAAGGTTTTCAGCTTATCGACTTCGCTGCTGGTCTAACAAATCAGACCCCAGTGAACTCACTAGCAGGAACCTCTGCTGCAACCAATAACCCAACCGTTCTAACAACGACTGGTAAGTTGGACATGCAGACACTAGTAACAGGTATTGTTACACTACGTTCAAAGTTGCTCGTAGCTTCAAAGATTTATTTGAACCCACTACGAACTGCTGACCTCATGCTCTTCAACACAACCACATCAGGGACAGGCGGGGCCGGAATTTTCGCTCCCAATTTCCAGGATATGGCATTGAAAGCTGGTCGCGTAGGTGGAATCTGGGGCGTTGATGTCCTAGAGTCCGTAGTTGTTCCTACGGCTAACACATACGTTCTAGCCCCAGCAGATTATCTTGGCGTTCTCGCCGTTCGTACTGATATCTCTGTTGAGACGATGAAAGATGTAAACCAGATGGCAGACATTTTTGCAATTTGGGAAGATATTGGATTCTTGATCCGATACGCCAAAGGTATCGTCAAGATCGTAGTTAGCTAAAAGCTGTAGATTTACTGGAGAGGGAGTAAAATCCCTCTCTTGATAAATCTATAAAATTAAGGTTTCTTTTGTGGGCTTGTTCCCAATGGTAGGAGCAACTCTTGCAGGTGGAGCAACCGGAGGATGGTAATCTCCACACTCCACACAATTTTAATAATACGCCGAGGGACAAAAATAAGTATTGAGGCTAGATTATTTGATACGTGGAAAATGGGTCATGCCATTGGAAACGACGATTCAATCTCTCTTAGCCTTTACGGGCTGACCTCTGATCCTCTTGGAATGGGCGTAAACCCGAAACCCCAAGAAGGATGATTTCGCACCCAAGTGTTCTGGTGAAAATTCCAGTCTCATAAGCTGGAGAGCTAGGTTCGATTCCTAGGGGCGCAACCATTTGCCTAAAGCTTTGCGCCTGATGAAGCCCTTTATTTTATAAAGGAAGAACTTGGAAGGGATACCCAAGTAGGCATTTAGATGTTACCGACCGTTATAGCGTAGTTGTCCTACTACGAGACCAAAAAGGATAGTTTAAGGTTACGTCCTGCCGTTTATTTTCAAAATCAAGAAAAGACTATAATAAAATCTGGTATATATGAGGGGACACCCTCGACGATAAATACACAAATTTGGCTAAAGAAAAGCTCCTAGAATAGATTAGGGCTGAAAAGCCAAAATTCAAACTAAGGAGATATAAAATAATGAGTCTTTTAATACGTTCAGTTACAAATACAAGTGCAACAGTTCCACTACCACTTATGATTCCTGGATTTGATCCAAAGAATCCAGTGGTTGTGGCTCCAAGTGCCACATTGGATATACTTTCTGTAACATCCAGTGATACGCTTCATGCTATGCAGGGACAGTTGACTGCTTTAGTAGCCGATGGTCATGTCACCGTGGCTGAGTCAATTGAATCAGTAATGCTGTTTGGTACGAGCATTCCATCAGTGTCTGTGGATTTCCTTCCAAGTCAAATGGATGCAGGACAGGTTTGGTATAATACTACAAGTGGTTTATTGAAATTGTTTAATGGTACTTCAATTCTAACTCTTTCATCTACCATTGTAAATCCACCCCTTAACTCAGCATCTACATTTGCCGTTCTAGGAGATACTGCCGTTACAAATACTGGAAACACAGTACTTACTGGAGACCTTGGTATTTATCCAGGTACTTCTATTACTGGATTTCCTCCAGGTACTTATTCTGGGTTTCTTCACAATGCCGATGCCACAGCACTTCAGGCGCATAATGATGCCACTTCAGCCGCAGTAGCTTTTCAAGCTATGGGCCCTGGAACTGATCTTTCTTCTACAGATCTAGGTGGACATACGGCTGTTCCTGGAGTTTATAGTACAACTGCTGCTGCCACATGGTCTGCTGGAAACCTTACACTCAATGGTGCGGGTACCTATGTGTTCTTAATTGGAACCTCTCTTACAATGCCAGCAAGTGCAAACGTAGTGTTAACAGGTGGTGCTTTGGCGAAGAATGTTTACTTCGTAACAGGCACAACATTCACCTTTGGTGCCAATGATACTGTTAATGGTACAATTCTAGCAGGTACATCCATTACTTTTGCAGCTTCTAGCGTTCTTAATGGTAGAGCTATTTGTTATGGCTCTGCTGGAACAACAGTTACATTCCCAAGTGCAGGTACTGTAACGGTTCCTTCCTAAGCATAATAAGTTAGTTTTAAGAATCTAAATTGGAGGGCTCGAAAGGGCCCTCTAAATTTAGGTTTTATACTATGTAGTGAAAAGTAATAATCTAGGAGTCCTCTAACATGACATTGATTATTCGTAGCGTTACAAATTTACGTTCAGTAAATATTCCTTTTACTGTTCCAACTCTTTCGGCGGTTCTTCCTCCTGTAGTTTTAGCCCCGTTTGCTACCCTTGATCTCTTATCTACAATGACTGAGGATGATCTTATTGCACTACAACATTTGTTAAATCAGCTTGTAGCAGCAGGATCTATTTCGGTTTCCGCCACTATAGATACATCTGAGTTTGAATCTGGTTATACGGGAGGCGGTGGGTCTGTAGGTGCGGGTACTCAATTTCAATTAGCTTATTATGCTACTACTGGAAGTGCTGTTTCTGGGCTAACGACCCCTACGCCAAATAGTGCATTAGTTTCTGATGCTAATGGGCTACCAGTTGCTTCTTCTACGACAGCTACAGAATTAGGATTTGTGCATAGCGTAACATCCTCCATTCAAACACAATTGAATACAAAACTCTCGACAGCAGTAACAGCATTACATGCTGATTCACATACTAACTTAACAGGAGCAGTTCAATTAGTTTCAGGTACTAATGTTACTCTTTCCCAGGTTGGTCAAGCTATTACAATTAATGCCGCTAGTGGAAGTACACCTCCAGCAGGTTCAAATACAGATATTCAATTTAATAATAGTGGAGCATTTGGTGCAAGTGCTAATTTAACATGGGATGGAACTACATTCTCCGTTACTGGAATGACTCATGTAACAAATAATTTAACGGTAGATACACAAGTTGTGACAGATGCTGTACATGGACGAACTGGAGCTTTAACTCTCAGTCCATTTTCTGATAGTGGGGCAGCAATAAAACTTACTACTGCTTCTGGCACATCTGTAATGGATATTGATACATCTAATTCAGATGTAATTATCCATGTGGTAACAAATCCTGGTTTTCCAGTTCTTGTTTTACGTGGAAATAATGGTAATTTGGGTAACGGACAAGCTCTCGCATTCCAAAGCGCCACTACCAAAGAATGGTGGTTATTAGGCAATAGTACTTCTAATGGAAGTTCTAATGATGGTTTTGCACTTTTTGATAGAGACACAGCCACGAATGCATGGCACGTAAGTGACACACATCAATTGTCAATCGATACTGGTGGAGCACATACAAATAAGTTAGATGTTAATGGAAATGCTGCTATTGGTTCTGGTTATGCTGGAATTTCTGGTGCTCCTACAAATGGATTAATTGTTCAAGGAAATGTTAGTATTGGATTCCCCACTCCCGATGCAAGCGCGGTTCTTGAGGTTACATCAACAACTCAAGGTTTCCTTCCCCCAAGAATGACAACAACTCAGCGCAATGCTATTTCTTCTCCTGCTGAGGGGTTAATTGTTTATGATACAACTTTACATCAAACGTGGCAGTGGCAGAATGGTGCATGGGCTGAAGTAGGTGGCGGTTCGACGCCTACAGTATCTGATTCTACTGCTACGGTTGGTGGTGCGGCTACTGAGTCTGTCGCTGTTGCAGGATTGTTAACCACATCTACAATTTGGGCAGTGACTCAACGAACAGCAGGTGGAGCAGCCCTTCCACTCCTAGCTTGGACTAATACTACCAATGGACATCTAAATATTATTTATTCTGCTGATATGGGTTCGGGTGCAGTAGTAAGAGTATTGTTCATACCGTAATAGATTTTAAATAGATAAGAAAAGGATAGAAAATGATACGTAAAATAGCCATCTTTTTAACCAATTTATTGGATATTATTGATTTTCCTGGGTATACATTTTTAAACCTTTGGAGCTTAAGTTTATTGGTAGTGTGTTTGTGGGTATGCATTGAGACCAAAACCATACCAAATGCAGTAGCAGCCATATTTTCAAGTATTGTGTTGGCGTATAGTGCATCCAGTATTGGTAATAAGTACATGTCTAAGAATGGCAACGACTCGATTAAGGAGAAGAAAAGCAATGATAACAATTCTGGCAATCCTAGCTAAAATTAAAAATTTTGTTGTTAAATATTGGAGACAGCTTTTACTGGTCAGCTTAGGGGCTTTTTTGATGCTTAAAGCTCAGGGATGTGCGAAGAAGCTATTTCCGCCTAAAACGCCAGTTTCAGGCCCTTCTAGCCCCACTGTACCAGTACTTCCCAAAGATGATAGGGAAATAATTAAAGTAGATACCCAGCATAATCAAACAACCGTTACAACTGAAAAGGGTACTACGACGGTGACGGGCACACGAGATGTAACCGTAGAAGTTAAGAAAAATGGCCAAGTTGTTGTAAAAGAAAAAACAATTGGCTTTGAATGTCGTCCAGGTCTTGGTGCCCATATTGGCCCAGATGGTGGAAGATTGGACCTTACCGTGGATTGGGGCTATTGGAAGCGGGTAGATGGTTTGGTTGGTATTGGAACCGATTTTAAAAATGTACAAAATACGGATATTTTTATTGGTGCTGCGTACCAATTTTCTAATAAGTTGCCAAACACTTCTATTTTTGGTGGTATAAATCAGCACAAGAACCCACTTATTGGTCTTCGTGTGAGGTTCTAATCATGGAATGCCCCGCTTGCGGCTCAAAACTTGTTTCTTTATTAAATTGTGGCTGTCCAGATCCAAACTGTAAAAATTTGCTCGAATGTACAGAATGTCAAAGTGTGTTCAACATAGGTAAATAAAATGGACCTTAATTCAATTCTTCAGTTCATTTTATCGCTTATTGGTCAAGCCAAGGTTGCCAATACATCGACAAATCAAACTCCAAGCGTAAATACAATTTCAATTCTTCGTGGTCCACTTGAGCCATCAGCGGGAATTTTTGGAGATGGAAGTTTAACGTGGGATTCTTTCAAATTTGTATCGCTAGAAAACGAAAAGCTTTTTATCCCCGCAGGTACATATAAGTTAGAATGGCATGAAAGTCCTCATTTGGGAAACGCAACAGTCCCCTTGTTGATCGGGGTTCCAGGAAGGACAGAAATTTTATTGCATTGGGGTAATTTCGAAGCTTGTAGCGACGGTTGTATTTTGTGTGGAACTGTTAGAGATGGAAATGATATTGATACAACCCAAACTGCTTGTAAAGAACTTTTTGCGAAGATTAACGCTGTTGGAATTGAGAATTGTCAGATAACAATCTCATAAGATAAGACCCGAAGGAATATCATGTACAAAGAACAGAACGAATGTAAACATGAAAAGTTAACATTTGGGAGCGGAGATTTTTATATATTTTGTGTGGATTGTACAAGATCCTGGGTTCATAGGAATACGGCTGATGATACGACTTCCTACGAGCACAGTCCTTTAATTTTCAACAATGAATATCGTGTCAAATTCCCAGATAATCTCACTTTCATAGAAACGAAAGCTCAAGAAAAGGGATTGGTATGAGTGAAGAAAAGAAACGCTATCGCGTTAAAGTGAAGAATTCCAAAGACAATTTAACTTATGTTCCCTTCCCCGATTTGGTTGTGAAATATACAAATGGATGGGCAGAACCTCTTAAAATAAAAGAGGGAGACGAAATTCCTTTAGAAGCCTGTGATAAAGAAGATGTAAGAAAGTCGTGGTTAGCGGGTTCGTTAAAGCGTTATACTGATAGTGGTTGGATTGAAGAATTTATTGTAAGGCCGGAACCAAAACCACTTACAGAAAAAGAATTAAAATTTTTAGAAGCAATCAAACCTATTCAGGGAACCGGAAGTATACAATCTTCGGATATTCCCACCCCTCCTACAGTTTCTAATAAAGCGGAGGAAAAACAAGAAGTAAAACCAAATTTGCCAGAAGCACAAAGTACGTTGTCCAATTTCAGCCTCGTAAAAACTTTTGACGATTTTAGTAAACTTTCTTATTTTTTGAAGTTGCGCTTTATTAAGGAATCCAACAATAAAGAATTACTTAAAGAAATTTTAAGTAAAACTGATAGCCACCAATTTAAAAATAACATCCAAGTAAGACTTTCACACTAAGAGGAAACCTATGGGTTCAGTAATCCCCCCAGAATTTGGAGTTCCCCTTACAGCCGATGAATTGATGTCTACGATTCCCACGTCGGTTTTGTACGGCGTGACCCCTTCAAACGAATTTATTCCAATTCAAATTACCAGTACTGGTGAGCTTGTTGTTGAAGCTACCTTTTCTGGTTCTATTACCATAGGTGAAGTGGGTGTCGATGACAAATCTTCTTTTACATACGGCACATCGTTAGAGCAGCCAGTTGGAGGTGTGTATCAAGATACGTCACCAACATTAACTGCGGGGCAAACCGGAGCCGCAAGACTTACACAGTATAGAGCCTTTCATGTAAATTTAAGAGATTCAAATGGTGTAGAAATAACTCCTGCTACTCAAGTAACGTCATTAGCTATTCTCTCAGATTTAAATAAGTTTCAGTTTAGTAGTGGAGCTTTGATTGTAACCACGACAGGCGCAGCAGGAACTCCTGTAAATGTTTTCGCAGAAAATACCACAGTTCCTTCATCCATTTTAACGGCTATTTTAAGTTACACAGTTCCTGCCGGAAAAACCTTAAGTATTACAGGGGTTTATGGTTGGGGACAAGCAGATGGAGAATTTGTAATCAAAGTAGACAGTGTTGTAGTTGGCGGTGGTTGGTCTTCTCCATCATTTCGTACTTTACATTTGGATTATATAGCTGCGCCAATACCTGCAACATCAGGACAAGTTGTAACAGTGAATGTTACACAATATCAAACATCAACACAAGATTTTAAAGCAAACTTATTGGGTACATTGAATTAAAGATAAGAGGAGAAGAAGATGGCAGACATAATGCCGAATTTAGAATTGAACAAGAAACGTTTAAGTGTTCATGTAACAGAGATGAAACTTCAACTAGAACGTCTCGATTTGCGTAAATTAGAAATTGCAGAAGAACTTAGAAAGATTGACGAAAACATTAAAGCAACCAATTTGGATATTCAGAATACTCAAGATTCTATAGCGAAGATGAAGTAATAGGAGAATTACAATGGCAGATTTTGATGCACAACAACCAGTAAGAACTACCGCAACAGAGTTTACAACAGAAATAGCTAATGCTGCTGGAACAACTATTAATCCAGCCGAGGATTATGCTCAAGGTTCTACCACTTCTGGACAGAATGGTGTTTTAGATCAGACTGCTACTACAACAGCCGCACCAACCTATACAACAGGCACAACCAATCCACTTTCTACAACAACGTCTGGAGATTTGAGAACTGTTTCTAAACTTGAGGATGGATCTGGAAATTCCATATCTTCCACCAGCAGTTCATTAAATGTCAATGTTACCAATTTTCCTACAGATGCTGATGCATATGCACAAGGATCTACAACTTCCGGTCAAGTAGGTAATTTGCCTCTAGGTGCCGCAACTACCTCCGCACCTACATATGTTACTGGAACTTCTAATCCCCTATCTCTTGATACAAATGGAAATCTTCGCGTAGCTGTTGAAAATACCTCACCGACGCCAACTCCAGTTCTTACTTATTTTACAGATTCTGCTGTGGCAAGCGGCGCTACGACAACGCATTCTGTTGCAGGTCCGGTTACGTTGGATAAGATTGATTTTACAGCATCAGGTGAGATGAAAGGTACCGTTGCTATTGGTGTTACAAGCAGTGAAGTGACATATTGGAATGGTTTTAATAGCGCGTCTCATCAAGATTTTAGTTTTGTTTTGAATTTTCCTTATGTTATTCCTACAGGATCGTCTGTGAAAGTTACTCTTAAAAATAGAGACACACAAGCACAAGATCTTTACGTTACTTTCTTTACCCATTAATTAATTTAAGATAAGTTTTAAGCAAAGGATAAGAAATGGCTGATTTACCTATTACGAGCGATGCGGGTGCAACGCCCATTGTCGTTAATGATCCGACTACGACAGCGAATGTTGCTAATGTAAAAGCAGCTTCCACTGCCGCTGTTGTAGGCGATAATTCGTTAGTAGTAGCTCTTTCTCCAAATTCTCCGGTACCTACTGGAACTAACAATATAGGAGTTACGGGAGTTGCACAAGGGTCAACAACTTCTGGAGAGCATGGGGATTTGATTCAGGGCGCTGTTACGACAGCAGCACCTTCATATTCCACAGGACAAACCAGCCCGCTGTCTTTGACCATTGTTGGTAATCTACGAGTAGATGGAAGTTCAGTTACTCAACCAGTATCTGGAACTGTTACAGCTAATCAAGGAACTGCTAATACAGCGGCCAATAAGTGGCCAATCGAGATTGTGGATTCGGGTGGCGTTAATATAGCTACGGTCAATGCAACGAATGAGTTGCTTGTTACTGATACTGATTTAACGTTGACTCAAGGGTCTACTACGTCTGGTCAATTGGGTCCATTAATACAAGGGGCAGTTACAACATCGGCTCCTACGTATGTAACGGCCCAAACTAATCCCTTATCTTTAACTACATCGGGAGATTTGAGAGTTGTTTCTAAAACCGAAGATGGTTCAGGAACCGCTATTACATCAACGGCACTAGATGCAAAGCAGGGAATAGATGTAAATTTAATTGCTTCTCCGAGCCAGTCTGCCGCGTCTTCCGGCCAGATTTATGTAACATCATTTGAATTTAATCTTCCAACAAATGGAACAGAATCTCCGGCAGTATATATTAAAAATCCAAGTGGGTCTGGAAAAACATTAATTTTAAAAATAATATCTGCTTCATGTGAAGATGCGACAAATGGAGCAGCAGTAATTCGTATATATGGAAATCCAACCACCTCCGCAAATGGAACATCGCAAACAATTTCATCAACAAGTATTGGTGGTGGAGCGGGTGCCTCAGCAATGACAGCTTTTTCAGGACCTACAGCCTCCGCCAATGGTACAGTATTATTTGCAGTAAATACAGGATCTGGAAATGTAATTGAACCTGGGCATATGCCAATAGATTTCGATGGCTTAATTAGGGTAGCAGCAAATAACACTTTGTTAATTACTGGAGAACCACAAACTAATAACATGAACTATTCCTTTACAGTTATGTGGCAAGAGGTATAATGTGGCGCAGAATTCATCTGGAATAATTACGGCATTAAATGGAACAATCGTTGTTCCAATAATTGGGGAAGCTTCCATAGTCTTTAATGTTACTGGAACATGGCAAGCAACATTAGGAGTTAAAGCTACTGTTGACGGCATAAATTGGTTTTCTATTCCAGGATTTATACTAGCTACACAATCCATTGCTTCGTCATTTTCTTCTAACCAAGCAGTAGCTATTAGTTGTTCTGGATTTTTGCAAGTACAATTGATTGCAACGTCTTTTACTTCTGGTACTATCAACGTAGCATGGGCAAGCAGTGGCGCAGGAACAAATGTTGTAAGTGTAACGGAAACTCTAAATATAGATGGTTCCCCAACAACCCAAATAGTTGATAATGATGGAATTTTATTTAATACAGGTCTAGCTTTACATGTGACAGATTATCTAAATAGACAGATACAAGAACAAATGCTTTTAATGGCAGAGGCTAATTTATTATCCACAGAATTAGCACGAGAAAAAACAAGCAGGTATAATTTTAAGGAGATACGCTAAAATGCTATCAGAAATTAGAACAGGTGTAATTGTAACATCGAACGGAGCCGTAAACCCATCAAGAAGTGACAAAACAGGCGCATTGGTTGTGACAGATGGACATGGGCATTGGTCAGAAGCGGCCTCACAGCAAAAATTGTTTACTGCAATTCTTTCTCAAGGGACCACCACTGTCGCAGCGGGTAACATTGTAGGCGCAGCGGCAGCAGCTTCTACTCAATTTGCTGTTTGGAATCCTTTGGGGTCTTCTGTAAACTTAGTGCTTCAAAAGCTAAGAATTCAGCAATACTCGGGAACTCCCACAGCCGGAGGTTTGACACTTTCTTATTTTAATGCTTCTGGTGTTGCTACATTTTTATCTACTTCTGGAGCCGTTCACAGTAATTACATTAATGGACCTTTGGGGCAAGGTGTATGTTTGGCCTCTGCTGCGGGTGCAGCATTGACTGGCGGATCAGCACTAACGACACTTTTAAATACAGGTTGGTCATCTTCTGCAACAGCATTAGCGTCTCCTGCTGGTATTGGATATGTGGAAAACTTCGATGGTGAAGTTGTTGTTCCTCCTGGTTTTGGCGTAGTGCCTACATGGGCAGGAGCAGGAACTACTTATCTCGTTGGTTATAGTTTAACATGGGAAGAAGTTAATTTTTAATGGAGGTTAATTTCTAATGGGTGGACCTTTAGATCCTGAATTTTCTGCCATAACAGATAATAATGGAGATGTTTTAAATGTTAACCCTAACGGGTCCATTTCTAGCTCTCCTCTTGATGGAACTAAAAATACATATTCTTTATGTACCTCCGCCATAAGTCCCCCAACCACTGCTACAGATATTTTTCTAATTCAGGGGAGTAAAACGAAAGTAATTAGGGTTTTACGAATTGAAGTTACTGGCACACAAACTACGGCAGGACAAGTGCTACTCATATTGATAAAGAGGCTCATTGCAAATACTGGAGGTACTGCTTCTACTTATCTTAATTGGCCTGGACACGATAGTGAAAATCCTCCAGCAACTGCTACGGTATTACAATATTCGGCTAACCCAGTAATCACTGCTGGCGCTTTTTTGTTTGTAAGACAAAATACAACATTTATTCCAGCAGCACTTTCTGTTGCTGCTACTGTTCCTACGGTATGGACTTTTGGAGATAGGCCAGGACAAGCTATAGTGCTCCGAGGCGTAAATGAGCAGTTGGCTATAAATTTAAATTCTGTAACTATTACTGGTGGATCATTTCTAGTTAGTGTTGAATGGACAGAGGAATAATATATGAAAGAAGTTGGCGTTGACTATTCAACATTTAAATCTCTAGTAACTAATAAAGGATTATTGACACAATATGTTGATAATGGCAATCAATATTTTATTTTTGCCGCAGAAGCTGATATATCGTGGGAAACAGTTGTACAGAAAGATGGTGGAGCGAATCAAACCGATTTTGAAACTAATTACAAATCTACTGCCAACAAAGCTTTTGGTACGACAAAAAATAATACTGGAACTATAACGTCTTTGAATGGAACAGTCATAGCTCCAGTACAGGGCAGTTCCACTATAGTTTTTAATGTTACAGGTACATGGTCTGCGACTCTTGGATTACAAGCAACAACAGATGGTATAAATTGGTTTAGTATATCTGGCTATGTTCCAACAAGTCAAGCTATTACATCATCGTTTTCGGTAAATCAGCCTGTCATCGTTAATTGTGGTGGATTTTATCAAGTTCAATTAATAGCTACTGCTTTTACATCTGGAACCATATCTGTTAATTGGGTTGCTAGTTCTGGCGATAATTCTTTACAAGTATATAGTACATCGGCACAGACGTTTATTGTTTGGGCACAATTGAAAGATGGGGTTGGGAATAATATTACTTCCCAAGTAAATGGAACCAAACAAGCTCTTGATGTAGGCATTGATGTGGCTGGTACGCAGATTGATCCAAGATTGGTGGAAGGAGCCGTTACTACAAATCCACCTACCTACGCGACAGCCACCAATCAACCGCTATCTTTAAGTACTACTGGTGCGTTACGTACTGAACAACTTTTAAGTTCTAAACAATATTATGGAGTAAGTACTGGAGCCTTTACTCCTCCTTCTACCCCAACTGATGTAGCTATTATTACAGGCAGCGCCACGAAAACTATTAGAATTACAAGATTGGAATTATCTACTACTCAAAGCACTGCTGGAATAAACACATGGTTCATTGTTGTTCGGTCGTCAGCAAATAGTGGAGGAACTTCAGCAACTCCAACTATAGTTCCGTTAGATTCTACTAATAATGCAGCAACCGCCGTAGTTAGGAGTTATACAGCAAATCCAAGTTCGCTTGGTTCGGCTGTTGGTACATTAAGGACCTCTAGGATTTTGTCTGACACTACCACTACTGTTTCCCAGCCAGCATATGTTTTTGATTTTACGAATTCTGGAATTAGCTCAGGAATTGTACTTCGTGGCACATCCCAGGTATTGGCTTTAAATTTTAATGGAGCGACCTTACCCCTTGGGTTGAGTGTTGCTTGCAATTTTGAATGGTCCGAAGAATAAAATTATATTGAAGGAGAAATATTGTGGCCGACCCAACGACTAATTTACATACAGGTACAGAAACTGCAAGTGGAACTAGCATTGCCTTTGGTCTTCCTACCAACCAAATAGTAGGAGTATTTGTAAATGTCTCTGCTGTTTCTGGTGTTTTACCAACTCTTGCTATTTCTGTAGAGCAGTCTCCCAATGGAACTGATTGGTATAATATTCCAAATGCTTCAGGCACTGTTTCTTTTGCGGGTATTAATACTGTTGCACTTTTTAGCGTATTTCCTCCAACTGGTCAACCCTGCTGTGATACTATACGATGTGCCTGGACGATTGGTGGAGTAAATCCAAGTTTTACTTTTACCGTGGATATTGTTAACTATTAATTTTATATAGGATAAAAAATTATGCAATTACAAATGTTGTCCCTCGCTTACGATCAATGGAAACAAATGCGAACTTTTTTAGCTGTTAATACCTATTACATAAAAGACAATAAAGAATATCGCCTTTTATTAATAGATTTTGGGCGTGGTTTTATTGCCACTTCTAATATTTCTTCGGCGGTAGACATAGTAGATTTTGAAGCGAATATAAAAAGTACGGCTATTTCATCGATTTCGGTAGATGCTGCGATAGCGGCTCAAATAATTGGATGAGCTAATGGTTACACAAGAAGACCTTCATCCTGGAGATTTACTTTTATTTAAAGTGAAATCTTCTTCGTCTTTGGTCTCCAAATTCATCGGATGGGGACAAAAAGTTTTAGGACATGCACCAACAAAGAGCGAGTATTGCCACGTTGCTTTAGTAGCTTTTGATCCAACGTATCTTATGGAAGCAAGATGGCCAAAAACAAGAATTTGGAAAATTGATTGGTCGTACCTAAATAAAGAATATGATGTTCAATTGTTCAGAGTTAAAAATGTAACTCCAAGACAGCAATTAGATGCGATTCATTGGGCTGAAGATCATTTAGGTGAATGGTATGATTTGCCTGAATTGTTGGGTGGTTGGATAGCTTTTAAACATGCCCAAATATGCAGTACTTATGTTACCCAAGCAGAAAAGGCGGCGGGAATAATTTTTAAAACAGAAGAGAATGGGTTTATTACCCCAGATGAAGTAGCAGCAGATCCTCTAATTTGGAGAGTGAAATGATTAGAAAAGAACATGAAACAAAGAACGTCGAAGTAATCAAAGATGTTCTGTGTAATAAATGTGGTGCTAGTTGCAAGGCAATAGATTGTGATAATTTTAATTGTGCAGAACTGAAAGTTCATTGGGGATATGGAAGTACCTACCACGATGGAGAAATTCACGAAGCTCATTTGTGCGAACAATGTTGGGAAGGTATTGTTAAAGAATTTAAGATACCAGATTTAGTGGTAGAGAATCAATATTAAAGGAGTAAACAATGGCAAATATTCAGATTTACAATTTAACATGGACCGAATGGGCAGCTAAAGGCGGTACCGCTTATTATATTGATTACGGAACTTCCTATCAACTCTATAAGGTTGATAGCACTCTCGCCAATCAAATACTTTGGGCCACGCATATTTTTTATGCTCCACCATTGACTTCTACGCAGCAGATTGATTTGACAGCTTTTCTAGCTATTAAAGCCGGGTCTACTCAAGTTGATAGCGTTGACGAGGTTGTGTCAGCGAATTTCTAATAAGGATCTAACATGTCTTTAAATCTTCCAATAGCTCCTATCATTAGTGGGATTTCTCCAACAACATTTACAGTATCTACTGGAAATGATGGGAATCCTCCTGGGACATTTTATAGCTTTCGTGTAATCACGAACGGTCTTATTAATTATGTAACTAGTGCTGGCATTTTATCCTCGGCTAATATGTACAACAATCTCCAGACTATCACGGTTGTTAACGTTGCACCATCTACACAGTTCATGCTTTCTGCTTCTGCGGCTCAAGATGCCCAGGGAACAAATTCTACGGCGTATGGACCGTTTACTACATTTGTTACTTTACCTGCCGGAGTAGCAACATCTGGACCTTTTACACCACAGCAGCAAATTATTATTGAACAAAGCAGATTGTTGATGCCGCAGAAGTTTAGTGTTAATTGTAGTGATGAACGTATTCTTGCATTTGCTGAGGTTGTATTGGCAGATATTAATTTATTTCCGCCTCTTCAAGGATTTACGACAGATACTTTAACCCCGGCAGCGCTGCCTCTTCTGTATTTTGGGATTAGCTTGATGGCAGAGTTGTTCTTTCAAATGTCGGCCACACTCCAAGACTTTAATTACAATGATAATGGACTTTCATTGAATATTGACCAAACCGGAAAAATTGCTCAGAGTTACCAAAATATGTTAGAGTTTTACCGCCACATGATTACCAATTTTAAGAAGACACAGATTTTTGCACAAGGAGCCTTTGGTATTTCAAGCCCCAGGTATCAATCGCAAATTGGGCAGTTTTTGAAAATTTCATTAGGTTCCAGTTTCAATTGGAATTCACCGTCGTAACATCCCAAACCCAGGAGTTGTCTATGAACGATAAACTACCATTCAGTGAGGCCAGCGGCAAAAAGCCGTTACATGGCACTTACAAAGTATCTTTTACGATTAATATAGATGTGGAAGATAGGATTCTCGCTTCTGATTTTGGGTATTTTATTACCGATGGTTTTGGGGAAAATCTTGTGGAGAAAGTGGCCTCGCTTGACGTGGAGAAAATTTATAAAGTAGCTAAGGTGGAACTTAAACCTGGGGATTTAGTTTACTTAAGTCGAGATATTTCTGTTACAGCCACAGTTGTAAAAGATAATGGTGGTATTTATTGTGTGGGATCTGTTGGCCAACCAGTTTGTGAGAAATACACTTTGAACTTGCCTCGTGGTATTGTGGCAGAAGTGAATAAAGTAGCTGAAGGTCAAGCAGAACTTTTGGGCTTCGACAATGTTATTGAAGCGGCGTTTATCAATCCTGAAACAGATGAGCCTTTTTGGGAGAATGTACGAATTGATTTAATAGCTGTAGATTTAGATGCGGTAGAGAAGATTGAAAATACTCCGAAGCCTGTGGATGACGGGGAGGTAGCCTAATGCCTTTAAATACTCCCGTAGCGCCAACAATTTCTGCTATAACCTCGTCTGGTTTTACTGCAACTAGAAATCCAGATGGAAATCCTGGAGGTACCTATTACCTTTGGATGATTTCATATAATACTTCCACGTTTTATGCAGATGGAAGTGGAGGATTAAGCAGTACGCCAATTTTTCTCTTGGGGTCGTCCCAAAATGTATCAAGTATTCCTCCAAACACAACAGCTTCCGTTGCTTTAGAAGCTGCTCTTGATTCAAGTGGAGGAGGGCATACTGGTTTTGGTCCGGCAGTGGGTCCAACTACTTTGGCTACCGCACCTATAGCACAGCCTTACCAAGCTATTTTTTCAACAACCGTTACAGCCTTTTGGCTACCAAATGGTAATCCCAATGGGACACAATTTGATGTCCAATTGTCAACAGACCCAAGTTTTTCAATTGGAGTACTTGATTCTGGCTGGATTACAGCACCGACACATGAATTTACAAATCTTCTTCCCAGCACTATTTATTACGGTCAGGTAAAAGCTCGAAATTCAATACTTGTAGAAACCTCCTTTACATCTTTAGGGCCAGTTACGACTCTTACTGGGCCCTCCAATGTTAGAGCTTTACAAGTAACAAACCTGCTTGATAACAGAGGTTTCTTATTGCAATGGGCTCCAAATATTGAAAACAATATTGTCGCTTACAAAGTATACAGAAGCAGTTCTCCCACGGACATAAGTAGTTTTTCTTTAATTAATAGCACACCCGCGAATGTCACGTCATATATCGATAACGTTTCATTTACCTTTGGGTTGGTGTATTACTACATTGTAACTGCTTTGGACAACGGAGGAAACGAATCTTCTCTAGACACAGCCAATCCCACTCAGGATATGTCTTTTCATTCGTTCGAGGAACAGCCATTTCCTACTGTTATACTGTCTTCGGATGTAATTAACAATGAAACGCCAAGTGGGTTAGTGAACGGAGCGAATACTTTATTTACTACAGCATATCCGTACAAAAATCAAACGCTTTCGGTTTATCTAAACGGAGTTAAATTAATGCTTACTGTGGATTATATTTTAACTCCTCCTCAGCAGTTTACTCTTTTAGCGGCTCCCCTTTCTACAGATTTTCTTCGTATTGAATACGTAAGATATTAAGAGGTAATTATGACAGCCAATTTTAAACATATTAATGCGGGAGAACAAATATTTGATGGGTCTATTACAGCATCTCTTTTAGCTCCTAATGCAGCCGTTTTATCTGTGAATGCAGATAGCAATCCTAATTTAACCGGAACCATTCAATTCGTTTCTGGAACCCATGTCACTCTTTCTCAAGTGGGGCAAGTTATCACAGTTAATGCAACAGGTGAACTTTCTACAACCCTAACATCTTCTCATATCTTTGTAGGGAATGCTTCAAATATTGCCACGGATACCGCCTTATCTGGGGATGCTACTCTATCTAATACTGGAGTATTAACGTTAGCCAATACAGCCGTAATCCCTACCTCTTATACGAATGCTAATATTACTGTAGATAGTAAAGGTAGAATTACAGCCGCTTCTAATGGTGTATCTAGCGGCATAACACAATTGACCGCAGATGTTACGGCAGGACCGGGAAGTGGTTCTCAAGCCGCTACCGTTGTTAGTGTTGGTGGAAGTAGCGCAGTCAATATACATAGTGCTGAGTTGGCCGCAAATGCCGCTACAGCATTAAATACGCCTTCAACTATAGTGAAACGTGATGGCAGCGGAAATTTTGCAGCGGGAATTATTACAGCGTCATTAACAGGTCATGCCAGTCTTGATTTAGCTCTAACAGGCGGTACCTTAACGGGCGCTCTTGGAATTGGTGAGTCACCAATTGCAAGTGCTATTTTAGATGTAGCTTCGACCACACAAGGTTTCCTTCCTCCAAGAATGACAACAACTCAAAGAACGTCTATTAGTAGTCCTGCTGAGGGTTTACAAGTTTATGATTTGACGGATCATCAATTATATCAGTGGAATGGAAGTAGCTGGGTTATTTTAGGATAAAAATAGAAAGGTAGTTGTAATTCTTGATAAGACCTGATATAGTATGTACAGGCAGTAAAATAACTCTAGGAGAGAAAAGAAAATGAATGAGAATGACAAAGTACAAGATGCACAAGTAGTGGAGAGGCCCGTTGCTCATAAAGATACACTTGCGTTAGAAGCACTTCGTACCCAGGTTACAAATGCGCGAGATGATTTCAAGAAGCAATTAGCTAATGTTAAGGACGCAATCGAAACCCGCGAAGAAGAGCTTAAGAATTTAAATATTAAGAAGCTCAAACTTCAAGGTGCGATTGAAGCTTCAGATATTTATCTAAAGCCAGCCACCCCTGCTTCTAAGTAATTAATCTTCCATAGAAATTAAGAAATCCTTCGCTGTTTAAAACAGCGAAAGGTTTCCTTTTGTTTTGTAATACAAACAATACATTAAGTTTTTAGAGGTTTTAAATGCCTTCTCCCACTTGGACATTTACTGGTTCTTTACCCAACACACCTAGATCGGGATTTGGATACTCTGTTCTACAAAATGGAAAAGTATTGATTGCTGGAGGAGATTCTCCTTTTTCTTCTCCAACCGCTTTACCCAATGCTACTCTATATGATCCCATGACGGGAATATGGACAGACACCGGATTTTTAAATACGGCTAGACGAGATGTAATGTCAGTTACTTTACAAAATGGTAAAGTACTTATTGTGAGTGGAGCAGATACTTCAAATACTCCTTTAACTTCCTGTGAACTATACGATCCTACCGCCGCTACTTGGACATTTACTGGTTCATTAAGTGTTCCAAGACAGGGTATTATACCAGTTTTATTGTCCAATGGAAAAGTATTAGTTACTTGTGGAAATGATGGTGGTTCTGTTCTTTCAACTGCGGAAATCTACGATCCTGTAGCAGGTACGTGGAGTATTACTACTGGCGCTCCAATTCATTCACGATCAGGGTATAGCGCAGTTGTATTGGGCAATGGTAAAGTACTTATTGCTGGTGGAGAATCTCCTATAGGCACAAGTCTTTCAACTTGTGAACTATATGATCCAACGACTGATACTTTTTCCACGACGGGAAGTATGGCATTCCCACATGCAAATTTAGAAGTGGGCGATAACGATTGTTGTTTATTGCAGGATGGTACTGCATTGTGGGCAGGTGGTATTTCATCTGCTGGAACTACTGCTGCGAAAACATCAGAAGTGTATGATCCAGTAGCAGGTACATGGGGACATACCGCGCTCATGGCCTCAATGCATGATGGTAGTATTCCTATAGTTTTGGGAAATGGGTTGGTTTTATTAGCAACTGGACATTCGTATCCACCCGTTTCCACTACAGAGTTGTATGATCCAATTGCAGTATCGTGGTCTATCACTACCTCACCAAATACCCCACGAGTGTACGCAGCGTTTATTAGATTATCATCCAATATTGTTTTGATGGCTGCTGGAGATAATGCATTTTCTAGCGATTTAGTTACAGCCGAGTTATTTAATTATGGAGGAGTTATTATGGGAACACTTTATTCAGTCGATGGAACAACAGGAAATATAGTTACAGCAGGAAGTATAACTGCTGCTGGTGGAATTACTTCAAATACTACAACATCTGGTTTTCTTCTTCCACGATTAACCACTACGCAAAGAAATGCTATAGTTTCTCCCACTACGGGGTTAGAGATTTTCAATACAACAACTAATGAAATTGAATTTTATAATGGGACAATTTGGACAGCGGTGGGTGGCGGAACGCCAGGATCTACTAGTGGAGCAGTGCAATTTAATGCGTCTGGTTCTCTTGGTGGCGATGCAGCTAAGTTTTTCTGGGATGACACAAATTTTAGACTTGGGATTGGTACCAATACTCCAGCAGTATCTTTGGATGTGGTCGGGGATATTTCTACTACCACAAAGCTTAATACGAATGAAGTAAAAGGTAAAACTACTGGATCTTTAGCATTACAGCCTTTTGACAATTCTTCTTTTGTAAAAGTTCAAACATCAGATGGAACTGTGGATATTATTTCAATAAATTCCTCAGACAGCAATCCAGTAGTAAAACTTAATAGTGTTCCTTCTGTTACATTGGATGTTCCTGTCATCACTAGTACTGGTGATAACCTTAATATTAATGCGGGGCTTGCACATATATTCATAAAAGATAGTGTAAATAATACGGTTATTACTGTTAATGTCGGCGGTTCCCTAGGTTCTCCAGTACCAGTTATTTTTAATACTGCTCTAGATATGAGTACCAGCAATAAAATTATTCATCTTGCTGATCCTACAGCAGCACAAGATGCCGCCACAAAGAATTATGTTGACACAAATTTCTTGATGCTTACTGGCGGTACACTAACGGGAAATTTAACACTTGCTAATGAACACGCGGTTTTATTTCAAGATACTGGATCTAATACGGTCACTTTAGAAGCTCCTACTACTATTACTTCCTCATATACTCTTAAATTGCCCATTGCTCAAAGCAGTGGATCGCAAGTTCTAACAAATGATGGTTCTGGTAATTTAAGTTGGACAACTAGTGGCGGGAGCAGTTCACTCAATTTAGTTTATGCTAATGCTACTGGCGAGGTAATTGTTTCGACTGGAACAGATACATTCATTGATCTTCAAGCTACAATTACTCCTTCATCAAACACTAAGAAAGTATTGGTCCGAGCCGTGGTTATGTGCGCTATTATCGATGCTGGGGCTGTTTACTTCGATTTCAAAATATCGAGAGATGGTGGTGTCACATTTGTGTATGTTGCTGATAGGATTATTGGTGATGTAGCTTCTACTGGTCAAATCGCAAATACGGCTGTAATTGAATGGCTCGATTCTCCGGCTACATCTTCTCCAGTCACTTACGGTATTTATGCTAGGTCAGAGGGTAGTGGCATAAGATTGGATATTAATAGTGGAAATAATGCCAGCAGTATCACATTGATGGAAGTATAAAATAAGTTTATTAAGAGAGGTATATTCCAATCGGACACATAATGGAAATTTTGCCTGACGTTACTAACAATGGGCCAACCAATTTTGAATATTATTTTACTTCTATTCGAGATAGGTTGAAATGGTTGAGTGCTGCTGGACACGAAAGAGTATTGCTTTTGAAACGTAGATATGATGGTCAGCTTTGTCCATTTACCTCTACTGTTCGGCATTCCAGTCAGCAACACGTTCAAGATACTATTTGCTACGGGACAAATTTTATCAATCCAAATGTGAACTTGGCAAATACTCCAGGATTTAATTCTGCCAGTGCTACGTCAGTAGCTCTTCCAGATGGCTTGGGTGGGTATTATCATTCCATAGAAATTACTGCAAGTTTGATGGCTGGCGGATACAATAATGTGAATGATAAAGATGTAGGTTGGAAACGAGAATACACACCCAGGTCTTGGACACTTTGGGAACCCACATTGGAAAAGGGTGATGTAATTGTTCGTCGAAATGGACAAAGATTTATGATTACCCAAGTGGATCAGTGTAGGTGGAGACATTTTGTTACCCACCAAAAGTTTGATATCACGCTTTTAGAAACTAATCATCCAGTTTATCAACTTCCTTTAGGATTATAAAATGGGATACACGCCCGACTATGTTGTAAGGTCACAGATTATCACGAAGATTCGTGATCAAGTTATTAATAACATTCGTAGGCTTCTCTCTACGGACCCAAAATATACTTACGTAGAACTTCCTAGTGGAGAGTATGATTTTACCAACACAAAAGTAATTATCTCGGATATTTTTCCCCAGGATCATGCATTTTATCCTGCTATTGTTGTTGAAAATATAAGTGGCGCTGAAACTCGTTATTTGGGCCCAGAATCGGAATATATACCAAAAAGCTTGCCTCCTTCAGCAGAAGATAATACAACGTCCACACCTTTCAATGTCACAGCGGTGATAGATTCCACACATTTAGGTGTTAGTTCGTTGACAGGTCTTAATATTGGCGATGTTATTATGCAAGGAATAAATACCACAACCATTGCTTTTGTAGGTCTGCCCATTACGATTTCAAGTGTGCCGGATTCCACTCATATAGTTGTTTCTTCTATAGCAGGAATTAAAATTGGAGATACAATTGTTCAAGGCGTACATACCACGACCGTTCAAGCCGTAGGAACAAATTCGGGCCCAAATTATGTACAGGTGGCAAGCTCTTCTGGTTTTGTGGTGGGAACCGCGTATGATACAAATGTTCCTCAGATTACAGTTGGTAGCACATCTGGATGGGCAGTAACAACAACCAATCTAGCCGGAAATGAATTGTTGTTTTCTAGCATTGTTTCAACCGTAACAATCAATATTTATACAATCGATGATTCGATCCAGAGAGATGAAATTACTGATTTGCTTTACAACAATTTTAAATACACTACAACGGATTTAGCTAATTTTGGTATAGAAATAATCAAAACGTCATTCCCAACATTCGCTTCTGCGTACAATGAGGGGAGATGGTTCTTTTCAGGTAAGCTTGTAATGGATGTTTACAGTGAGTGGAATGGTGTGGTAGCACCCGCTGTGAATATAACAGCTAACAATGTTTCTGTAAGTTTAAGTGAATAAAAAACCCCTTAAAAATATAATAAATTGTGGTATTATTAGGGAGTACCATACCTACGTAATTTTACACAGTATTAAACTCGATTTAAGTAATTTAAGTTAAGGAGATTACCCAAATGCCTTCTATCAATAATCAACCAGTTTTACCCGGAGTATTCACGCAGGTACAACAGCAATTGCTCCCCTCAGTTACGGGCGGAATTCGTGTAGCCGCTTATATTGGAACTGGGCGTTTAACAAATTTAGTAACAGGTGAAGCCGTTACTCGCGGTAGCGGAAATGACGACGCTCTTTCTCATACCGCAGTTGCATTAGATGGAACAACCATTACAGATCAAAATTTCGCCACGTATGAATCAGGTGTGGATTATTCCTCAACCCCGGTTTCTGGTGGAATGGCATGGCTTACTGGTGTTACTTCTTTAACAGGTACCACACATGATCCTTATGCAAGTCTTAGTGGATTAAATTTTCAATTGCGTATTGCTAATGGGGCTATTCAAACCATTCCTTTTACCACAGAAACTACAGCAGCGCAAGTCGCGGCAACTTTGAATTCATCTATGACTGGAGCCGTTGCTTCAACCACTCCATCTACTCATGCTACTGGAATCGTTACAGTTGTAGATTATACAAAATTATCTTTAGCTTCCGCTAAAGGTACAGCCACAGTCGTAGATTATACAATGCTTGCTGGGGCTGTTCTTACAATTCATGGCCACGCTCTAACCGAAGGTGTTGAATGGACAGCAGCTACAAGTAATTCAGCTACTGCTACAAGTTTAGCATCTGCTATTACTACGGCCACAGCAACAACTCTTTCTACTGGATCTGCTTTAGGAGCCGTAGTTACAATTACGGCCAATACCGCTGGTGCAGTAGGAAATACAATTACTTTGACTACATCCGATGCGGTCCATCTTCCAGTTTCTGGAGCAACTTTAACTGGTGGACAAAATAATGCAATTTTAACGGTTAATGGTATTTCTCTTACCCAAGGAACACAATGGACAGCGGCTACGAATAATAACGCCACTGCTACTTCATTAGCAAATGCTATTACAACTGCTACGGCCACAACTCTTTCTACTGGATCTGCTGTTGGCAATGTTATTACAGTAACCGCAAATGCAGCAGGGCCTTCTGGAGATAATATTACTTTAACCACATCTAATTCTACTTATCTTCCAGTTTCTGGTGTTAGTTCTTCTAATCCATATCTTGCTACATCAGCAACGTATGCCGTTCTAGGAGATACTGCCGTTACAAACACAGGAAACACAGTACTTACTGGAGACTTGGGCGTTTCTCCTGGAAGTAGCATTACGGGTTTTCCTCCAGGTACATTTTCTGGTTCTCTTCATCAAGGTGATGCTGCTGCTGCACAAGCTCATACTGATGCTACTTCTGCTGCAACTACGTTGCAAGCAACAGGTCCAGGAACTGATATTACTTCAACAGACTTAGGTGGTTTTGTTGCAACACCTGGAACGTATTCAGCAGCCGCAGCAGGAACATGGTCTGCCGGAAACCTTACACTCAATGGTGCAGGTACTTATATATTCTTGTTTGGTACAAGTCTTACAATGCCAGCCGCCGCAAGTGTAATATTAGAAAATGGTGCCACTGCTAATAACGTTTACTTCGTAACAGGTACAACCTTTACATTTGGTGCCAATGATACCGTTAATGGAACTATTCTAGCAGGTACATCCATTACTTTTGCAGCTTCTTCAGTATTGAATGGTAGAGCTTTAGTTTATGGTCCCAGTGGAACAACCGTTACATTTCCAAGTGCTGGTACTGTTACTGTTCCGGCCAGTTCGACTTTATCAGGTGGAGATAATTCACTTGTAATTACAACAACTGCTTCATTTAATTCTTCTATTTCAATTGAAAACGGAACGGCAAATTCTATTCTTGGATTTGTTGCGGGTTCATTAGTTTCTACTCCACAACGTCCAGCCCTAGGTGTTGTTTACTTTGTAAATTATGAATGGGCTAAGGCTGTAGGTGATGGACAGAATTCTTTTGAGCCACAGTTTTTCTTTCTACAGAATTTTAGTTCAGTTACAAATGCTGTGGGAACTGTTGGCGGAGGAGATTCTCAGACAGCTAATATGGGAGGCGCTTGGACTCTTCCAATTGCTGCTCAATTGGCACAAGAAAACGGAGCAAGCATTGTATGTTTAATGCAAATGAATCCTGTTGATGGTGCCAATGCTTCTCAGGTTCGTGCAGCCCTTACGAAGCTTCTAATTCCAAATATTAATATTGTTGTTTCTTTGGATGCAGCAGACAATGCAATGCTAATTCCAGATATTACGAACCACGTCATTACTGCCTCAAGCACAATTAATCGATTAGAGAGAACGGCATTTATTGGTTTTTCTCGCCTATCAAATCCTAGCGATACAACAATGCTTGGATATGCAACGGCAGCTTCCAGCAATCGTGTTGTTGTTGTGAATCAAACGAATACAACTTATTCCATGTTCATTGGGACAAACACAACAGCTTCAACTGTAGATGGTACAATGATGGCTTCTGCACTTGCTGCTCTTCGAACAAATCCAGCATTTGACGTTGCCCAGCCTCTTACTCGTGAAGTGGTTTCAGGAATTGCAACAACTAATACTTTGGCACAATCTGAAAAAGTTATTCTTTCCAATAACGGCGTACTGATTGTGGATAATATTTCTGGTTCGCCAAAGGTTGTATTTGGTACAACAACGGCATTTGATACTATTCTAAATCAACTTTATCAGGTGACAGAGATTGCAGATTATTGTACTCAAACTATTCGTGGTCTTCTAGATCCTATTTTTATCGGACAGAAATTGCTGGCAAATACACCTTCACAGGTTGAAACTGTGACTTCCGCAATTTTGTCAGATATTGAATCTAGTAACATCATTGAATCATTTACACAACCAATCGCAACAGTAAACCCACTACAACCAACACAGATTTTGGTGAATGTGGGCGTACAGCCCGTATTGGAATTGGATACAATCTTAATCACATTAGGTTTGAATTTAGCCTAATAATAGATAGAATTTAACAAAGAAATTTAAGGAGAATCACAATGGCCCAGCTAGGTGATACACAAGCACGATTAAGTACATCAGTTTCACTTTTTCTTTTACCACAGAGTTTAAATGCTACCACATTAAATAATCCTGCGGCTCTTCTTTCATTGGCGCAGCAATCTACTAAGATTGGTGCTGTGCAATCATTTACCCAAACTCAACGTCGAAATACAGATTTTCGATTTGAGTTGGATTCTGATCAGCAAGGCAAGCCCGTTGAAAGATTGCCTCGTACAGTGGATGAATACAGCCTTCACGCGGATCGTGTGATGTTGTATTTGTCAGATGCTCTGGAAGAGTTGGGAATTTCTGGTGACGACATTGTAAACAACAATGCTCCAATTGGTATTTTGAAACAGGAAATTGCACCCGCAGGTTCAACGGCTCCTACAAAGAGTACGATATTCACTGGTGTTTGGATTCATTCCGTTTCTGCCACATACAACATTGCTGGTGGAGACCTAAGAGTTCTAGAGGGCGTTGATTTCGGATACACTTCGTCCACAGTCGTTGGAGAGCCAGCCTAAGAAGCATCAGCAACAAGAGGATAATAATGTCTAAAGAAATACAGTATTGTTTAAACTGTGATGGATATACCCTTCTTGAAGAAGATGATTACGATTTTTGTAAGAAGTGTCAAATTGAGACATTGCAAAATAGAGTGAACATTAATAAACAATTAGCGGATTACCTCATACAACAAATTCCAGAATCTAATCGAGAGCAGGTTGCAAAAGCAGCGTGGGCCAGCATTAAGTAAAAAAGATAAGAGAGTAAAGGAGTCATAAAATGGACTTGAAAAGTTTCTCAGCATTGAATCGTATTGAGAAAGAATTTGAGATTGTAAAAGACTTGAAAGTATCGATGCATACACTTTCGGTATTGCAACAGCAGCAAGCATTGTCTGAATTGATTGTTTCTCCAGCCGGACAAGATCCAGCACTTCGCGCTGTGGTTCTTCAGCAAGCTTTACTTGTTTATGCCTTGGATACAATCAACGGTGTAAAAGTTACGTTGCAAGAAGCAAAAGACTTTATTCAAAATTTACAAGCTCCAGTTTTCAATGAAATTTATAATTGTTATGATTTGATGGCCCAAGAACAAGACGCCATCCTAACCGAACTTAAAAAAAAACTTCCCTAACCGAGTCAGTTCCCTTCCGTGAGCTTTGGGTCGTATCCAAAGCTCTGCATGTATCTCCCTTCTCTGAAACCATCTCGAATCTCTCTCAAGCCGAATTTATGTGGGTTTTAATGAACCATCTCCGTGATGAAAAGGAAGAATGGGAAAAACAGGAACTTCTCTGTACGTTCATCAATCCCCAGGTCGCTTCTGCCTTATTTGGCAAGAAAGACGTGGAAACGACCGTGAGCACCGAAGATGTGATATTTACGCAAATTAGCGAGGATTTGAGGGGTAAATACACGCCTGAAGAGCTTGCTGAGATAATGAAGAACCCCAAACACTACAGTGAATTAGATAGAATTGAGAAGGTTTAAATTCGACTCTATTTTTAGAGCAAAAATAGCCCTTGACAAACTCCTCCACTTCTGTTACACTAATAATGAAAGGGAGGTATAATCAAATGATCGCGCTAGTAATTTTAATCGTAGCTTGTGCGTTTGTTTTTGGCAGTATCGGAAGTTTACTTAATTTAGATAGCCGTGATATAAGTACGTTAATGACATGGGGCTCAACAATAGTTATTTGCTCTTTACTTATCTATCTTGGTTTTAATTAAAATAAATAGTAATTTTGTATTGAAGTTTTTATAGCAGCCACTTTGTAGTTCCAACCTAACGTAGTATAATTCCGAGGATATTCCATTGGTAGACCCAATATTGGGCCCTTCTGGGCAACCATTACCACCATCTAATCCGCTCCTTTCTCAGCAACCTGGGAACCTAAGTGCTACGGCAACTGTAAGCACAGGTTCTGCTCAGAGGGCTTTCGCTGAATTGCAGAAGGTTTTAGACAACATTATGAAGTCTTTTAGTGGGAATTGGGAAAAGGCTTCTAATGATAGTTTGAAAGCCCAGGAAAGATTTTATAGGTACGTTGGGGACAAAGACAATGAAAGAAGGGCCGCTTTAAAACGTTATAGTAATGAAGCTATAGCGGCTATAGATGAGGAAACAAAAGCTAAACTAGAAGCTTTAGATTTCGAATTACAGGCTAAAAAGAAAACTCATGAAGAAGGCGAAAGAGAAAAAACTAAAATAACCACAGAAGCTTCTAGACTCAGGTCCAATATTGAACGAGATGCTCTTCGTAAAGAAGTAGATTCTAAGAAAATTTTAAATAGAATAGGCGGTGGAATTTCGTCTGTTGGAAGCCAAATAGGAGGTCCAATAGGTGGTCTGGTTTCGGGAGTAGGAAATTTCCTTACCAACCCAGCAGAGCTTATTCCAGCCGCCATTGCTGGGTCCATTATAGAAATGATGAATACCAGGGCTGCTTTCACAGCAACTGGAGCAAGATTGGCTGGTGCTGGTTTTGGTGTTGGTGCTGGAGCAGGTGCTGGATTAGATTTTACAACTGGACTTTTTGGCGGTCCCATTAGCCCATTTGGTCGTTCTTTATCGCAGTCGCAGCAACGAGATATTATAAGTAATATGGCTGGGTCGCGTACAATGATTGACCAAGCCAGAGCCGCTGGTGGAATGGATGTTCTCAGAGGAAATCTTGGACTTTTTGCCAACATTCTTCCCGACGCTTCCAAAGAGATGGAGTTGTTTACTGATGCTACGAAGACCTTGGGAATGTCCCAAAAGGATATTTCTGGTACGTTCATGTCTTCTCGTGTAAATGCAGAAAGATTAAAAATAACACAACTCGATGCAATCTCAACGCAGATAGAAATGCAGAGAGCCCTTCGTAATATTACAAATGATGGGACTGTCGCTGCAAGTGTTTTATTTAATGTTGGTGGGTTTTTAAAGGGTATTGGTACTTCTGAAGCAGAACGTCAACGCATAACTCTTGGTATTGCTCAGGCTGGAGCTAATCTTTCTCTTCCACAAATAGCTGGTATGCTTGCTTTCACCAGAGGAATGAGTCCAACTGGTCAGGGTATGGAACGTGCCATTTTTGGAACCAATGGTGCTGGTGGAATGTTGGGCAATAAAGGTACTGGCGTATTTGGGTTGATGGGAGAGTTTTTCAATAAAGTTGGTGGACAAGCAAAAGATCCTATGCAGCGCTTGTTTATCGCAGATGCCATGAATCGGCAATTTGGGCTCGGACTTCGTACTCAGGATATTCCACAATTTTTCAATCTGTCTGAAAGACTAAGAACAGGTGGAATGAATGAAAGGGAATATTCTAAACAGGTAGAATCTTTAACAAAACAAGCCAAAGCGATTACAATTGAAGGTATGGATAAACTGGTAAATGTTGTTAATCCCATAACACAACTTGAGAATGTATTCACAAATTTTTGGACAAAGATGGATCAACTTCTTTCTAAATATTTTGGAGATGCGACACATCCAAAAAATTATTTGCACAACGCCCCTAGAAAAAGTACTGATCGTAAACCTACTGCTGGACATGGGTTTGATGTGTATAAGGGGTTCTAATTAAATGGCACAAATATATCCCGTTAGAATCAATAATTTAAATTTCTTTGTAAATCCTCGAAATATGAAGATTACAAAAAATGTTTCGTATGGTACTCTTCCAACTCAGGGTGGAGTTCAATATCAAATTTGGTACAATACTCCAGAAACACTTGTTATTACTGGAGCCTCCGCTGGACAGACTGCGTATCAGGAACTTTTGTTCCTTAAGCAGCAATTTGAGATGAACAATAAACTTTCCACCCTATTTTATAAAACGCAAGTTTATCAGGGTTTTATTACGCTGTTGGATGTGGAAGCTTCTACAGGACATTTGAATGAGTTTACATATACAATAAATTTTCAGCTTCTCTTTGGGCAACAATTTGCTATTGAAGATTTTTCAATTTCTACAACGAACAACGGATTAATTCAAGGTGCTATTGGTCGATTACAAACTATCTTAAATATTCCGCTAAATAAGGCTAGTGCGAATATCACGAATTTATTGAATAAATTTTAACCATGGCAACAAACGATCAGGTAAGCCAAGAGTATTTATTAATAAAGTGCTTTCTCTATAAATATACGCCCCCTTTTTCACAGGTGACGGTGCCTCCATCTGTATCCAGTAATTTTTCTCTTTCAACTTTTACACCCTATTCTGTACCGCTCGATGACACACAGTATTTTACAAAATATGACATTTCCAGATTTGTTACCGACTATACATTTGAACAAAATATAGATGAAACAACTTATTCGTGGTCCGTGGAATTACAAGATTTGGCTTTGAGTTTTGGAACGATTAACAATAGCCTGAAAGTTACCCCAATAGCTGGAAACACTCTTAAGAATGGGCTTTCCTTTTCCCAAAGTACAGACTCACTTTCTTTGTTATCTGAGTATGAAACTGGGGCCAACACTTTCAATAATAACAATCCAGCAACTGGAGAGTTGCCAATTTTAGGAGCAAAATCCAATCGTGGGTTAACTCCAGGACCTTTGACAGTACAAAATACAAACCTTAATTCAGCATTATCGACAGTTCATGGATTGCGACTTAGTGATTTGATTCAAGAGTACGATTTTATTTCGGTGTTTCTTTATAAGAATCAAACTCCTATTACAGATATTTGGGGAGTATTCACTGTTGATGATTCTATAGCAAATAACCCGTTGCAGATTTTTACATACAAAGTTACTTCAAATACGACACCAGCATTTCAAAATTTTCAGAATCCTGTTGACCCATTTTTGCAGCAGGAATCCGTACTTTTAACAAAGATGCCAAATGGACAAACCCTCTTTTCCAATGAATTAAATGGGTTTGTTATTAAAAAAAATGCAACAAGCTCCATCAACCAAGTAGATAGAGTTGTGGTAAGTGGAAATGGTTGGAGCAGATTATTCGGTTCAACCAGACGTGCCATAAAAACTTCGTTATTTGCTAACGCTTTGTATCAAGCTGGACAAGTAACTGGTTTGAATGACGTGACTCCATATGAAAATATATATGCGGGTCAACCCATATCGAATATTATCCAGGATTTATTTGATACGGTTTATAGGATTGATTTTAATACAACAACCAGCACCGCTGTTTCCGCTGCCGCGACACCCATAAATCCTTTAAATTCTACCAATTTGGATACTTCTACGCAGGTACAGACAAACTTTTTTGCAAGTCCATTGGGACCATCGGGAACCACTTCTGCATCTGTATTTTCAGGACCGTCTCTTCCCCCACTTGGGTCAAGCTTTTATAATATTACGTCCTTGATTGTGGGAAATTCGTACCCAGCAAATTTATTTACTCTGCCTCAATATCTGTTATCAACGGCAATGAAGTTCAGGCCGTTTGCTTATATTGAGCCAATCAATGTTCCAGCTTCCGCTTCTTTTATAAGTGGAGCCACATCAGCCGCTTTAAGTTTGGCTGGCGCTGGTTCTACTGGACAAATTTCACCAGCAATATTTCAGCAAGCGATTCAGAACTTTGATACGAGTGAACAGGTTATAAATTATGGCAGCACAAGTCCTGTATTTGTAGACCCAACTGTACAGAACCTAAAGGCGTATTTTCAATTTTTAGATACTGTCTTTTTACCTTACAGCCCTGAATTGCAAACACCCTACGAGATTTTGGATCAGATTCGAGCTATTACATTTGTCGAAATTTATGAACAGCCCAACGGTCAATTTATTGTTCGTTCTCCTCAGTACAACAATTTTGCAGCTTCTGTTCCTGGACGATCTGATATAGGACTCATTCGCAGTAGCAATTTAGGTATCGTTTCTACTAATTATATGGAAACCGTAGAGAATTTGGTGAGCAAGCTTCTTACAGGCTATTCTCCAAATATTACACCCATTGATACATTGCAGCAATTTGGATACTGTGATGGAAAGCTTCTTATTCAAAACGGTTTATTAGAAATGGAGACAGCAGCAAATCCAAATGCAGCAACCGCCTCTTTATCCAACACGACAACCAATAACAGCAAGACAACTGGGATTTTTGGATGGGCAGAGTATTTGATGGAACTATCAAACGCCAAATTGAAAACAGGCGCAATTGTTTGTGATTTGGATAACACAGTTCAGGTAGGACAAACTTTCATTGATGAGACAAAGTTTAAGTTTGGATATGTTATTGGGATAAGCAAACATGTATCTGTTACTGGTACAGCAACAATGACTCTCTCGTTATCCTATGTTAGAGATGCAGTTCCTGTATACAACGTTGATAATTCTATTCGAACTATTAATACAGACTTGCTTCCAGTTTTGACAGATATTGAAAATTCGTTTGCGAGTACTTAATATGACTAAAAAATATGCAAAAAAATACAATAGAGAATATTATCAACTACATAAAGAAGAAATTAAAGAAGCTAGAAAAAATTATTATGAATTAAATAAAGATAAAATTAAAGAGTATCAAGCTGAGAATAAGGAAAAAATTAGAGAATATAAACACGAATATGATATCAAATATAATAAATTACATAAAGAAGAAAATGCTGCTCGTTGCAAAGAATATCAAGCAATACACAGAGAAGAAATTAGACAGTATAAAAATGAGTATCAAGATAATAGAAGAAAGACAGATCCTCTTTTTAAACTAGCTTGTAATTTGAGAAAGAGAATACGTGCAGCGATTAAACAAAATAACAAAACTGGTTCTGCTGTTAAAGATTTAGGTTGTACCATTGAATTTCTAAAGAAATATATTGAATCTAAATTCTACGGTGATATGACATGGGATAATTGGGGTACAGTTTGGGAACTAGACCACATAGTTCCGTTATTTAAATTTGATTTGATGGATAAAAAGCAGTTTAAGAGGGCTGTCAATTACAAAAATCTTCAGCCATTGACCAAAAAGGATCATAGAAAGAAAACGAATAGAGAAGTAAGTGAATGGAGTAATCATTAATTATATGGCAGATTATCGTATATTCCAGGCTCAAATTTTAGCCAAAGACCCAACGACCCCAAGGCAGTATTCGGTTGTTGAGATTCCAAATGGACAGAAACTAGTTGGTGTTCAGCTTGGAAATGCCCTTAAAGACCAAAGTGCTCCGTTGCTTGGAAGTATTGTTTTGGTTTTGCAATTGGACGCCTATCGCTCTTATATTTTGATGGTGTTGCGAGAACCATTTAATTTTCTCACTACCAATACTCAATACCGTGGATTTATTCCAGCTACTGGAAATGTCAGTCAAGATATCGCAATTGGTGCAAACCCAGTACAAGATGGTGAAATTTTTATGGAAGCAACTGGTCCTGCTTCCCCCACCGGAGAAGGCATTCCAGGATTTGGTGCTCATCTATACTTGGGTAACAATGGAGTAGCACAGATTGAATCGGGCTCCATGGGAGAAAAGCTTATTATTGGTGGTGAAGGTTCTTCAGATGATCACGAAGTTATTCTTTCAGCCGATAATGGGTTTATTGAAGGAAATCCAAACGATATAACTCAGATCCAAAGCACCTTTAATTGGGACAGTTTAAATAATTTGCAGTTTGGGAATGTGATTGCCAACCCAGTTACTTCCATTACAATTCCCCTAAGTGAATTGATGATGGATGCAATTGGGAACATTACTCTTCGAAATACTACCATAGGAACTGGGGTGAGTTTGGCTTCTTTGAATATGGACCCCATTGGAGATATTTCGTTAACGGGAACTACAATTTCATTGAACAATGGTACTGAAGGCGTTGCTCGATTGAACGATTTGACCACTTCCAATTTGGCAATCGATCCCCTATACTGGAAATTCGTTACTGCTATTCAGGCATTCTTTACAGCTTTATCTGCATTCCAAGGCGGTAATCCGGTTCTTCAATCTCAACTTGGAGTATTGGGGTCAACCTTTTTAGCCCAAGTTCCTATAGCACCCACTTCTTTAACGAGCAAGATTTCTACGTCATCTATTACTGTAACGGCAGGTAACTAAAATGCCAAATCCAGCAACAACTCTTGGTCTTTGTGCAGTACAGTTCATTAGGGCTGTACTTTGTGGCAACCCAACACTTAAAAGTACATTTAAAACTTTTCTAAATAGCCAGATTTTAGCTGCTGATGCTGAGATAGCAATTTTGGGGGCACAGGTTGCTAGACTTGATATTTTAAATGAATTTGCTAATTTAGAAATTCAAACCTTAGCAGCAGTACAGAATAAAATTCAAGCTGATCTTAATGTGGTTCTTGGTCCTATGCAAGGTTCCGCAGCATGTCCAGTCATTAGTCAATTTATGCAGCAAGCGCAAAGCGGCTCTACTTTGAAAGCTCTTGCTGGAATTCAGAATCTAATTTATTCTTATAACAGACGTGCATACGTAGCAAATGCAATTTCTAATCAAGTTAAAAGTTTGCAGAATTTTGTAAATACCGCCCAACAATTTTTAAATTTAATTGATCAAGTTTGTAGTTCTTAAGGAGAAACTAAGTGAGCGATTTATTTTTATCGACAGCTAATACACCGGGACAACCACAATATCCACCTCAACAAGGAAGTCCACAATTTTACTTTGGAGAACAGACTAATGATCTTCAGATAGGTACAGATAATGATTTTACTTTAGTAAGTGGAGTCGAAGAAACAACACAAGACGTACAGAAAATTCTTATTACGGAACAGGGAGATAATACATTGTTTCCATTATATGGAACATTGCTTCAGAGTCTCATTGGAAATAAAATAAATCCAAATACAATTTCTGGTTCTGTGCAGCAAGAGATTGTGCAAGCTTTACAAGTACTCTTTTTACTTACACAGAATAGATCAAATCCAGCAGAGATTGTACAAACTTTATACTCTCTACAAACTACATTACAGAGCGATACTAATATAGCAGCATTGCTTACGGTTATTGCAGCCTCCGGGCAAGAAATTACTACGGGTATTCAAATAGGTAATATCTAAGGATTAAAATTATGGCACTTCCTACATTTTCACAAATCGTTAGTTCGATGCTCTCCTTTTTGCAAGCAGAAAGGCCGGATATTAATACAAATACAGGAACCGTAGTAAATGACGTAGTTGTATCTACAGTAGCGAATCAATTATCGGCTGAGAATGGTACATCTCCAAGCGTTTATTCTTCTATACAATATGTCCAAGATGTTCAAGCCTTCGTTGATAATGCTGCTATTTTAGTTCCAACAGATTTAGACGCAATAGGTACAAACTATGGATTGGTAAGAAATCCAGGAACTCAAGCTACGGGAATTATCACATTCCGTATTCGAAATTATACGCCTTCGAGCCCTATTGTTACTGTTCCATCGGGCACCGTAGTTTCTACATTAGCAACATCTCAAGCTCCCGCTGTTTCATTTTCTACTACGGCTACGGTAACTTTTACCCCCTCTCTCGCTCCTTCTTATTACAATCCTGTCACTGGTTTTTATGAGCAAAGTACCACAATTGTCTGTCAGACAATTGGCACTGTTGGGAATGTTGGGGCTGCAACCATTGTTTCTCTTGTCGGTCCTACTATAGGAATTGATGCTGTAACTAATACAACAGCTACTACTGGAGGCACAAACGTAGAGAGTAATGTAGCCTTTGCAGGACGTATTCAAATTAAATTGGAAGGAAATAATGTTGGTACTCCAAATGGAATTATCAGTTTGATGGAAACCAACCCAAACGTTATCCAATCTCTTATTGTAGGGCCCAATGATCCTGAGATGATACGGGATCAATTTGGTGGAAGTGTGGATGTTTATATTAGAGGTCAGATTCCTGTAACGACAACCGATACTCCTACTTATACCACGACAGGATCTCAACAATTTGTCTTAGTTAATCAACCCGCTTTGTCTGTTGGGTCCGTTACAGGTATTGTTGGTGGTAATCCTTATACATTCGTCCCCAATACTGATTATAGTTTTGTGGAGAACCCAAATATTCTCTTTTCTGGAAGTATAGATGCAGCTAGTTATATTGTTTTTGGTACCAAAACATTTTTTAATATTGTAACCGTCGGTCTTCCGTTCACAGTAACTTCGGTAACAGACGGTACCCATTTGTTGGTGAACAGTGTTACGGGAATGAGTCCCAGTGATACAATTGTTCAAGGAAGTAATACTACTACTATTACGGCAATCAACCCCATAGGATTTCCACCAAATACAATCGCCGTGGGAAGCACTATTGGTTGGATTGGTGGGGGAACGGCTGCGGCTGACATTTCAGTGTCACAATTAGTTGTTAACACGACAAATGGTATGAATCCCGGCGACATAATTGTTCAGGGAGCCTTTTCTACTACGGTTAGTTCAGTTACAAATTCAACTACAGTAGTTGTTGGAAGCGTGTCTGGTTTTTCAGTAGGAACAGCCCATTTTACTGGGTTTTCACCCGACAATAATACAGTTATTACAATTACCTACACTTATGATAGTTTGATAGCAACACTCCAAGCCCTTATTAATAATAACTCCAATCATATTGTTGCTTCCGATGTTTTAGTGCGGGAAGCAATCCAAGCATTGATTAATATAACGGCTGGAATTCTAATTGTTCCTGGATTTGTTCCATCCACGGTAGTGGCTAATGTAGAAACCGCACTTACCGATAATATCAACGCTCTTGGACTTGGAGCAGTACTTATTCTAAGTGAAATAGTTGCTATTATACAAGATGTACCAGGAGTGGATGAAGTCGATCTCACTAGTTTAGTTATTCAATCTACAGAAGGCATTGTTACTACCACCATTCCCCCAGGGCAGCAAATTTCCGTAGGCAAAAATGCCTATACCGTTACAAACAATTTGACTATAACAGTAGAGTCATAAGAGGATAAAAATATGATACCCTATTCCGTAAAAATTAATGAAAGATTAAGTGCCGCCCCAATTTCTGGAGAATCACATATAATTGGTATAGTTGGGGTTGCAACTTATGCTCCTGGATTAATTCGTTTAGTTGAAGTACCACAAGGTCCGGCACCTGCGGTAACTATTCCTGGGTATATTGAAATCACAAGTGGGTCTCCATCAGGCACACAATTTTTAGTTAATTATACAACAGGGGTTGTAACTTTTAATACATCACAGGATGGAATCACCATTTCAGTATCCTATAATGGACTTGGATCAGAAATTTCAGCCGAAGATATAAATGAACTTCAAGAACCTCTTGGAACTGGCAATGGTGAAATTGCGAATTTATCAATTACCTATAACTGGCCAGCCGCTCCAACTGTTACGTGGTCTTTAGCTCCAGGCATCGTATCAAATACTAATGTTTCCCCTTCTGCTGCCATTTCTTTGACAAAACTTCAAACATTGAATCCTAATATTGTTCCAGTAACCAATGGTTCTGGTATATTAGTTTCTTCCGCTACTACAGCAACAGAACTGAGTTTCTTAGATGCTACATCTTCGATTCAAACTCAATTAAACTTAAAACAAACATCTGGTAATTTTATTACCGCTTTGACTGGCGATGTTACTACCAGTTTATTTAATCTTCTTAATACAGCATCTACTTATGCAGTTCTAGGCGCTACAACGGTTACAAATACGGCAACTCCTACTATGTTAACTGGAGACCTTGGTTTAAATCCAGGTACCTCAATCACAGGGTTTCCTCCTGGGACATTTACTGGTACTGAACGTATTGCAAATAGTTTTGCAGCCCAAGCTCAGACGGACGCTTCTTCGGCATATACACTTCTAGCTGCTCTTCCCTTTACAACTGATTTAACTGGACAAGTTTTAGGTACGGGGGGAGTTGTACCAACACTTACTGCTGGCGTTTACAAATTCTCTTCCTCAGCCCAGTTAACTGGTACCTTAACATTAGATGCTCAGAATAATCCCAATGCCCAATTCATTTTTCAAATTGGTTCTACATTAACTACTGCATCGGCTTCTTCCGTCATAATAATTAATGGAGGAAATGCTAATAATATTTACTGGTTGTGTGGAACTTCAGCCACGTTGGGCACAACTACAAATTTCCAAGGAACTATTATTGCTTCTGCAAGCATTACAGCTAATACGAGCGCTTCAGTTAGTGGCCGTTTAATTGCTCTAACAGGCGCGGTAACATTGGACGATAATGCTATTACTGTTACAATTGGTCCTGTTGGATTAGAAATTGCTACACTTTCCCCTACAGCGGCTGTTTTATCCATACATGCTGATTCTAGTCCCAATCTCACTGGGAATGTACAATTAGTTTCAGGTACTAATGTTACTCTTTCCCAGGTTGGTCAAGCTATTACAATTAATGCCGCTAGTGGAAGTAGTGGTATTACACAATTAACGGGAGATGTTACTACCAGTCCTCCTAATCCATATCTTGCTACAGCAGCAACTTATGCTGTTTTGGGTGATACTGCTGTAACAAATACTGGATTTACAGTCTTAACAGGGGATCTTGGTATTTACCCTGGTACCTCAATTACAGGATTCCCTCCAGGTACATTTTCTGGAACTGAACATATTGCAGATGCGGCAGCACATCAAGCTCATAATGATGCTACTTCTGCGGTAGCAACATTAGATGCAACTCCTGTTACAATGGATATTACTTCAACAGACTTAGGTGGTTTTGTTGCAACACCTGGGCATTATGATTCCTCTTCGGCAGGAATCTGGTCTGCTGGAAACCTCACACTCAATGGTGCAGGTACTTATATCTTTACGTTTGATACCTCTCTTACAATGCCAGCAAGTGCAAACGTAGTTCTAACGGGTGGAGCAATTGCTGATGATGTTTATTTTATTACTGGAACAACATTCACCTTTGGTGCCAATGATACTGTTAATGGTACAATTCTAGCAGGTACATCCATTACTTTTGCAGCTTCTTCAGTATTGAATGGTAGAGCTTTAGTTTATGGCCCTAGTGGAACGACAGTTACATTCCCAAGTGCAGGTACTGTTACTGTTCCTCCAGGTTCTGGTGGTACACAATTTGCTACTATTGCAAATGGTGTAATCACTCCTTCGATGATTACGACTTCGGCAACCGCCGATTTTACATTTCCACGCGATGTTTTTGTCACTAGAAATCTTGGTGTTGGAACGAGTTCAGTAGTTGCAAGTGCAATTGTAGAAATAGATTCTACAACCAAAGGCTTTCTTCCACCAAGAATGACAACAACTCAGCGCAATGCTATTTCTTCTCCTGCTGAGGGGTTAATTGTTTATGATATCACAGATCATCAATGGTATGGATGGAATAATAGTTCTTGGGTTATTTTAGGCTAAGGTAAAAATTATGGCATTTTATGGTGCTGGCATATTTTATAATTCTGGAGCTTTCTACACAGGAGCGGTAACTTCTCCTGCACAAGGTATTCCTATTGATCTCCGTTTTTATAGAACGTCTCAGGATGGAATTTATGTTTTCTGGTGGGGGTTTGACCCAGCATTTATTACTCCTGCGTTAGCGTTAGCGGGTTTCGATTTAGAGTTGGATACTAGTCCTTTATTCGATTCCCCAAATTTGGCTACTTTTACACAGCTTACGGCGATTACTTTTCAAAATGGAAATGTCCGAAAAGGATTTGCTGTCCCAGTGGCTGCTCGTATTAATGCCACCGTACAGACTTGGTACGCAAGAGTAAGAACGCATACTGTTTCATTCACATCTGATTGGTCATCTACATTGATATGGACTATTCCTCAATCTGTACAACAATCTACGGCTGAAGCTTTAATGGAATCATTGCCCGATTTTCATGTTTATGGTAAAGGCGATTTATTAAAACCAGTAGATCAACGTAAGACAAATTTGTGGCTTGTGGAAGATATGTATGGGAATCAATTTGATCAGATCTACTATGCTGATTTTCTTACTCAAACGAATAACTATGTAGATTTATGTGTCGATGAGGATTTATTTCAAAATTTTGGTGTGTTGTTTAATTTTCCTAAACCAGCAAATATGCAGTTTGTAGATTATCGCTGGATTTTGATGAATTTGTATTTAGCTTCTTTGGTAGGCAGTACAAACGAAGCTATTATTTTAACTATCCAAGCTTTTACCGGGGTCCCTCCCCAAATTACCAATGTTAGGGATGAAGATGATTTCTTTCTGGTTACGATTCAAGATCCACCAGTTGTTCCTAGCGGGCCGCAAACCGTTTTTCATACATCGCAACCTTATATTGACTCAACTTTAAGGATAGAAGATATTACAACAGGACTTTTTGTACCAAGTAGTGCTTATACAACAGATGGGGCATTAGGAACTTGGACAATGAACGTAGCAACAACAGATACATTACAAGCCATGTTTGATGTTGGAAATCCTAATGATCCTGCTCCAGTAATATTCGATGCTTTGTCCGGCGCTACTGCTTTAACTGGACTTGTAACTTTTACAAATGGCAGTAACAATATTGTTGGGAATAATGCTGTTGTTAGCCCCTCTCTCCTTCTTTCAGCATCTACCTTTGCTGTTCTAGGAGATACAGCAGTTACCAATACAGGATTTACAGTACTTACAGGAGATCTAGGCGTTTCGCCAGGATCTTCAGTCACTGGTTTCCCTCCAGGTACCTTTACAGGCTCTTTGCATCAAGGAGATGCGGTAGCAGCCCAAGCTCATACTGATGCAACATCTGCTGCTGCTGTTCTATTAGCTCGTACTCCGGTCACTGATATTTCTTCAACTGACTTAAATGGTGCTACTCTTACAGCAGGTAATTATCACGCTACTTCAACAGGCACATTCACTGCTACTGGAACACTTACTCTAGATGGTGGCGGAGACCCAAATTCTATATTTGTACTTTCTTTTGGTACAAGCATGACTCTTGGTGCCAATGATAATGTGGTTTTAATTAATGGTGCAAACGCCAATAATGTTTATTGGATAACAGGTACAACCTTTACATTTGGTGCCAATGATACTGTTAATGGTACAATTCTAGCAGGTACATCCATTACATTTGCTTCCAATAGCGTTCTTAATGGAAGGGCTCTTTGTTATGGCCCTTCAGGAACAACCGTTACATTTCCAAGTGCTGGTACTGTTACTGTTCCACCTCCTTCTATTATTAGTGGTACATTATTTTTATCTCAATTAAGTGTTGGACAGGAAATTACAGATCCCAATGGTATTTTTATAGGAGAAATAAGTCAAATAACCGACAATACTCATGCCACTTTATTAAATCCTTGGGCAGGACCTACTGAAGTTGTTACTGCGTATAGATTACTTTATACAGATTTGCAACTTCCCCCTCCAATTCTTTGGGATAAATCTACACTAGCTTTTGGAGTCATCATCACTATTTTTAACCCAGGAAATTTTATCCTGAACTAAGGAATACTATTAGGAGAACTATTATGTCAGAATTGAATGAAACGCTTAAATTAAAAGGAACGGTTACATTGAAAATGTACGATGCCGATGGAAAATTAATCCATGAGCAATGTAATCCGAACCTGATAGTCACAGTAGGTAAATCTTATTTAGCTACTTGGCTTGCTGCTGCATCGCAAGCTGGTAAATTTATGTCTTATATTGCACTTGGAACTGGGTCAGCATCTCCTACAGTGGGAGATACCTCGCTTCAAAGTGAGTTTTCAGGTGGTGGATATTCAAGACAACAGGGGACTCTAACAGGCTCTTCAAACGTTTGGCAAAATGTTGCCACATTTCCCGCTGGAAATGGTACAGGTGCAATTACTGAAGCGGGGTTATTTTCGGCAGTTACTTCTGGTACAATGTTTGCTCGTCAAGTTTTTGCTGTTGTAAATAAAGCTTCTGGAAATACTGTTATTATAACTTGGCAAGTGTCGTTTTCATAAAATTACAAAGGATAATTTAGATGCCTTCTCCCTCATGGTCATTTACTGGATCATTACCTAATACTCCAAGACGTGATATTCCCTGTGTTATTTTACAAAATGGGAAGGCACTCATAGCTGGAGGAGATGGTTCTTCTCCTACGAATACTGTAAGTACTCTCTATGATCCTGGGACAGGGATTTGGACAGATACCGGATCTTTAAATACCGCGAGATCAAATGCTCCTGCAATCGTTTTGCAAAATGGGAAAGTTTTAATTGCTGGTGGTGGTGATGCCGTAGGTCCTATTACATCCTGTGAATTATATGATCCAGGTACAGGATTATGGACACCTACTGGTTCATTAAATACTGCTAGATCTATAGCAATACTCATTTTGTTAAATGATGGAACAGTTTTACTTGCAGGTGGATTTTTTAGTGGAGGAAATGCTACAGCTACTGCTGAAATATACGATCCTGTAGCCGCAACATGGTCTTTTACTACAGGACCTTTGAATCAATCTAGAGCGTCATATGGGGCGGTTAAATTAAATAATGGAAAAGTTCTTTTTGCAGGTGGAGAATCACCTGTTCATAGTCCTCTTAGTAGTAGTGAACTTTATGATCCTGTTACTAAAACATTTTCATTTACAGGATCACTTAGTTCTACTCATACAGCAGATGAATCAGTAAATAATTTATGTTGTTTATTGAATGACGGAACTGTATTGTTAGCTAGTGGTAATTCTTCTACAACTTCAGAAGTTTATGATCCTGTGGCTGGAACCTGGGGTCATACTGCTACTTTGTCCTCTGTGCATTTTGGAACAACACCACAGGTGTTAAGAGACGGCAAAGTAATACTTCCTGGAGGTGCTGATATAAGTGGGCTATCAACAACTGTTGTAGATTTATATAATCCTGATACAGTTTCATGGACACCCACGGCCAGTCTTAATACGTCTCGTGCTAATTTTGGTATTGCAACATTATCTAATGGAACGGTTATAGTTGTAGGAGGAGTAAATAGCCATGTTCCCGTTGATTTATCTTCCGCCGAACTATACAATTATCCATTCATCAATGATCATTGGATTGCTACAACTGGGCAACTTAATGTTGCAAGAGGTGGTGGTTCATCTTTAGTTAAGTTGAATAATGGAAAGATACTACTTATTGGTGGAGAAAATTCTACATTTACGGATACTTTAACTTCTTGTGAATTATTTGACCCAATTGCCCAAACTTGGTCTGTGACTGGAAGTTTAATCCAAAAAAAGAGACTCGCTGGTGCAGTTCTACTGACAATTGGACCTAACGCGGGAAAAGTATTAAGCATTGGTGGATTAGCTGGTAGTCCTTTATCCGATTGTGAGATCTACGATCCAACCGCAGGAACTTGGTCCAGTACAGGTTCGATGGCCAATCCAAGGTGGGGCTTTGCTTCTTTCACTCTTCCATCTGGTAAAATTCTTGTAGTATGTGGAGTTGGGGCTACTGGACAATGTGAAATTTATGATCCTGTAGCTGGAACTTGGAGTACTGCTGCGGCATATCCACAGGGAAACATGTTTACGTTCATGGGCTTCGCAACATTAAACGATGGGCGTCCAATTGTTATAGGCGGCGCATCAGTTATTGGGGGGTCCTTTGCGAATGTTAATATTTACAATGAAGGTAGTGATACATGGGCCGCACAAACGTCTTACCCTTTGATAGTCGAAGATCAGGGTATAGCGAATTTTGTTATAACGCTTTTATCAGGAAAAGTTTTAGTTGTAGGTGGATTTGATGCCACTTCTACATATTATACAGCATGTAATATTTTTGACCCTGTGGCGAATACTTGGAGTGTGGCTGCATCTTTGCCCTTCACTGCGAAGGTTCCAGGAGCGCTTTATTTGTTGGTGGATGGTACCGTACTTTGTGCTGGGGGATATGATGGAGCTTCTCTTTCTGATAGCGAGATTTATGATCCAGTTGCTAATACCTGGACTCCTACCGGAAGTTTATTGGAAGCGTCATTTCTTGGAAATTCCAGCCAACCCCAAGGTATTGTTTTAAATAATCCTAGTTACCCTTTATGGGCGGGTCAGGGTGTATCACCTTTTACTAGATCAGAAGTTTTTCAAACACCAATACTTTCTATATTTTTATCTGATTCTATAACGATGTCAGATTCACAAACCGAAGCACTTGCTATTCCTTTGGCAGATTCAATATCTTTAACAGACACATTCCCAAATTCATTTTCAGTCGAAAGCAATGCCGTAACACCAGTAAATATTCCAATAGTAGAAAATTTAGTAAATCAGCTTGTACCTGCGGATGTAAAGACATATTTTAAAATAGAGGAATAAGGATAAGATTTAAAGGAGATTCATATGTCATCAGTTATTTTTAGCAATGCCCAGCGCATAATTGCACAAATTTTTGAATGGTTACAGACAAGTAATCAAGGTCAAACAACTAATCTAATTACAGATACTTTCTCGGCTGGAATAGACAATGCTACTACCTCGGGAGAAGGATTTCTTGTTGTCCCTGGCACCAATAATACTCCAGCTAATCCTTCAGTTAATGTTACATTGGGTGGGATAGCATATGACCCACGAGGGGCGAGAATCTTTATTTCTCCTTCTGATGCTCTCCTCTACAACCCAACAAATACTACTGCTACTACAAATGACGGTTTAGGAAATTTTCTCAGCACACCTCAAAGTACTGGAGTTGTAAATATCCCCGTAACTCAATCATCACAAAATTATCTTTGGATTAATTATCTTGCTACTATCGATACTACTGCGTTTACTTTAAATGCTGAAACAAATGCTAAAATTTTTTATAAACAAACAGATGGGTATAATATTCGAGTAACAGTTACCAATGTTCCTCCTGATGCCAATGCTATTTTCTTAGCAGCAGTGAATATGGTGGGAGGTGGAGCAGTAGCTTCATCTAATATTTCACAGGTAGGACGTACATTTTATCACATTCTTCCAAATATTGTTCCTATAACTACACCCTTTAATGATGGATCAAATCGGACACCTTCATACAATCAAAATTCAACATATACGCTTGATGCCCATATAAAAAGTATTGGTACTGGAACAGGTATTAGTCCTTTCAATCCTCATAACATGTCATTGGCAGATTTAGGTGTCGCTGCATTGGATACGGTAGTTGGTCGCACTCAAATCGAAGGTAATAATAATGTTATTATTGCAGGAACTCCTGGGAATCCTTTTCCTTCTACCTCTGCTATGGCAACCAGTATCAATATTGTAAATCCTGGAAGCGATACAATTAACGTTTTTCAACTCCTCTCCTCTGAATTTGCCATCGTCAATGGTACTGCATATAATGTTAATGCAATTTTTGGAGCTTCTCCTACTAACGCTACTGTTATATTTCCCGATGCTTCTGGCACTTATAATGTTTATTGGGATTCTGTTACCAAATCTTTTGCAGTTACGACAATTAGTATTGCGTCGGATATGACAAAACTTTGGCTTGCTACCGTTACGTATACATTTGTTGGGCACGGCGTTTCGGATCACAATGCTTTATCGGGTTTAGTGGATCATAGATTCATCGGAGGTACGACTAATTTATTGCAACGTTGGACTACCGCATCCAGACCTACAAATCCAGTAGTGGGAGAATTTGGTTTTAATGTCACGCTAAATTCATTCGAATTTTGGGATGGAAGTAGTTGGCAACAGACAGTTACTGGGACAGCTAACGGAGCCGTTCCTACAGGTACCATTCTTGAATTCGCAGGATCTTCCGCACCTACTGGATTCTTAATGGCGAATGGATCTTCTCAATCCACAGCAGCGTTCCCCGCATTGTTTGCAGTTATTGGATATACTTATGGTGGAGCGGGACCTAGTTTTAATGTTCCAAATAGAATAAACGTTGTAGGTGTTGGAGCGGGAGGAAGTATTGTTCCTACTCTCGGAAGTACCGCAGGGTCTACTACCCAAACTCCTACTCAAAATCCACACCAACACAAAGAAAATATAGTTGCTGATAGTGGTGTGGGACGTGGTGTTAATGATGTTGCGGAATTTGGTACTGCTCCAGAATCGGGAACTAGGACGGTGGGTACTTTTGCAAGTGCTAGTCCTCTTACCGCAGCTAGTATTTATTTAACATCTGCTGAAACGGCTACAAATAATCCAGTGAGTGTTGTACAGCCTAGCATTGGGTTGAACTACATCATAAAAACATAATATCGAAAAAGAGGAACAATATGAGTGATTCTATTACGAGTTGTACGTTACGTAAAAATTCTGATGGCACAATTCAGATATATGATGTTACTTTTTCATTTGATAACATGAATATTCCACTTGCTTTAAATACTGTAAGCGTTGAAAGTTCACTGTTGTCTAACCCAAATGATTTAAACGAAGTGAAACTTCTAGCTTGTCAGCAAGCAAAAGCAATTAAAGAATCCTATTCAAACGTAGTTGTAATTACTGATTTGACTGGTCCTGTAACGCTATAAGGACTTGTTGTTTTAAGCAAAACCAGTTATACTAAAGATAAGAAAAGCGATGAATCTATTCTTCGAATTATTTTATAAGCCCTGGGTTTCTATGGCATTTTATCCCATGCCTGTGGAACACTGGGCTTTTTTTAATGAAGCCCTAGCTTCTTTTCCTACAATTGAACTGCTTCCTGGATACCCTTCATCTTCTCGCCGCACTAAAAAAATTCAACTTGTTGTGCTCCACCATACTGGAAGCCTTGACGTTTCCAAAGCACTTAAATGGTTTAATAATCCCAACAATTATGCTTCGACGCATTGGCTTGTTGATTTGGATGGACATGTGCAGCAACTTGTATCTGAAGAGAATGCATCGCTTAATATTCAAAATGCCAAATATAAGAATTCCAGACTCGTTGCAGAAATGAGTTTGGGAATACATTTGGTTGGGAATGGATTTACGCCTTTTACAGAAGCTCAATACGAGGCCGTTGCTATGCTTTGCTCTTATATACAAAGAAAGTATGGACTGAAGAATGAGGAGATTTTTAAACACGCTGAGGTTGAGACAGTGAATTCAGTTGCTCCTGCCAACGACCCCGCACCATGGGATAAAGAAAAGTTCCAAACATTGCTTGCACAATTTAAAGGAATCTGATATAATAGTGGTATGACGATTTTCCTTAAAACAGAAGAACATTTGCAACACATAAGAAGGGCAGGTAAGATTGCTTCCACAGTCTTGTCTGCCCTTCCTCATTTTATAATTCCGGGAGCGACAACCAAATACATTGATGGAGTTGTTGAGCAGATGACACGAGAGCTTGAGGGAATTCCAGCTTGCAAAGGATATAAAGAATTCCCAGCCGCAACTTGTATTTCGGTTAATGATGAAGCGGTTCATTGTATTCCAAGCGAAAGGGTAATTAAAGAAGGCGACGTAGTAAAGGTGGATTTTGTGGTGGATGTTAATGGTTGGAAGGCTGATACCGCTCGAACCTACCTCGTGCCGCCTATCAAACCTGAAATCCAAACTTTTGCCGAGACCTGCTACCTTGCAATGTATGAAGGAATTAAGAAAGCAATTGATGGAAATCGAGTAAGTGATATAAGCAAAGCAATTGAAGAGTTTGTTAAGCCCAGGGGTTATGGAATCGTAAAAGCGTTCGTCGGCCATGGGATAGGAAAGAGTATTCACGAAGACCCACAAATACCCAATTATTTTGTTAAGGAGAAAGACTCGCTCCTTTGTTCTGGAATGACAATTTGTATTGAGCCAATTTTAACGCTTAATTCAGACCCTACCGTAGAAATTACAGGATGGAACACAAAAGCCAAATCCGTTGTAGCCCATTTCGAACATACCCTGTTAATCACCCCCACCAAGCCAGAAATCATTACCCTCCGAAAAGAAGAGTTAAATTTCCTCTAGAAATCATATCAAACTTTCCTATTGACAAACCCCGGTTTTGGGGCTATACTTAATTAGGGAGGGAATAATGAATCTACCACAAGCTGAATTTCTTGCTACGGAACTTATGCGTCAGCATGGATTGTGGGAGCAGCGTTGGAGTTTTAAATTTGATCGTTCTGTAAGGCGGCTTGGAAATTGTAATTATGGGAAGAAGATTATTTCTTTAGGGCAACACGCTACTTTGGTAAACGATGAGGCAACTGTTCGTAATACAATCCTTCATGAAATTGCTCACGCTCTTTGTGGGTATGACGCTGGACATGGACCCATTTGGAGGGCAAAAGCAGTTGAGATTGGGTGTGATGGGCAGCGTCTTGGAAACATTGCAAAGAAGGCTCCTCACAAATATCAAATGTATTGTATGGATTGCAATCACACTTGGATGTATTATCGAAGGCCAAAGCTGGGTCCTTGCTACATTCATAAATGCGAAAAATTGTTAAACAGAATCGGATATACACATGATACACCTTGGGTTCCTGTTGCTTCTAATTTGAAAGTGGAGGTATTAGCGTGAGCTTAAATGAATATCAAAAGAAACCCACACTTACCGCAGACGGTCTTCCATGGGTACAGCAATGTTTATATTGTGGCACGTCTGTAAATTTTATTAAGGACCCGAAGAGCAGTTGGCTTAGGGTAGGGGAATTTGTTCGCCATAAAAAATGCGATCCTCCCCCAGCGAAGTGAAATACAAAGATTCAGATATTTGTGTTTGTGGCCACCGCTTTGACGACCACGATTGTCACACGGATGGATATTGTTTGGAATGTCTATTCTCCGATGGTATTTATGGAGATGGCGTTGATGAATGTCAAGGTTTTAAGTTGGATAATTTAAAATACGTTGAAGACAAAGCGAAGAAAAGAAAGTTGCTATGAAACCAGTTTTGGATAAAGGATTTGTGGAGTTGGTTGATTCAATGGGGTCGGACCTTTCCATTGTCAGAGCCGCCAGAGTATCTTACGGCAAAACTTCTTCAGATCCTGAGAAGGATAAGAAGCTGATTAAATTCCTTTTGGCTAACGACCATGGCACCCCCTTTGAGCACGTTGCCCTCACGTTCCATGTAAAAGCTCCAATCTTTGTTGTTCGACAGTGGATGAGACACAGGATTGGAAATTCCTTCAACGAGATCAGCGGTCGGTATACAGAGATGAAAGAAGAATTTTATATTCCAAAGCAGCTTCGTACCCAGGTGGGAAAGAATTACCAGTACGAAGCTTTGATGGATAGTGTGAATTCTATTGAGAAGATTGAAGCTCATTACGAAGACACATTCAAATTATATAAGGAGCTTCTAGAATTGGGTGTGGCCAAAGAGCAAGCTCGTGCTATCCTTCCCTTGGGGCTCTATACAGAATTTTATTGGACTGTGAATGCCCGTTCTTTGATGCACTTTATATCTTTGCGTCTTGATCCTCATGCCCAGGAAGAGATTAGAGATTACGCTGTCGCTTTGCTCGAATATTTTAAAGAGGTTCTGCCTTGGACAGCAGAAGCATTTTTGGAGAAGAATAAGTGATGGAACTTCTGTGCAAATGTGGACACAGAGATACAATGCATTCTACATTAGAAGATGCACTTAAGTACCGCCAGAATATTGGTAGGTTATGCACTGAATATGCAGACTATCCTAATTACGATGCTCCTTATTTACACGCAACAGAAGAAATTTGTATATGTGATAACTTTATAGCAGATAATTTATTGTCGATTGAACGAGAAGTAAAGAAGAGAAATTTGGTATGATGTGTTGGCGATGTGGGCATCAAAAGAGAGGACACGAAGCAGAACCAATAACTGAGTATAAGGAAGTATGTTGGGATTGTTGGTTTGATAAAGATACACTTGAAAAACGTTTAAAAGCTTGGTATAAATTTGAAGATAACTTGAGTTATATAGAACGCAAAGCTAAGGAAAAGAAACTGATTTGAGATTCATTCGCTCTCATGGTGTAACGGTTAGCACGGTACCCTGTCAAGGTATTAGCACGAGTTCGATTCTCGTTGGGAGCGGAAGAATCTTTAGATGCTCCATAGCACAATGGTAGTGCAATCCCCTGTTAAGGGAAAGGTTCTAGGTTCGAATCCTAGTGGAGCAGCCAAGGATTTGGAAGATGATAGCCCGGATAGCTCAACTGGTAGAGCAACCCCTTTGTAAGGGGAAGGTTGTAGGTTCGATTCCTATTCTGGGCTGTGATCTTCTATGATTAAAATCAATATCGAAAACGTTAAGTCGAATCTCGAAGGGGATCTTGACCCAAAAGTAATTTCTGCTATATATAATAAATTGGCAGCAGAGGTTCAGGGTTCTTTTTATGCCCGAAAACAAAACCCCTGGTGGGACGGAAAGAAACATTTCTTCACTAAGGTTGGTAAGGCTTTTATGACAGGTTTGATTTGGATGGTGCGTGAAACTCTAGACAAACACCACGTTCAGTACGAATATAACGACCTTAGAATAAAGCCCAACCCAAAGAAAGAATTGCCTTTGCACAACGTTACCCTTCGTGCCTACCAGCAATCCATTGTTGATGAGGCAGTAAAGAAAGAGCGAGGTGTGATTCGTGTTTCAACAGGTGGCGGTAAGACAACCATCATTGCAGCTTTAGTTGGGAAACTTAATTTCACAACCCTCATCCTGATTCATCGCCAGGAAATTATGGCGCAGATTAAAGAGACACTTGAACGCATCCTTCAAATTCCCATTGGAACCGTCGGCGCTGGTACAGTCGATATTCAGCGTGTTACAATTGCTATGGTTCAAAGTGCCCATGAGTTGAAAGAGTTTCTACCCACTGTTGATGTTTTGATTGGAGATGAAGGACACCATGCTCCTGCTGAAACTTATTGGCAGGTTGCAGAAGCTTGTCCAAATGCGTATTACCGATATCTTTTTACTGGAAGTGACTGGCGGGAAGATAATATGGATATAATGTTGGATGGATTCGCCGCCAAGAAGTTCGTTGATATCAACGCTTCCAAGTTAATCGATGATGGTTGGTTGGTTCCACCAACAATTTACTTGTATGATTTTCAGCATGAACGTAAGAACCGCAAAGGGGTTCGTTATCCTAAAATTTACAATGAAGAGGTGACGAACAATTTAAAAAGGAACCAGCTTGTTGTGGACCTTGCGATGAGGTCGGTGGAGGCTGGTAAGAGTACATTAATTTTAATAAATTACATCGAACATGGGGAGAACCTTTTAACCCTTTTAAAAGCGGTTTACCCAGATATCGAGTTCATCCATGGGAGTACGGAAGTTGGAAAGAGACAGAAGGTGCTCCAGGAGTTCAAGGAAGGCACCAGGAAGCTCCTTTTAGCGTCAAATATCCTTGGAGAGGGTGTGGACATCCCAAAGCTGGAAGTACTCATTACAGCAAGGGCTGAAGCCTCTACAATTGCAGCCTACCAAGCATTGGGAAGAACGCTCAGGCCGTCAGAGGGTAAAACCAAAGCAATTATAATTGATCTTTTCGATTCTGATTGTAAGTATTTAGAAAGTCATGCTTCAGCGCGTTTAAAAATCTACGCTTCGGAACCCAGGTATAAAATTGTTCCAGTGAGTGATTTGAATGGGGTAAAATTCGATGCTTGATCCAAAAGATGTGGAGAGTGTAGTAAATAAATCTGATATGGTTTTGGATGTTTTAAATAAGCGTAGCAAAGTGGTTTTTAAAGTTCCTCTGGTAAGAATCAGAGTAGCTTTTTTTGGGTACCAATATGTTTGGGGAGAACTGAATCGAGCTAAACTGACATCCGAACTTTTGGATTTGGGATTCGACAATCTTACCCTTACTTTAATTATTGAAGGTATTATTCATTTAAAAAGAAAAGTAACACAATGGAAGGAAAGTCCCAAACGTATAACCGATCCTCTTGAATTGGCAAGAATGGAAACACAAGTAAAAAAGCGTGTTCGTTTTAATACCGCTAGAGGTAAATTTTAATGGTTGAGTATTGCACCTGTGGGCATACGAAAGAATGCCACGCAATACTTCATGGTCCTCACGGTATTAAGAATTTGGCGTTGTGTTTAAACTGTGTAAATAAAAATGAGATCGCCTCCCATTCTTTTAAACTTGACAATCTTAAATTAATCGAAGACTTAGCCAAAGAGAAAGGATTAGTATGATAAAAATAGTGGCTATTTCCGATACCCATCTTTCGCACAACCAATTAGAAATTCCTGAGTGCGACCTTTTGATCCATTCAGGAGATTTTTCATTTGTAGGAAAAATGGTTGATGTGCTAGACGTGAACCAATGGTTTGGGAAGTTGAAAGCAAGTGGTAAGGTAAAAGAGATTGTAGCAATCGCTGGCAATCATGATTGGATAGGACAGACAAACCCCAGTTGGACAAAAGAAGCTTTTACCAATTGTATTTACTTGGATGAAGAACCTTGTGAAGTGTTTGGGTTCAAAGTGTTTGGGTCGGCATGGAGTCCAGAATTTAATAATTGGGCGTTCAATGCAAAACGAGGAAAAGAGATAGCTCGACACTGGAGTAAGATTCCCGATGATACGGAAATCCTCGTAACGCATGGACCGCCTATGGGAATCTTGGATATTAACACAGAAGAGATTTACAGCAAACCTTTGGGCCCGGAACATTTGGGATGTGAGGAGCTTAGGAAGCGAGTGAAGAAATTGAAAGAGTTAAAGCTGCATGTTTTCGGCCACATACATTCTTCCAATGGAATGGATACGGTCGATGGTGTTCAGTTTGTTAATGCCTCAGTCTTAAACGAATCCTACGAAGTAGTTTACCCACCTAGAGTAATTCACCTCGAAAAATAGCATCAAATTACCTCTTGACAAAATACCCTTTTCCTGCTAAACTAAAGCGTGGAAGAAAAGCTCTGCGAATTCTGCAAGCATAAAGCAAGTGATCACATCCTGGCGAATGCTGGTGCTTGTGGTGATGCAGAATGTTGCGGAAGTGAATACGAATTTTGCTATGAATGTGGAGAACGTTGCAGTGGCTTTGATTTAAAGTGGAGGTATTGAAAATGAATCAGAAAGAAGCTTTGAAAAGAGTTATGGCTTTGGTAGAACACGAGGATCGAAAAGAAGTACTCTTTCTTCTAAAAAGATGCCGTAAGCATCTTGTGAAACAATGGGGAGAAGATGATGGATTTATCCAACGGCTTGATACAGCTATCGCGCAAATGGAGGGAAAATAGCATGGAAAGACAATTGACCGAATTCCAAAATGCAATTATAAGCGTAGTTCATACTGAGCCCGATTATAGTTTTGTACAAGTGGAGAGAAAAGCTATTCTAAGAATGGCTCAACGAGGATTGGTAAAGCTTAAAACAAATTCGAATGGACTTACTGGAGCCACGGTTACAGCCAAAGGTGAAAAGCTTTATGGTTGGAAAGTGGCATGAATATTCCTATTATTTCCAAATGGTTGAAGTCTCGTGAGAATAAAAAAGTTGTTGCGGCTTTCCTTAAATTGGAAATGAGAAAAGCTAGGATCATTGATTATAAAAGAAAATACAATATTAAAGATCCCAAATGAACAAAATCCTCGAAGTTAAATTTGGCAGTCACCTCTATGGAACGGATACCCCCGAAAGCGATCTCGATTTTAAAGGTATTTATTTACCAGACGCTCATCAAATTGTTTTGGGCAGAGCCAGTAAGAATGTCAGCACAAGCCGTTCAAAGCAAGAGTTTGAGAAGAATAGTAAAGATGATGTAGACCGAGAAACTTTCAGTCTCAAGGAATATTTGAAGCTCCTTTGTGAGGGACAAACTGTTGCTCTGGACATGCTTTTCTCTCCCGAATCCTTTCATGTATTTAAAGGGGAAAATACTTACGTTTTGTTTCAATACATTTATCAGAATAAAGATAAAATCCTTTCCAAAGGTATTTTGAGTTTTGTCGGATACGCACAAAAACAAGCTTCGAAATACGGTATTAAAGGTTCTCGTGTTCGAGCAGTGAAAGATACAATTGAGTTTTTGAATGGCATTAAAGACGAGCAATCGCTGTTGAAAGAGATTCGAGTAGTACTAGATTCTTTTGTTGCCAGGGGCGATGAGTTCATCAAATACGTTGAGATGACAGATCCCAACAATGTTCTGGTTACTTATTTTGAAGTGTGTAACCGTAAATTTCAAATGACGAACTCTGTTAAATATGTGTTGTCCATCCTAAATAGAATTTACAATGAATATGGACAACGGGCAAAGTTGGCTGAAGTTAACGATGGGATTGATTGGAAGGCGCTGAGTCATGCCGTGCGCGTAAATTTTGAAGGACAGGAATTGTTAAAGACTGGGTTCATTACTTTTCCCTGCCCGGAGAGAAAGCTCCTTCTGGATATCAAAACAGGCAAGGTACCGTATAAAGAAGTAGAGGTATTAATTGAGACTGGATTGCAGGATTTAGAAACAGCACAGAAAGCTTCTAAGCTGCCAGAGAAGCCCGATTTGGAATGGGCTGATAATTTCTTATACGATGTTTACAGCGATATTGTGAAACGAGGATAAAGAATGAATACAATAACACGTCAAGAAGCTACAGAAGAGCAACTAGAAGAAATTCATCACCATATTCACGCTTACATGGATTCTCTCGCAGAGTGTTTAGAGGGCGTTGATGTCGCAGGTATCCCGGTGGCTGACGGCATTAAAATGATCCTGGGAGTGGGGGTGAAGGCAGGGGCTTTGGGTAAGTTTGAGAACTTAAATATTACGGATTCTGAGGTGTCTTTTGACGCTTGGATCAGAATTGGAATGAACAATCCTGGGCTTTATTACAAGTTAAAAACAGTCATAAATATAGACGAAAAACGAGCTAGTGTAATTGAGTATTAAAATAACCCTTGACAAACGTAAAATTATCTGCTAAACTATACTAGGAGGGAATGAAAATGGACTACAGAAATCTGAAAATTCTTCTGCTTGGAATATTGCTTGGAGCGATGCTCTTAGCAGGTGGGATGGTATTCAACGCGCTATCGAATATGTTCCACAATCTTCAAGTTAAATACACTGAACAAGGAGTGCTTTTAAAACTATGAGTTTACTAAAATGTGTGCATTGTAAAGTGTTTTTAATTCACAGTCAAGATGAGCTTAAAAGGCATGAAGCTAAATATCACGATTACCAAGTTTCTAATTATGAGCCGCACCATCATCGTCCTTTGAGCAAAGAAGAATTCAAAGCGATTGTGGTTCGTGGAGAAGAGAAGTTTAAACACGCTATTATTACAACGCCTGATTTAGTAAAGTAGTAGATGTACTGGCTAAGGCCAGCAATGACAACACGAAAGGAAGAAATTAACATGAAGAAGCTACTAGTTACAATCGCTTTGGTTATGAGTGTTGCCACTCTAGGCCGAACAGCGAACGTCACAGATACAGGTCCAGGAACAACGGGAGATGTTCTTTACTTCACAGGTCAGGCGGGAAATGATCAAGGAACTTGGAGCAACTTGCCAAGTTTGGTTCAAACTATCATCAACAACAACACTGTTGTTCCTGCCACAGTCGGTACGAGCCTTAACAGCAGTGCAGTGAGTACAGTTGGTAACGTTGATATTACTGGTTCAGGAATCACCCAAACAGTTACAGGTTCTGGAGCAACAGGAACGTCAAGTTATAACTTCAACAACTTGTCAACTACTGAAGGACAGACGAACGCGACCAACATCAGCAATCTGTCAAGCACTGTTGGTGGAAATACAACTCAAATCAACCAGAATACTTCGGACATCAGCAACATTCAGAACTTGTCCGATAATAGTCTGTTGACGCAGACCGTTAATAACCACACGAGCCAAATCAGCACGTTGAATTCAAATGTTGCGTCAATTAACAACATGAGTGATCCAACCACGGTTCTCAATCAAACGGTGAATGGCAATACGGCTGGTATTTCTGCTATTAATAACATGTCTGACCCAAGCACGGTCTTGAATCAGACTGTTAATGGAAACACGACGGCAATTGCAAATGAAACAACTCGTGCCACTGGCGCGGAAACTACCTTGTCGAATGGTTTGTCAAATGAGGCCGCTACACGAGCTTCTGCTGATACAACCCTTCAAAACAACATTAACAATGAAGCTACGACCCGCGCTTCTGCGGATCAGGCGTTGCAGAACCAAATCAACAACGTTAATGCTCAGGCGCAAGACAATACAAACCGCATTGATCGTTTGGAGCAAACAAAATACCTGTTGGAGCCTACCGTTCGACTTTACGACGATAAGCATTTCCAGGTTCAGGCGTTTGATTCTTACGATGTTCGCCACTCGATGAACTTTGCGGCTGGCTTGCGGGTTATGTTCAAGGTTGGTCCTTCCTATGAAGAGAAGCTACTTAAGAAGACCAATCCTGAGATTGCTCGTCTGCTGTCGGCTAACGTTAATCACGATATTGTGGAACGTGATGAAATTCGCAAACAGCTTGCTGAGGATCGTGCTCTTATCGCAGAACAATCTGCATTGCTTAAGCAATTGAGTGCAAAGGGTGACAACGTGGTTCTGAATGCCTCTGCCCCATCGAAGGCTGAAGCTAAGTTTGTGAATGGTGGAGATGATGATCTTCTGAAGGCCATGGAAGACCGTAACGAGAAGTTTGGAAAGTAATTAAAGCTAAACTGTAAAGCCCTGAGAAATCGGGGCTTTCAGTGTAGTTTTAAATAAAGACACGAAAGGATAAGAATAAATGAACAAGAAAACAGTAATGGCCATTCTGTTTACAAGTTTATTTGTTGCTTCTTTGGCTTCTGCCAATTGCGGCAGCAATGGTAATGGAAACGGAAACGGTTGTGGTGGTAGTACAGGTTCTGGATCACAAGGTCCCGCAGGTCCTCAAGGACCGCAGGGAAATTCTGGAAGCAACGGAACTAATGGTGCAAATGGTTTAAACGGAGTGGCTGGAGCAAATGGAACTAACGGAATAAATGGCATTAACGGAGTTGATGCTGTAAATCAATCTCGCCTACTTGGTGAGTTGGACCTTCGAATCTGGGATACAAAGCGCACGTCTTTCTATGCCTTTGATTCTTATGGGTTCGATGACGCTCCTGGACACGATGTATTATTGGATGGCCGTAATGCCTTTTATGGCGCTAAGTTTGTTGTTAAGCTTGGCTCCTCATATGAGGAACGAATGTTGGATAAGCAAGCGGCTCAGATTAAGGCGCTTGAAGCAGCCCTAGAAAAGTTGTCCAAGTAGACTTTCCTCCGTTCCTGGGGTGCTTCCTCCCCGATGGTGGTTAGCATCGAGCGGGAACGGGGATGAAGTCTTAAAATAGAAAGGAATAAAATGGAAATTATAAGAGATTACGAAGAAGTATTGAGTATGGCGATGCCACATCCAATGGAATCAGTTATGGGACGATTGGTTACAAAAGGAATTGTTCCTGAAGAAGCCGCCCGAAGATTCTTGTTGGAAACGAAATGAAAATCCTTCCCCTCTTGTTCTTGAGTAGTACGGTGCTTGCCTACGACCAGCCAAGGGTTGAAGATCCACATACCGTACTGTCAAAGCTCGACCACATCATTTCTTTGAAAAACACCAACGTCAGCTTGCGCGGAGTAAATGATGTGAACCTAACCCACAAGCTTGTTGGGTCTTCTCGATTGAATTTTGAAGGATACGGCAGGTACAATTTAACACGGCATGATTCTGAAAGTGGCGTACACTTCAAATTCAAATGGTAAAATTAGCAATACATCGAGGCAGCAAATTTGTAGCCAAAAACACCTTCTTCGAAAATGTCGATCAAGTTGTTATTTTTGAGGGAATACAAAAGACAGGATTTGCTGATTTTCCAGATTTCCCAATCTACACTCTCACAAGGAAAGTAGATAGTCACCCAGAAGGAAGTACCATCTCTCGCATGGAATTAAAGAAGTATGGGTACGTTTTGCCAGAAGAGGCTCCTTAGAGTGGAACCCAAAATTGTTAATTTGATTTGTCCTAAGTGCCGTCTGACCTGGATGTGCAAAAATGGTAGTGATAAATTTTACTTTTGTTACGCCTGTTCGTTTATTTTATTCGATAAGCAGGTTGAAGGCGGCTTGACAAACAACAAAGGGTCTGGTATAATGAAATGTATGAGAACCAAACTATACAATTTTTTCAATAGCCCTTGGGTTGCCTTCCCATTGATGATCCTTCTTGTGGCCGCACTTTTTGTTGTAGCAATAAAATGTCAGTCCTGGCATTTCCTAAAACTTTCATGTTTGGAGAGAGCGTTATGAAACACGTTAATAAACGAGCTTTGGTTTTGGCGTTGTTAGATTTGATTGCAGTTATTCTTTTGCTTTTGGTGAGGTAACGGTATGGAAAATAACGGCCACAAATACAAGCACCATTGCAAGGCACAAGCTGGGAATTGTCCTTGGTGTACCAAATGTGAGAATTGTGGAGAGATTTGGATTAACTGTTCGTATAAAGAATGTTTAAAAAAAGGATAATTAAATGGCTTCAAAAGAATATATGCGTAATTGGTACTTAAAAAATAGGGAAAGAAATTTGGAGAAGGCCAAAATTTATCGTCAATCTTATCCAGGGGCTCAACGAATGAGAGAAAAACGTTTACGTGGGCAGACATTTATAAATGAAGCAAAAAATAAACCTTGTATGGATTGTGGTGTTCGTTATGCTTCTTGGATAATGCAGTTTGACCACAGAGATCCAACACAAAAGAGATTTACAATTTCATCTTCTACTTCCCGTTCCTTTGTAGATTTACAAATTGAAATGGATAAATGCGATGTTGTATGTGCTAATTGTCATGCAGAAAGAACGCATAAATTAGGTAAATTGTTTAGACCAGGAAGACCAGTCGCGGAACGGAAATATACTAAAAGGAGTCCAAAGTGAATATTATCCCCACTGTGGTAGAAAAAATGACCGGAGCGGGGTCAATGGTTTCCTACGACCTCCTTTCCCGTTTGATGCAAGATAGAATTTTATTCGTAGGTGGCAATCACGGAGCCATAAGTTTGGACGATGCTAATATCCTAATTTCGCAGCTTCTTTATTTGGATTCGATTGACCCAGGTAAGAAAATTGAAATGTACATCAATTCTCCAGGTGGGGAGGTTTCAGCGGGCCTTGCTATTCTGGATACAATGAATCACATCCAAAGTCCTATCACGACAATCTGTTTAGGAATGGCAATGTCTTTTGGGGCTGTTCTATTGAGTGCTGGGGAACCGGGAAAACGTTTTGCTCTTCCAAATGCCCGTATCATGATTCACCAACCATTGATTTCTGGAGGTGGGATATCGGGTCAGGCGACTGACATTGAAATTGAAGCAAAGGAAATGACTCATTGCAAAACATCCCTTACAAAAATCCTCGCAGCCAACTGCAATCAGAAATACGAGAAGGTTTTGAAGGATTGCGAACGCAATTTTTATATGTCAGCAGAGGAAGCAAAAGAGTATGGGTTGATTGATAACGTGATTGTTCCGCACAGGAAATTGGATAAACACGTTTAGAAAATGAGAAACAAGAAAAAAGCAAAACGGATAAAGAAAGCACCTAGGAAAAAGTTGGCGGTTAAACCAGCGGTAGATTGTGTCTGCCCTGAAAATGATTGGGAAACTTCTGATGAACAAAGCTTCTTTGGAAGTGGCGACTTCCTTTACGATGATCTTCTTTAATGAAAACGTTGCGTAAACCAGCCATACCTTGCATTTGTGGACACAGCCGGACATCTCATAAAGGTTGGGGACATTGGAAAGTATGTATGGACCCGCTTATTGATTTTGAAGAGTGTGAATGCGATAAATATGTTCCAGACAATCTCTCTTACATAGAGAAGCTTGCAAAAAAGAAAAAGCTAGTATGATAAAATTAAACGGCAGAACAATTACTCCGACCGTATTTCCCGACCACTCTTCCCAGGTGTGGAAGGTGCCGGAAGAGTGTTTCCATGTACCAGGGAATGTCATTACTTGGGAATTTGAGAACGAGGCTGAATTTTTACACGTCGCACAACTCAAGGACCTTATCCACAGCGTGGTGGGATATGGGGAAGTGATTTTGGACCTTCCCTACCTTCCTTACGCAAGACAGGATAAAGAAGTTTCAAATAAATCGACCTTTGCACTGCATACGTTTGCAAGGTTGTTAAATTCATTGGAATTTACGAAGGTTGTGGTTTTTGACGCACACAACTACTCTTTGTCGTATGAGTTGATTAATTGTCTCGACATTGTTATCCCGGACATCGAACCTCTTGCCAAAGAATTAAATGCTACGGTTGTATACCCAGATTCTGGTGCCGGGACACGCTACCAAGATTCTTCAGTTGGGGACGTTATCATTTGTGAGAAAGAAAGAGATCCCTTGACAGGTGAAATCAAAGGTCTTTTAATCAACGATAACATTGAAGCCGGAACTTATTTGATTGCGGATGACATTTGCGACGGTGGCAGGACGTTCATTGAAGTGGCTAAGAAGCTTTACAAATTCGGAGCTACAGAAGTGCATTTGTATGTGTCACATGGGATTTTTTCAAAAGGGCTGCAAGTATTACGAGATGCTGGAATCAAACGAATCTTTACACGAAAAGGAGAAGTACATGAGCAACGATTATTTGCCAGCGACACTACTGTGTGATTTCTACAAGGTCAGCCACCGCGCCCAGTATCCAAAAGGGACGGAAGTGGTGTATTCAACGTGGACGCCAAGAACATCTCGTTTACTCGACGTTCAGGAAGTGGTTCACTTTGGTGCCCAGGCATTCATCAAAGAATTCCTGATTGAATTCTTCAACAAGAATTTCTTTGAGCGAGAGCAGGAAGATGTTGTGAACGAATACAAACGAGTGATTCAGTATGCTTTGGGTGATTCTGCTCCCGCCTTTGAGCACATTATTGAATTGCACAATTTGGGTTACTTACCGCTTAAAATTAAATCGTTGCCAGAAGGCTCCGTGGTTCCTCTTAGGGTTCCTACATTAACAGTTCAAAATACCCATCCTAAGTTTTTCTGGCTCACCAACTATATTGAAACTCTCCTTTCTGCCGAGATGTGGCAAGCTTCCACTTCCGCCACAATTGCCAGAGAGTATCGAAGAGTGTTTGAAAAGTACGCTTTGGAAACGGCTGGCGGTATTGATTTCGTTCAGTTTCAAGGCCACGACTTCTCTATGCGTGGTATGGGAACAGTAGCATCTGCCATAAAGAGCGGCATGGGACATCTGCTTTCTTTTGCAGGAACGGATACAATTCCAGCAATTCTGGGCTTGGAGCATTACTACAACGCCAACATTGAAAAGGAATTGGTTGGTACTTCAATCCCTGCTACAGAGCATTCTGTGATGTGTGCTAATGGTCGTGATGAATTCGCCGCTTATAAACGAATTATTACAGAGGTATACCCCAAGGGATTTGTATCTATTGTGTCGGATACTTGGGATTTGTGGGAAGTGTTGGATAAAGTAGTTCGTCCTTTGAAGGACACAATCCTTGCTCGTGAAGGCAAAGTAGTTATTCGTCCAGATAGCGGAGACCCAGTTAAGATTGTTACGGGCGACCCAGAAGGAAAGACAGAGGCAGCACGTAAAGGCGTAATTGAAATCCTGTGGGATATTTTTGGCGGCACGTATAACATTGTATGGGACGGTGAGAAAAATGTTGGATACAGGCAACTCGACCCACACATTGGTTGTATTTATGGGGATGCTATTACTCGAACTCGTGCTCAGGATATTTGTGAAAGGCTAAAGGCAAAAGGCTTTGCCTCGACCAATATGGTATACGGCATTGGCTCTTATACATACCAGTATAATACTCGTGATACTTTTGGGTATGCTATGAAGAGTACCCTTTGTGTTATTAACGGGCAAGAAGTTCAAATCTTCAAAGATCCTGTTACAGATAACGGAGTAAAAAAGTCACAGAAAGGTGGAGTAAGAGTATTCGAACATAATGGAGAATTAGTATATTTGGATCAATTTTCCTTGGCCGAATCTAATGAAAACACACTGCTAAGGGATGTATTCGTCGATGGTAAACTATTGGTGGATGAGAAGTTTTCAGATATCAAGGCAAGAGTTCTTCAATCGTTGGAACAAAAAGCTTCTGTATGAAAGGGCGAAAAACTTGAGTAATTGTGGTTCTTGTGGAATTGAAGTTCCTGAAGGGCAGCGCCATTGTTCAATGTGTTACGGCGATCCCTACTATGGGAGTGATGGATATTATTTGGCGTGGTTAGAAGACGCATATCGACAGGAACAAGAGAAGCCGCAATATGAAGAAGGGCCACAGCAGGAGCCCCAATGAACAAGCGTGTTGCTTACCTCTACATTCTCACAGTATTCTTTGTTGTGGGATTTTATCTGTTTGGTAAGGGTGAAGTATTTGGAATAGAAAGATACAAACACAGCAAAAATATGTATGGAGCCCTCAAAGCAGCTTATCGAATGGGATACGAAGATGCTAAAGCAGGGCGTTCTATGGACTGGGATGGGGAATAATGAAAGACCTTATTATGTCGGATGACATTCCTCCCAAACCCATAGGAATTACGAATGGGACTATTACGCTAATGGAAGATGCTTCAGGACTTGCTAGTAAATTGGTTGTTCAATATCATTACAGCCATAAAACTACTCCCAATCATTTTTTAAGTTTTCTCGTTAATAAGGACCAGGGCGCTTTACAGTTGGGGTATGGTATTCGTCCTGCTATGAAGCATACCATTTCCAAAGATATTGTAAAGGGTAACTATTGCGAGTTTGATAGGATGTGGTTAAGTGATGTGATGCCAAAGAATAGTGAAAGCCAAGTTATCGCCTTGTTGTTGAGTTACTTAAAACAAGTACACCCGAGAATTAAATTCGTTATTACTTATGCGGATGAAAGTGTGGGTAATAAAGGTACAATTTATCAAGCTACCAATGCTATAGAACTTCCCAGTGTTCCAACGGATTTTTACTTGCTTCCTTCTGGTGAACGTATTCATCCTGTAACAATGTGGCATAGGCACAAAACCAGAGCAAAAGCTTTTGTAGAGAAACAGTATCCCGGTATTAAACACATTAAAGGAACGTATAAACAACGACGTTATTTATACATTCTTAATAACGGTTTGCGGAGAAAGTTTCAAGAGCGAAACGATGTGCTTCCAGCACATAAGGCGAAGTGCGATTCTTCGGCTCCGCTCCAATTTAAGCAAACTAAAAGTGACGTTATTTTTAAAGAGGTGTTTGATATGAAAAAATTCAATGAAGAATACCCAAAAGTGGTAGAAGGACTGCGGTTATTTTTAGGCGAAATTTACCTTGCCTTGGAAGAGGGCAAAACCATTTCTAAGGATAATTTTGCCGAGGGTTGCAAAATGCATTTAGGAAACTTAAAACAGTTTATTAGCGACAATGAAACCCAACGCCCTAACTAATTGCCAGAGTAAGAAAGCTTTCAAAACTCGCCAGGAAGCTGAGAGTGTAGCTTTGTCCCTTTGGTTTGACCACGAAGTTTACGTGGATGTTTATAGCTGTCCAATCTGTGAAAATTACCATTTCACTTCTGGAGATAAAAATGACAGATAACTGTGTTCATCGAATCCTTGTCCACAAATACGATGTAGACGAGGCAATGCCGCGCATGATAGTTTACGTTTGTATGGATCGTACCTGCAACAAAGAATTTACAATTGTGATTGAAGACGAAACATATTTTGATGTGCAGGATCAAGTATGACAGATAAAGAACTTGAGCAGTTGAATGTCAAGATAGCTCGAAAGCTTGGTTGGAGAAAGTTTCGTTTAGAACGAACCCCAGAACCTATGAAAACCCAACGTATGACTGGAATCTCTTCAGGAAACTTTAGGCACCAATTTGTTCCGGCGTATACAAACAATCTTTCTTACGCTCTTCAAATTGTTGATTGGGCGAATCGGCATGGGTATGATTTTACATTGGGGAAATGTGCGGCTGGCGGTGCTGTATATATCGCGCATTTCAATAAACAATTCATTCCAAAAAGATATACAGGAAGAGGCACCCTTCCATCAATGGCAATTTGCATGGCATTTTTAAATATTAAGTGAGATATTTTTTAGCTAGTTTGTTCCTCCTATCAGGCTGTTCTATGTCCAATTTTTATGTATACGGCAACAAGCCGTATTGTTTGGTCCATTATAAAAGTAAATTTGTTGAGTGTTCCTTTGACAGTATGAATGAATGCCGGAATAGATATCGAGACCGCGAAGCAACTCTTTGTTATCCATTGAAAAATATTAAATAGGTTCATTTGCGATCCCTCTACCTTTTAGCAATTCTCATTTTCTTTAACCAGGGCATTGGCTCTCTTGCTGCCCAACCTCTCTACTACTTCCTTCGGGAAACACTTGGAATTGGCATTCCCACAATTATGATGCTTGGGGCACTTGCCAATCTTCCCTGGCTGATTAAACCCGTATGGGGATTCCTCAGTGATTCATTCAGCATTTTTGGATATCGTAGGAAGAGTTACATTATTTTGTTTTCTCTTTTAGGGACGGTTTCTTTTCTTCTTATCGGTCTTTCACCGTTTATTTCCCTTCCCGTTCTTGTCGGTCTGATGATTTTAGGGTCGATTGGAGAAGCGGGCGGGAATGTAGCCGTAAATGGTATGGGGGTAGAAGAGGGAAACAAGGATGGAACGACAGGTAAGTTTCAGAGTGTTTGTTGGGGAGCATTGGGTGTGGGTTCCGTTCTTACTGGAGTTACGGGCGGTTACATAGCGGAAAAAGCCTCATACCACCTTGCTTTCGTTATATTGGCTCTTTTCCCTATCCTGATTGCTGTAATGGCCCTCCGGCATCCAGAGCAGAAAGCAGAAGCTTCACATAAAGCTGTAGGACCCATAATTAAAGACTTTCTAATAAAATTAAAAAATAAGCAGATTTTCCTTTGCAGCTTGTTTTTATTTTTCCTTTGGTTCAGCCCCTCTTTTGGAACACCCCTTTTGGACAGGATGCGAACAGTGCTCCACATGTCAAAAGTATGGATTGGCTGGCTTGACACGATTGGGTCTGCTTGCGGAATTGTCGGAGCTATGGTATACTTTAAAGTGAGTAAGAGTATAAACATGAAGCGTTGGTTGTACTACGGAACGGTCTTAAGTGCTTTGGCTACGTTTGCGTATTTGTACCTGACACCCACCACTTTGTTTTGGTACACAATAGTGTTTGGGGTAGCTTCACAGTTCATTCATTTGTTGATGCTGAATCTTATGGCGATGACTTGTCCAGAGGGAACGGAAGCAACCACGTATGCTTTGCTGTGTTCCCTTGTTAATTGTGCATCTTTCTTTTCTAATTTGGTTGGAGCTAAATGCTTCGCTCTATTTGGGTATAACGGGTTGATTATTATTTCAGGAGTGACAACGCTCATGTGTTTGGGATTCATTCCGTATCTTGAGGTAAACAAAAATGTCTTGTAACTGTTACGATTGTCAGTATAAAGAAGAGCTTTATTTATTGAAAGCTTCGCAGGTAGCACGACAACAACGGCTTGATATGGTCCTTCAAGAATTAGAAAAGGATCATTGGAGATTTGAAAAATATGCAAAATAGAAAGTGTGATTTTCCTCAGACCCCGGAATTTACACAATGTTCTAAAGGTGAATTGCGTAAGTTGAAAATTCTAGGAAATACCATTGGAGTATTTTGTCAGCTTCACTATCATGTAATGCAATTAATCGTATGGCTGAAAATGAAAAAACATGCAAAATAAAGAACTCGAATATAATTTTCTGAAGCACGTTCTTACCGATCCCAAATGTGTCCTGAAGGTGCAGGAACGTGGAGTTGACGAGAGCTTCTTCGATATACCGACAGTCTCTAAGCTCTTTGGAATCACCATCCGGTATTTCCAAGCTTACAGCGTACTTCCAACCTCTGCCGATGTTGAGTTGGTCCTTTCTTCCAGCAAATATACAGCAAACTTAGGCGATGATTTTAAAAAACAAATCGCGGTCCTCTTCTCCGAAGTGTCAATCCTTTCCAATCCTCCAAATTTTGATCTTCTCCTCGACGAGTTGATTCAGTACCACAAAACTAATTTGTTCCAGCAATCCTTGTTTGCTGCTACTGAAGCTCTCACCAACAACAGTACGGATAAAGCGATTGAAGCGGTTAAGAAGTCGCTTGCCTCCATCGATAAGATTTTTGCTTCCAATTATGATTTGAACGGCAGCATCGAAGATAATGCGAAACCCCTTTGGGACCAGTTTTTGGATGCAGAGCAACATCCAGAAAAGTACAAGGGAATCAACGTAGGGTTTGATGGATTTGACAAACTCACTGGTGGATTGGTTGGTGGGACAGTTACGTTAATTATCGGCGGATGGAAAAGTGCAAAATCCGTTCTCTCAATGAATATGGCGCACAACGTTGCGACAAGTGATTTTGCAACTAAGAGGGTTGGCAAGCGAGTGTTGTACCATGTTAACGAGGGGCGGTTCGAGTTGAACCAAGCTCGTCTTGCCTCCTGCGCCACTGGAATCAATTATACCAGATTGAGCAGAGCTTTGAGGGGCCGCGTTATCTTTACCCAGGCAGAAAGAGATTTGTACGAAAAGTATTTAAAGGGAGATGAATTTAAAGAGTTGCGTCACAACCTCATTATCGATTCAGCACCTCCTATCGTTAGTTCCGCTCGTTATGTTGGAGCAAAGATTAAAGAACACAAACCAGAGTTTGTTATCATCGACTACTTGGGGCTTTTAGGAACGGACCAGAGAGTGAAAGACGATAATGAGAAATTGGGTAAAGTGTCATCTGAAATTGTAGGGTTGGCAATTGAACACAACGTACCTATTATCCTGATTGCTCACGTCAATAGGAAAGCGAAACAAGCAGCCGATAAAAATAACGAGGATTATGACAGCGAAGATATGGGATTGAGTATCGAACCGATTAAGAACGTGGACGCTGTTGTATCCTGGAGGATTGAAGACCCGGAACAATTTAAGCAAACACACAAGGGCATTGGAACGTTGGCAATTAGAGATGCCAGGAACGTAGAGACAGGAACGTGTCAGCTTTTGGTTGACACAAATTCGATGAGTATAAAGAACATCATTTATGGTGGGATGGGTGGGCAGCAGCCGTGAGTGATAAAGACAGACCCTGCAAAAACTGTGGAAGACCTGGATATTACCCCGTACATGACATTGTAGGTAGATGCCCAAATCGCAATTTTTCATATTACGCACCAAAAGACAATCTCGATTACGTCGAGTGGCTTGCAGAGAAGAGAGGATTGGTATGAAGTTTAAATGCCCAAAAGGACATGCAAGAATGGAGTTGGTTATGGGTGTTGCTGGTGCTTATTGTGGCATCTGTGATAGGATTTACAGTTTTGCACAATTAAAAAAGGATTAATAGAATGAGTTTACTTAAACACATTTACAATTGGCGTAGGGATCTTCCAGACTGGAGAGATAAACGATACAGGGAGCATCGTTTGCTTGGAGCGTTGCCTCCCCCACCTCCAATAGTGGATTTGCGTCAACAATGCAGCCCAGTGGAAGACCAAGGACAATTGGGTTCCTGTACATCCTTTGCTTGGGCAGGAATGCTTGAGTTTCTTGAATTGCAAGCTTTAAATAATAAAGTTGCTTCTCCTGAAATCCTCACCCCAACTTATACGCCCTTCTCCCATCTTTTCATTTATTACAATGAACGCTTTATTGATGGGGATGTGAGTCAAGATGGTGGATCACAATTGAGGACAGGAGCACAGGCTGTTGCAACTTATGGAGACTGTAGTGAACCCACTTGGCCGTATCAGATTGAACAGGTATTTGTTAAACCCTCTGATGTTGCTTTTGCTGAAGCAGCTAATCACAAAATCAGCGTCTACTCCAGGCTGGAATCGGCTGAGGATTACAAAGCGTGTTTAGCTGAAGGATTTCCTTTTGTATTTGGTGCGACCTTATACGAGAGTTTTGAAAGTGGAGTTATAGCTTCCACAGGTATTGTTCCAATGCCTTCAATGAACGAAAGTGACATTGGTGGACACGCAATCCTTTGTGTTGGGTACGATGAAACAAAGCAGCATTATATTGTGCGTAATTCTTGGGGAACGGGCTGGGGCGATAAAGGGTATTGTTACTTTCCAATGGAATATATGGAAAACCCAGACCTTTGTTCAGATATGTGGACGGCAAGGAAATAGAATGGAAGATTGGAAACTTCCTTGCACTTGTAAGCACAATAAAAATGCCCACCGAGGATTTCGTAGTATATATGGAGAATTTCATCGTACAGGTTGTAGACACAAATATTCTGATTTTTCAAGTTGCATTTGTTTTGGATTCAAACTCGACAACCTCAAACTAATAGAAGACTTAGCGAAAGAAAAAGGTTTGGTATGACCGATTATTGCATGTGTGGGCACATGCAGTACAAACATCAAAAAGCTGAACGTTTTAACACAAATGGATTGTTTTATTGTTTTGATTGCGACTGTATGAAGTACAAACTCGACAATCTAAGATTTATTGAAGACGAAGCGAAAGAACGAGGGCTTGTATGAAAACCTGCCTTGAAGTAATTGAAGAATATGGAATCGAACTTAAAGATTTGGGAAAAGACTTAGCTCGTGGATACTGTAAAATCCATAATGACGTTGCTAGTGGAAAGCCTCAGTTCACCTACTATAAAAATAACGATTCTTGGTTCTGCTTCCGTTGTGGGATAGGTGGAGATGCAATACGACTTGTTGCCGAGATGGAACACATTTCGTATGCCGAAGCCAAGAAACGATTAGTAGGAACAGAAGCCGAACAATTAGAAGAGTTGAGGGAGACGCTTGATAGTTTGGATGTTGACATCAGCCAAAGCTACAACCTCCAGCTTAATTTAACTCTCCGTCCTAAGTTCCGTGATCTTCTTTATAAATACCCAGAGCATCAGCAAGATATTTTAAACGCGATGAAAGCTCTCGATGAAGAGTTGAAGAATAAAATTAATTTTACTAAGATGGGCGAATTATTTGAACGATTTAAATTATTCAGTGAGCAGATAGTTGCAGAATCAAGCAGGGTATGATATAGTTGGTGTATGGAAGAATTAGGTAGAAGAGATTGGGAACTTCCTTGTATTTGTGGGCATATAAATAAAGAGCATCGACATATGAACAGGGAAGCAGATCGATGGAAATATACAACTAAAGTTTGTTGGAGCAAGTATTGTATTTGCTTTGAATTCAAACTCGATAATCTCGCATATGTCGAGCAGGTAGCCAGAGCTAGAGGATTGGTATGAAAGAATTTAAGATTCAAAAACGCTACAATAAAAGCGTGAAGCTTTCTGACGGCTCCTACCACAGTTTTGGAACAGAGCTTGAAACGACTGTGAATGTATCCAGTGGTGAAGAGCTTTTAGCTGAAAGCAATAAGCTGTTTGGACAATGCAAGTTTCTTGTTGAAGAAGATATTAAAAATACATTGGGACAATAAATGTCGAACCTTAAAAAGTGGACACAGAAAGACGGTACGAAGATTCGAATCAAAGATATGACGGATAAGCATTTGGTTAACGCCGCGAAGATGCTTTTAAGAATGGCAGAAGCAGAAAAGAATGAAACATTGGGTTACTATCCATCTTTTAATCCAGATTCAATGGCAGCATATTACTCAGAACAATCATGGGATAATTTAAATGAGATGGATATCCAAGAGTATGCCGAAATGGAATACCCAATATTTAACGATTTGCTATGGGAAGTGTATAGGAGAAAATTGGAGAATAAAATATGAAACTTTTAACTGAAGCTGAAATGCAGGAACGTCTTGGAGAAGTGGCTACGTCCAGGGTTGCCCTTGACCCAGACCCAACAGTTAATGGCGTACTTTCACTCAATAAGAAGCTGGCTGAAATTCAATTGTTTAAAGACCGTTTAAGCTATTTGATTACGGAAGCGTTGCACAATTCAAATACAGCCGAGGTGTTATTTGAAGAGCTTAAGGGCGAACACGACCGCGCCTTGGAAGTACTTCTCGCAACTGATTCGACCGTGCAAGCTCAAAAATCTGCCGAGATGCGAAACGCCACCGCGAAGCAAAAGATCGCTGAACAGGTTCTCAGACTTCATCACGCTGAAATTGATTTGCTTAAAGCTCAGGGATATTTGAAAGTTCTCCAGTCAATTCATTTGAATCTGGAAAGTTGCAACTCTAATTTGTCAAGGCAAATTACCGTGATCCAGCTTGCGACTGGAATGGGCGAAATACAAAGATCTGCAAACGGAATACAACCAGCAGGACAGATAACAAAAACGTATTAAGATGCCAAGGCTAAAAGGTAGCAAAGATAAGAAACCGAGAAAGAGTAGAGGTAAAGATAAGTTGTGCTCAAAAGGACACGATATATCTGTTGTAGGGCGTAACTCAAGTGGGCATTGTAATGAATGCCATAAGGAATATTACCAGAAACGTTGGGAATTTATTAAGCAGAATTTTAATGAAAAGCAACCTTAAAAGTATAATAAAATGTGGTATTATTAGGACGTACTATACGTCCCACTATTATAATTTTAAGGAGAACTAAAATGGGTATGTTATTAAATATGGTTGGACAAAGATACGTTAGATTGGCAGTTAAAGCTTTCAGTCATTTGGATGATAATGGCAATTCATACTGGCTTTGCAGGTGTAATTGTGGAACAGAAAAGATTATTCAGCGTAGTAATTTGTTGGTTGGTAACGCCAAATCCTGTGGGTGTTTAGGCCGAGAAATCCATTCCAAACTTCACAAAGTCCATGGAATGTCTCACACGCCAGAACACAAGGCTTGGGGTTCTATGATTGAACGTTGTTATGATGTAAATAATCCACGGTATAAGGATTACGGTGGAAGAGGAATTACAATTTGTAAAAAGTGGTTGGAGCCGCAAGGAATTGGATTTATGAACTTTTACGAAGACATTGGGCCTAAGCCGTCAAAAAGACATAGTTTGGATAGGAAAGATAACGAGGGTAACTACGAACCTGGGAATGTTAAATGGTCAACTCCAAAACAACAAGCTAGAAATACACGAATGTCTACACAAACCAAAAATAAAGCGGAGCATAAGTATCAGAGAAGTCGTTTAATGTCGTTTTTAAATAAGTTGGTAAGTGAAAAAGTGTTTCCTCAATTGTTTGAAGAAAACTTTGGAATTTCGGTAAGCGGGTTCAAACAATACATCGAATCCAAATTTCAACCAGGAATGACTTGGAAGAATCATGGTAGAGGTGTTGGAAAATGGCAGTTCGATCACATCATCGGTTGTAACAATTTTGATTTGAGCAAAGAAGAAGATCGTAAGACTTGTTTCAATTATACAAATTTCCAGCCCTTGTGGTGGGAAGAACACAAACATAAAAATAAGAAATTACTTAAAATACAATAACTAAGGAGAACAACAGTCATGCTTTCAACAATTACAAAAGGTGAGTATAAGAACGATCCAATTCCCGACAATGTTTATTTGGCGAAGCTTTTAAACGTTAAGGAGAAGCCAGCCCCGGAAGCGCACCCAGATTGGTACCCTTCTTTAAGCTGGACATTCGAAATCCTTCAAGACCCATTCAAGAAACGCCGAGCGTGGGGCAAAACGCCGACCTCATGGATTGCCGGAAAGAAACTTGACAATTGGTTGGTTACATGTGGAATTAACGTGGCCAAAGGTACAAGCCTTAAGATTGAAGATCTGAAAGACATTTACGTGAAGATCTTGGTTAAAAGCAAACCATACGATGATCCACAAACGAAAGAGAAGAAAACGTTCCAATCAGTAATTGAGCTTCTTCCTTTGGATAGTTTGGATCAGATTAAGATCAGAGAGTTGGCAATGACAGCACCTCCTTCCGCTGTAGGAATGCAGCCAGTTGCTTCACAGCAACCTACTATTCCTGTGTCCCAGACCACAACAGGATTTGTGGTTCCAATGACAACCTCTTCCCCCGTATCTAATGTTGTTCCTGGGCCAGTAAGTGCTCCGGCTACTTTTTCACCACAACCGACATTTACACCAGCGCCCCAGGTTACAGGTACGCCGAGTAGAACGATACCGTTCTAACGAATGGAAGAGAAGTGCATTTGTAAGCATTTAAGAAGCAGCCATTGGTGGCATTACAAAGAAGACGGTAGAACGAAAAAGCCTTGCTTATCTTGGTGTCCTTGCAAAGGATTTGCTTTAGATAACTTGGAATATATTGAACGATTAGCCAAGGAGCATAATTTAATATGAGTGAACAAGCCGACCTTAAAAAGTTTTTAGCCGCACTCTCCAAAACCCATGAAATAATTATCAGTCAGATCAAGGATATGGAAAGACCCGTTATTGAAGCCCTTCCCAGTGGATCTTTCACAATCGATCACGCTATGGGAATTGGTGGGTATCCTCGTGGCCGTATTATTGAAATCTTTGGTCAACCTTCTGGCGGGAAGACAACTGTATCGTTGCTGGCGATTGCGGAGACACAGAAGAATGGTGGGACTTGTGCATTCATTGATGTGGAGCACTCTTTGGACTTGGATTGGGCAGCAAAGCTGGGCGTTGATGTTCCCAAGCTTATTTTTACCCAGCCAGATTCAGGTGAACAAGCCCTTAATGTGGTAGAAGAGTTGGCAGGTAGCGGGTTGGTTGATTTGATTGTTTTGGACTCCGTAGCGGCCCTTACACCACAATCAGAAATTGATGGAGAGATTGGCGACCAGCAAATGGCAGTGATGGCTAGGATGATGGGGCAAGCGTTGCGTAAGTTGGTTCCCGTTGTCAGTAAATCTAAGAGTGCTTTAGTGTTCATCAATCAGGTTAGGGAAGGTTTAAATCCCTATGGAGAGAAAGAAGTTACCCCAGGTGGTAAGGCTCTAAAATTCTTCAGTAGTATTCGCTTGTCAGTTAAGAAGATGAGTGGGTCAGACATTAAAGATGGTGAGAGGATTGTTGGGCACAGGATTGAAATTAGCGTGAAGAAGAACAAAGTAGCTCCTCCATTTCAGAAGGCAGAACTTACATTGAACTTCCTTAGTGGGATTGATAGAGTTGACGAGTTGTGTACCCTCGGGTTAATGACAGAAGTTATTACGCAAGCAGGGCCCATGTATAGAGTTGGACGGGTTACTGCTAAGGGGTATGACGATCTCGTTGGGCAGGTTCGTCCAGATTTAGAATTGCAGAAAGAGATTTGGAAAGCGATTAAGGAGAAGAAATAACATGTCTGAATCCAAACTAATTAAAGATGTAGTTGCAAAGATAAAAAAGATTTCTGAGGACTTGGGGTTGGAGCATCCCTCTCTTCTTCCAAAAGCACAGTTCCTTGAACTGTCCAAGTTGGGAGAATGGGAACTTCGCAAGATTGGCGGGTACAATTCAATTTTGAATACGTACTTCCCATACACAGAAAAGGAATTAGCTTCGATACAGCTTGTGGATGATCGCAAAGCTTATGTAAATAAGTTGGAAAAGAAATACGGATCGTGGGAACTTTTTAAAGAGAACCTTACAGAATCTCTCACAAAAGAATTGAGTAAAATTAAAGTAGAGCCGTTAATCCTTGATAAGAAAGCTACGGAGAAGTATTTGCACGATCACATCGTCCCTTCACCCAGTGGGGATAAGAATAAAAGAACTATTGTGAGTGTATGGAGCGACCAGCACTTTGGCACAAATGTGGATAAGGCAGAGCTTGGTGGGTTGAATGAGTTTAACTGGGTAATCGGAGCGAGACGTTTAGGAATGCTTTGTGAGCAGATTGCTTCTTATAAAGTAGAACGTCGCAATCTTCATGAGCAGCTTGTTATTATGTTGGCGGGAGATAACATTGGTGGAATCATTCATAATCAGGAAGGACCGGATTACGATTTAATTACACACCAAGTAAACGGTACGTTGTGCTACTACGTTCAAGCTATTCAGTACCTTACAAATTACTTCCCTTCGGTTCGTGTTCTTTGCCAGCCTGGAAATCATGGACGTGTGATGCATAAGCGTTCTCAGGATAGGGCGTTGTCGCAGAAGTATGATAGTTTTGAGAATATTATGTTTTATTCCCTTTCGTCTGTGTTTGCTAAAGACCCAAAGGTAACTATCGAAACAAGTAAGGCTCCTTTCATCGATGCAACAATTCAGGGACACCGCATTTGGATGTCGCATGGAGATACAGTGTTTGCAGTGGGCAATGTCGGAAAAAATATTAAGTTGGAGAAGATTGAAGGACAGATTCATCGACGTAATGCAGAAGCATTGGCCAAAGGCGAAAAGCCATTTGAATTGTTTGTTTCTGGCCACGTTCATCATCCTGTTATTACCCAAGTTGGTCCTGGAGTGAGAGTTGTTATCAATGGATGTTTGATTGGCACAGATTCATTTGCTCAGAGCGTTGGAATCTTTTCTTCTGTCCCTACGCAGGTTATTTGGGAAACAACAAAGAAGCATGTGATGGGAGATAGTAGGCAAATCTTCGTAGCAGAGGCAGACCAAAATAAACATTTTGATACGATCATTAAACCTTTCAATTATCAGTTGTCAGCACCAAAAGCACTTTAAGGAGCTATCATGGCAAGAACCCCACGACCACCAAATACAACTTCTAACAATTTGGATATCCCCCTTCCCCCTAAATCCTCTGCTGATTTGACGGATGCAGATTGGAAGAGGGTTTTGAAGGAATCCAAATGGAATGGTAATTACAACACGTTCGTTTACATGAATTATTTGGATGTGAAGAGCCCGGATGAAATTCAGTACGATGAGCACGAAGTGAGCGAAGCGTATAGCATTGTTCCTCGCCATTGTTTGGAAGAGTTTCTAAAGGCAGAAAAGTTTACAGTTGACCGTTTGGCTTGGGTTTTTGAAGATTCTACCTATAGCGTGGAATGGAGTTTGATTGAAATCGACTTAAACAAGAAAGTGAACAAGGTATTGAACGGCCAGTTTTACATTTCAAACGGCAAAGAGAAATACATCTTTGAATCGAAGGTGGGATACCACGATAATTATTTCTTCAAAATTATTAGCCGCAAGGATTCAAAGGTGAGTGGCAAGGACCTTCTTGAGAAGTTTTTAAAATATACAGAAGAGCACAATTTTCTCAAGGGGAAAAAGATCGACCCACAGTGTAATTTTATCCGCCTCGACCACACGTATACCTGGGATGATATTATTTTGTCAGAAAAGCTTAAGACAGAAATTCGTCAGAACCTTTCCAACCTCATTGAACATCGCAGTATTTATCGGGACAACGGCTTGAAGGTTCGAAGGGGTTTGATTTTCTCAGGGCCTCCTGGGGTTGGTAAAACGAATCTGGTTAAAATTCTTTGTGCGACGATTGACTGGACATTGATTTGGATTTCCCCAAAACATCTGGAGAATCCAAGACACGTTTCAGGAATTATGCAGCTTGCCAAAGACCTCAGCCCGTCAGTTATTGTATTGGAAGATATCGACCTTTATGGTTCTTCACGAGAGATGAACGGCAACCCAACTGTGCTTGGCGAACTTATGAACCAGCTTGACGGCGTTGAAGGTTTGGTTGACATCATTACAATTGCCACAACCAACCGGGAAGAAGTATTGGAAAAAGCTCTCCTCGACCGCCCAGGTCGTTTTGACAAAGTGGTTAAGTTTGGATTACCAGAAACAGAAGAACGTTTAAAAATGCTTGAGCTTTTTGCTGCTACAATTGGAAAAGATAAGAGTTTCACTTGGAAAGAACTCTCTGAGAAACCAACTGATGGAATGTCTGGAGCGCAGATACGTGAAGTAATTTCCCAAGGAGTAATTCAGGCGGTAGATGACGGAAGTGTTGAGAAGGGAAAGATTGTTTTAAAGTACAAGCATTTAAAGGCAGCGATGAAAGCAATTAAGGGAAAAGACTTTTCTAGAATTGGTATCCAACCTACGAATAGCGGCCTTGGCAGCAAGTTCGATCTTGATAATCTTGATCGGTGGTAGAAAAGTGAAGAAGAAGAAATCCAAACGTGGCGGATCGAAGCCCAAACTAGTTTGTAAGAATGGGCATGATATTTTAGTTGTTGGTAGGAATTCATCTGGACATTGTAAGCAGTGCCACAAAGAATATTACCAAAGACGTTGGGAATACATTAAAAATAATTTTAAAGAACAGTCTTAAAAATATAATAAAATGTGGTATTATTGAGGCGTATTATACGACTGATATTATAATTTTAAGGAGAATAAAATATGAAGCACAAAAATTTAAAGAAATTTTGTAAAAAAGGGCACAACACTTTTGTTTGTGGTAGGAAGAAAAATGGAGAATGTAAACAGTGCCATAGAGGTGACGTTAAACAATTACGGGATGAGATAAAACAGGGAAAAAGAACAAGTAAAATTAGAAAACGTTTTTGTGTTCATGGCCACGATACATTTATTGTGGGAAGAGATGTTCATCAAACTTGCAATGAGTGTAAAAAGCAAATGGATAAAAAATATAGCCGTACAGAAAAAGGTATAAAAGTTAAGCGAAAAGGACGTTTGAAATATGCACGTTCCAGACATGGAAAAAAGGCTGTGCGAGAATATCAACGATCACCAAGAGGAAAAGTTGCTCACGCCATTGCTACAATTAAGTGTAGAACAAATCGTGGTCTTCGTGTAATACCGTGGACTGATTGGGATAGGATTAAAGAATTTGAATTAAATAAACCCAAAGGAATGACAACCGATCATTTTATTCCTTTAAATAACAAAAAGGTTTGGGGACTTCACGTATCTTGGAATCTTCAATATTTAACTCCCTCTGAAAATTCTATAAAACATAATCACGTTGATTTACTCGAAGCTTCTAAATGGTATGGGAAAATATTAAAAAAAGCAGGATTAAAGTAAAATGGCGATTAAAAATCTTCGATTGGAAAATTTCCAATCACATAAAGATTCAACGTTTGAGTTTGACAAAGGACTTAACGTAATCGTAGGAAGTTCGAATCAGGGCAAAACTTCACTTGCCAGGGCTCTTTCCCTCGTCCTGTATAACACTTGGGACAAAAGTTGGACAAGGGTGGGTTCTGCTTTTTGCAAAATTACTTTGGTAATGGACAACGGAGTTACAATAATTCGTGAGAAGGGTGAGAAACAGAACAAATATATTTTACAAGTTCCAGGTCAGCCCTCCCAGGAATTTACCAACTTTGGAACTGAAGTGCCAGAAGCGGTGTCAAAGGTTTTGCACATTGGAAAGATTTCACTCGACAAAGACGATTCGCTTACGCTCAATTATGCAAGCCAATTAGAACCGTTGTTTTTATTTAACAGGAGTGGAAGCCAAAAGGCTAAGGTATTTGGCCGACTCTCAGGCGCTCATTATTTGGACCACGCACTCCGTAATTTAAATACGGAGAAAAAGCAAATCGGCACAGAGAAGAATTTAAAAGGTAAAGAGCTTGAAGACTTGAAGGTTCAACATGCCGCTTTGAGTGCCATTTCGGAGTGGCGTCCTAAAATTGAGGAGCTTGAAGCTAAATCCGCCGCTTTGGATGCCGCAAGGCAGAGACTGGATACCCTCCAATCTTTGTTTACACGCGCTCAGGACTGGAAACGGCGCTACACCTCAGAGATGGCGAGAGAAAGCGCGTTAGCCCAGGTTCCGGCCCTACAAATCGATTCTATTGAGTCTTCCGTACAACGATTAAAGGGGTTAAAACAGCTTTTTCAGCAACATAGGGACATTTTGGACAAAGAAACAACATTAAACAGTATGAAAACACAGCTAGATATGCAATTTTGTGCAGATACTAACGAATACACCTATATTTTATCAACAAACAAAGTGTGCCCAATCTGTTTTGGCGTTTTGGATGGAAAAAAGTTGGAAGAGATTAAAAATACGCTGATTGGAAAAGAAAAATGCTCTATTTAATTATAATTTTACTCGCTGCTGCTCTAATTTATTTTTTGCCGAAGTATTTTCACATCACAACTAATTTCTCTTCCCAGCTTGCCAAGTATAAAGAGACAGAGTTGCAAAAGCAAATGGGCGAATATCACACAATGGCGAAAGCGGAAATTGAAAGGCGAATGCAGGAAAATGCTGAAGCGGCCAAGAAAGAAGCGTTGCTGATGGTGGCAAAGTGGAAAGTGGAATACGAAGAAGCCACAAGGCAAGACGCCATTAACAAGTCACAGGCGATTATGATGGGTAAAACCCTCGAACACCTTATACCGTTTTTTCCAGAGTTTCATTGGAATCCAAGGGATGCTCGTTTCCTTGGGAGTCCGGTGGATTTGATTGTGTTCGATGGTTTGAGTGAAGGAAAACTGAAACAAATTGTATTTATTGAAATTAAAACGAACATTTCACAATTGAGTGAGCGAGAAAGACAAATCCGCGATGTTATTAACAGCGGGAAAGTAAAGTGGGAAGAATTACGACATTTTGTAACGGGGGTTGCGAAGCCGTGAAACTTCGATTTTTAATTTATGGAAGTTTGTTGTTTATTACTTTGGCGTTGCCTGTTGTTTACAAAAGTATGGAAGCGAAAATACAAAAGCAGGAAATGGCAATACGAGCGCAGAAAAAGAATTGGTTGTACGTTATGGCGGAGGCAGAATTTTGTTTAACACGCAGTGCTAAAAATTTGGGTGCTTGGAAGTACCATTTTAACAAAGCTTTGGACTACTCTATTTTATTTTTAGAGATGGCACAGGAAGACATCGACAATTTAACAAAATGAAATTCCTTTTCTTTACTGACAGTCACCTCCGAGATTCACGTCCTCGAAATCGTATTGATGATTTTTATAAAAACCAGTTTGAGGAACTCGGGGAATTGGCGAATTTGGTTTTGGAATACGACATTGATGTTGTACTTTGTGGTGGGGACCTGTTGCACGTTCCCAAACCCTCCCATGAGTTGGTAAGGGATTTGATTGGCTGGGCAAAATACATTAACGTGCCAATCTATTCAGTTGTCGGCAATCACGATGTCCAAGGGTATCAGATGAAAACAATTGGCGCAAACGGCATCGGTGTGTTGTTTGAGTCCGAAGCTTTCCATGAATTGACAGAGAAGGTGTTTGAAGAAGAGAAAATCGTAATTCGCGGGATTCATGCGAAGGTGCAGGAAGATGGAAAAGGGTATTTCTTCAATCCCACACAAACCGATTATTCTGGGTACACAAGAATTATCGTTTCACACAACTACGTAATTCCCGCTGATAGTATGATGTTCGATTTTATACACCCAAGAGATATTGTGACAAACGCCAATTTGGTGCTTTTAGGGCACTACCACCAGCCTTTCGAATACCAAAAAGGCAACACAAATTTTGTAACGAGATTCATTAATCCAGGAGCTTTGGCTCGTTGGGGAATTGATGAGAAGGACAGAATCCCAACGGTTCTGTTAATTGAAATTGAAAAGGGAAAGATTGACGTGAAGCATCTTCCGTTAGCTTGTGCCAAGAAAGCTGAAGAGCTTTTCGATTTGAGTAGGGTTGGATTGGAAAAAGAGAAAGAGGACCAGTTAAAATCTTTCATGGAAAGTTTGGAAAATACGTCCTTTGAAACCAACGATATTGAAGCTCTGGTGTTGGCAGCGGGAAAGAATCAAGGGGTTGACGAAAGAATCCTGAATAAGTCGCTTGAGAAGATTCGGGAAGCAAAAGAGGTGTTGAAGTGAATAAAGTTTGTGCCTGTAATCTTCATAAAGAAAGGAAGTTTCTTAATTCCCTTAAAAAGAAACTCTCTGAAAACGAATTTAAAAAGCTGGAAGAATTCTTTGGAGAGAAGTGGCAACAAGCAGACGATGTGATTCTTTTAAAATGTAAGATGGATGAAACATGGCCGGGAACTAAATATCGAAAAGCTTTGGTTGATATGCACAGGATGGGGTGGTTTGACAATTTAACTTTTATAGAGTTGGCGAATAAAGCGAGGGAATTAGAATGAGCATTGAAGATACACTTTCATCGTTAAAGCGTAAAATCGATTCAGTCAACACAAAGAGAATTGAAAATGCTACGAAGCTTCACGCTTTGGAAGAAGAGAAAGCAAACCTCTTAGCTGAATGTGGAAAGCTTGGAGTTGACCCGGCAGGATTGGAAAAGATTGTTGTGGATGAAGAAGAAAAGCTCAATACTGAAATTCAAAAGCTTCAAAATGAGATTGGACAAGTTTATGGGCAACTTGAACGTTATTAAACCAGGAATGTGGATTAGGGATGAGAAGTTCCCTAGTTTTATTTTGGATGCTAGAAACGACCAGTATTACCGTCTGTTTAACGATGGTTCTGGTGGTTGGAGATCCGAAATAAGTATAAAAGATCTTAATAGTTTAACAAATGAAAAATGTTTCTCTTTGAGAATTGCAGTGAAAAGGGCTTACAAGAAAAATCATATAAAGGACAATCTCGACTACATAGAATATTTGGCTTTTATTAAAAATTATGAACGCGCTAGAAAACTTAAAAAATCTGTACCACAATAAGCTTGGAAAGCTGGAAGCAATAACTGCGTCTCTCCAAGCTTGCCAGAATCGGGTACAGGAATTGGAATTGACCCAGGATACGGTAGAAAAAGCGTCTCTCTTTCTCCAATCCCTGAGCGACACCGCCCGTATACAAGTAATTGAGAAAATCTCAGGGCTTGTCACCGAAGTGTTGCAAGCGGTTAAAGATAAAAATTTAACGTTTAAGATGGAGTTAGGAACAGAGAGAGGACAGCCGGATTTGAAATTCTTTGTTGTAGACAGCTTGACAGGCAAAGATATGGATGTGTTGGAAAGCTGTGGTGGTGGGATAGCCGATTTGGTTAGCTTCGCATTGAGAGTGTCTTTGCTTTTGAAATGGCGACCATCTCTTGAGCGCGTTCTTATTTGTGATGAACAGCTTAAATTTGTTAGTGTGCAGGACCAGGAATTGGCCGGGGAGTTTATTAGAAAGCTTTCAGAGCAGCTTGGGTTGCAAATAATTTTCATTTCGCATTCAAAAACACTGGCAGAAAAAGCACATAAGACGTTCGAGGTGGTAAAGGAAAATGGAATCAGCAGAATCGAAGAAAGAACTTCTCTTTAGTATTACACGGAAAGATTTCCGTGTGGATACCTTTCGCTCAGGCGGTAAAGGAGGCCAGAATCAGAACAAAGTTGAATCTGGCGTTCGTATCACTCATTTGGAATCTGGAGCAGTAGCAGAATCTAGGGAAGAACGTGATCAGATTCGCAATAAAGAGAAAGCCTTCCAGAAGCTGATTAACACGCCAAAGTTTAAAGTTTGGCACAAACGAAAGACGGCATTTATGTTGCAAGGTATTCGAGATGCTGAGGCAGAAATAGAACGCAGGGTGAATGAAGCTTTAAAGCCAGAAAATTTAAAGGTAGAAGGCAAAGATGAAGAAGGTCGTTGGACCAAAGAAGCTTTTAACGAAAATGAGTGATAAATTGGCAACAACTTTTAAACTTTTCGTTGACGATACTCGTGAAATCCCAAAAGGATGGATGGGAGCGAGAACCGTATCTGATACGCTCAGGTTCCTTCACATGTTCAGCCCAATAGCTGAAATCAGCCTGGATCACGACATTCTATTTCCTCAGCATGGGATTGACAGGTACACGATGTATTCAGCAGAAAATTATACTGGAGTGGCTTATTATATTGCACGAATGCCGACAGAGTTGAAGCCAAAGAAAATCCGCATTCATTCTTCCAATTCCGGTGCAGCAATGTCGATGTGCGAAATTATGGGGTTGGACTTCAATACAACATACAAGCTTTACGATCCAAAAGATTATGGAACAGAAGAAAAAACCACCGTTTAACCAAAACGCTGCTATTCGCGGAGCGATTCGCAGGATCTTCAGCCGTTCTCCCGTTAAGATTGAAGTGCTGAAGAAGGTTCGTAGGGAAGTGCCGCGCTACAATCAGGACGGTTCGAGAGGTAAGCGAGATGCCGTCCAATATCAGTGTGCTGTTTGTAAAACGTGGGTAGGTTCTACAAAGGTTGAGGTGGATCATATCGTGCCCGTAGTGGAAGTAAATGAAAAGGGTTTTGTTGACTGGAATGTATTTGTAGAACGTTTGTTCTGCGGTCCTGAGAATCTTCAGGTAATCTGCGATCCGTGCCACGACAAGAAAACTCAGATTGAAAGAATGCGAAGACAGGCAGCAAAGGATAGAGTGATTCTGGATGAAATTGAAAAGGAAATTCAGGTAGCTTGGTCCGTTTCACGAGAAGTTGAATTAAAGAAGCAAGTATCCAAGTTCCTAACAAAGACGAAAGCTCCAGAAACCAAGGAACGCGCTTTGAAGCTGAAACAGATTTTAATAAATAAAATTACAAAAGAGGACTGATGAATTTATTTAAGAAAGCTGTAGCTACAACCCTTGTGTTGTTTATGAGCGTTTCTACATTTGCCGCCGACCCTGCATCTTATGGCGGATATTCTGTGAGCCGAATTATCGAAAATACTACAACATTGTTTGAGCAGAAACACTTGCTTGACCCGTATTCAAAAACAGCGCTAGAATGGAACAAATTTTGGGAAGGGGCAGTGGAAGAACATTATAACGGATTTCTCCCGGCCATGCCATTTATGGATTTTGAAAACTCTTTAGTGAATTATTGTATTGGGAAAGGTTTTATTTCGTACAAACAAGCTACTGAGGCGATAGAAAAATCGCAGAAGGTTGGTGGGCTCGAAGTTAATGGATACAACCTTTTGTACTTACACGCAGAAATTTTATGGGCTTTGGTTGTTAACAAATACATAACACAGAAAGAAGCACAAAACTTGTTGGATTCGAGCAAGGTAAAATAAATGAGCGTCGGTTATATCTCACAGTTTTTTTTCGCCCTTTGCCTCCTTCCACAGAACGTTGCTTTGTTTACAAGAAAAACAACCAAGGGAGTTTCTGGTTGGATGTGGGTGATTCAGGCTTTGGGTTACACTTTTGGTTTGGTATACGGCCTGAATATCCATCAATGGCCCTTAATTTTAGGAAACTTTTGGGGACTGATTTGCAGTGCAATTTTTACAATTGGATTTCTTAAATACCGGGACAAATAATGTACAGACTTTCTGAAGAGGTTGCACGTAAAATTTTAAGGAACGTGAAAAATCCCGAAATAGGGCCGCTGGATATTACGCAGAAAGATCCATTCAGTCCAAAGAATTTGAATTCGATTGGTTTTACTGACCCTTATTGTTGTATTGGAACGGACTTCCCATACATTTTGGAGTTGCCGTACCCATTTATAAATCCTCGTCTGCCAAATATCCCTGGACTCGATGGTTATTGGTTGTACAAAAATTACGAGTTGGTTCCTCCCACCGAACCTTTTAGTGTTCCTCGTTATTTAGCAGACCCAAATATGCAGGATGGGGAAGAGCAGATAGACGTGACGGATTGTTCTATTGTTATTCCCGATGAGGTTCAAAAGCTTACGTGCCTTTCACTTACGACCTTTGAATCATTAATAAAATACGAACCAGCCATATTGGATTGTTTGCAAAAGGACTTGAAATGACTGATGAAACCGACGAACCGTTAAAGCCGCCCTCAGTTCCTCTTTTTGACATTCCTCCGCACATATTACGCAGCATGTCAGCAGAGGCTGAGAAAGACATGGACAAGTTTTCAAACCCAGTCGATTTCATTATGGCTGAACGAAAGAAAAGACAAGTTGAGGTGTCAGCACCATCTGGTTTGCCCGCGCCTACCTCCGCTCCATGCCCACAAGTAGAGGCGCAGCCAAAGATTCCCTTGGTTGCAATTGATGGGCACGTTCTTCCTGGCGATACGGTTACAATGATGCTTTATTCACTTGTGACGTTAGCGAGGAAAGATAAGAAAATTGCAAAGCTTTTGAAGTCGTTCAAGTACGTAATGAAGGATGTGAATGGGGAGCAAGTGTGGCCGTAGAATTTAAAGGAAAACACCCTTAAAAGCATAATAAAATGTGGTATTATTAGGAAGTATGTGACCACTTCCATTAACTTAAAAGGGATAATTTTATGAAAAAAGAAAGTAAGAAATTTAGACTTTGGGCAGCACAACATAGAAATACAGTTATATCGATGTCATTAAGTACCTTAGCCAAAAAATTTGGGCTGTCTACTGTGGGTATTTGGAAAATTAATAAAGAATTCAATATAAAAACAGCTCCTATTTTAATAAAAAAGTTCTGTATTCACGGACATGATATTTCTATTGTTGGTAGAACGAAAGATGGTAAATGTAAAGAATGTAAAAGGGCGCATAGAAAAAGAACTTATGTTCCCCACCCCAGAAAACTAAAACGTTTTTGCAAGCGGGGGCATGATTTACGGAAGGTTGGAAGATACAAGGGTAGAGCGTGTAAACAATGTGCTAAGGAAAATTATCATAAGAATCGTATAATTAGATTGCAACAAATGAAAAAATATCGAGAAGAAAACAAAGAATATTTTGCTATAAAAAGGCATGAATATTATTTGGTACACAAAGCTGAACTCTTAGAACAGACTAAAAAGTGGAGAGAGGAAAATAAAGAAATTCTTCTCCCGAAGCGTAGAAAATATCTTCAGATACTGTATGCGACAGACATTCAGTACAGAATAGCTAAAAATTTGAGACGAAGACTTAAATTAGCTTTAGAAGGTAATTTCAAGACTGGTTCAGCCATTAAGGATTTGGGATGTACAATTGAGTTTTTGACGGCTTACTTACAAAATAAATTTTACGGTAAAATGACTTGGGATAATTACGGAACTTATTGGGAAATCGATCACGTTAACGCTTTATGGAAGTTCGATTTAACTAAACGCGAAGAATTTTTAATGGCAGTTAATTTCACTAACCTTCAACCACTAACTAAGCCAGATCACCAAAAGAAAACTATTAAAGAATTGAAGGAAAGAAATAAAATTTATGCTCGATCTAAATAATACAAATTGCCAAAAATGTCCTACTTTGTGTAAAAATAGAAAACAAGTAGTGAACGGCATAGGTCCAGAAAACGATGTAAAAATATTGTTGGTTGGCGAAGCTCCTGGACCAGATGAAAACGAGCAGGGCCAGCCCTTTGTCGGTCGCGCCGGACAGCAATTAAACAGGATGCTTGCTATCGCAGGAATTTCAAGAGAGCAGGTAAGGGTTGTAAACGCTGTTCGATGTTTTCCAAAGAACGAAGATAGAAGTGTGATGGCAAGTTTCCGTGCTCCTACTTGGGATGAAATTGAAGCTTGCCGTGGGTATTTAAAGCAGGAGATTGAAGCGATAAAACCCAACGTAATTGTTCCTTTGGGAAGTGTTGCTTTGAGTGCGATTATGGGTTCAAAGAGTGCTGCCGCTTCGACGAAAATTACAAAGGTACGTGGTACCGAATTCTGGAGTGAAGAACTTAATTGTAAAATTATGCCGACCTTCCATCCCTCAGCCGTTATGCGCGATCCCAACCGAGAGCCAACAGTCATTCAGGATTTTGTTCGGATTCGTGAATCCTCACAATACGCTGAGTTGTCCAAAGGTGACGAGGGGAATTACATTACGTTGGACACAATGGAGAAAGTAGATGCTTTCTTCGAACGAATGAGGGAAGTGCCAAACTTCGTTTTCGACTTGGAAACCAACTCCCTGGACTGGCAGGTTGGTGAAATTTTAGAAGTGGCATTCTCATGGAAAGAGAAGACAGCTTGTGTCCTTCCCCTTACAAAGTACGTTGGAATTCCATATCAGGAAATTGAAATTAAAAAGCGCAAAAGCAAAAAGAAAGTGGATGGAAAGGTTCAAGTGGTTGAAGTGGAAAAGCAAGTGACAATAGAGAAGGTTCGAGACACTTACGAACCTTACTGGGGCGACAAGCAGGAATACGTCCTTGGGAAACTTAAAGAGTTGATGGAATCTGAGAAGGGTAAGATTGGACAGAATTTAAAGTTTGACAGCAAATGGTTCATGCAAAAAGGCTGGGTCGTTAACAACATAATTTTCGATACAATGCTTGCTGCTCATCTACTTAACGAGAATAACAAGGGCGGCTTGGACCTCACTTCTTTATCTTTGTTGTACACAAGTATGGGAGCGTATGACAGACCCGTTGAGGAGTGGTTCAAGGAACACAAAGTATCGGCAAATAACAGAAATTATGCACATTTACCGGAAGAGCTTCGAATGAAATACGCTTGCATGGATGCGGATTGTACGTACAGACTTTTTGAGAAATTTGCTCCTTTATTGGCTAAGGAAAATTTAACAGATATTTTCAACCGTTTAATTATTCCGTTAAACAACACTCTCACTGAAGCAGAGTGGCGTGGTGTGAAGATGGATACGCAGTACCTTCAAGTATTGAAGAAGGAACTTGAGACGGACATTGCAGCACTTGAGAAACGCATTAAGGCAGTGACGGGTGACATGAACCTCAACTCCCCAGACCAGCTAAGGGATCTTTTGTTTAAACAATTAAAACTCCCAAAGATTAAAAAAACAAAGAAGGGCGATGATTCAACCGACGTTGAAGTGTTAACAATTTTAGCAGACATGAATCCCATTCCACAGTTGATTCTCGATTACCGCAAGATGGAAAAGCTTTACAACACTTATGTTGTGGGTATTGAAGAGAAGTTGGATAAAGATGGATACTTGCATGGGTCGTTTAATATTACAGGAACTGAGAGTGGGCGTCTTTCCAGCAGTGACCCAAACCTTCAAAACATTCCAAAGAAAGACAAACGAATTAAGAAGATGTTCAGAGCCGAAGAAGGAAACGTGATGGTAGAGGGCGACTTGTCTCAAGCTGAGATTTGTTTCTGGGCAGAGTTTAGCCGTGACCCACAGATGTTGATGGACATTGCAAACGGGCTTGACATGCACAAACAAACTGCTGCAACAACCGCTACTCTCATTAAGAAAGTAAAAGTTACCCCAGAAGAAGTAACAGACGATCAACGAACCTTGGCGAAACGAACTGCCTTTGGTTTGTTGTACGGTATGGGTGATGAAAAGTTTGCGAAGCAGAATCATTGTACAGTTGAAGAAGCTGCCCAAGGAAGGGTAGCATTTTTTGGTCGTTATCCAATCGCCAAACAATGGCTGTACCACATTGTTCGAGAAGCAAGAATGAATGGATTTGTAACGAACTTGTTTGGCCGTCGAAGACATTTGCCAGGAATCAACAGTCAAGACGAAATGGTAAAATATGAAGCGGAAGCTGCTGCGAAGAATTCTCCAATTCAAGGAACCGCTTCTGACTACACTTGCAATGCAGCCAATAGAATTGTAATGCGATTTAAAGAGTTGGGATTGTCTGGCAAACTTCGTATTTTGATTCACGATGCTATTTTGATGGACATTCCCAAGAGTGAGTTGGAACAGTCGATTAGTGTAATGAAAGAAGAAATTGAACGCCCAGTTTGCAACATTGTAGTTCCCATTCGAGCGGATTTCTCAACGGGTCCAAATTGGGGCGAAATGAAAAAGTACGAATTTAAAAAGGAGGCAGTAACGATATGAACGAGCAACCTAAATGGGACAAACTTCCAACCTTTACAGATTACCACGAGCTTGAGAAAACTTCTTTAGAATCTTACCAAGAGTGGACAGATAAGACCGCAATCTATCCCAAGGATGAACCACTTTATTACACGGTCCTTGGACTCGTTAATGAAGCTGGGGAAGTGGCTGGAGTAGTTAAGAAGATTATGCGGGACGACAACAAAATTGTAACGCCTGAGAAACGTGAAAAGATTATTGCGGAGTGTGGGGATGTGTTTTGGTATTTGGCTCGAATCGCTCAAGAATTGAATTTCTCATTGGAAGAAGTTATCGAGAAAAATAGAACGAAGCTTGAAGACCGCCTGAAGCGTAACGTCATCCAAGGGTCTGGAGATAACAGGTGAAGAAATTTCCCCGCGAGTTATTCTTTTTTGGAGAAGTATTTATTGCTTGTTTGGCGTTGCGGGAATTTCCCCACGCTTCTGATATTTTGGCGATGTTCCTTTTTATGCAACTTCCAATTGTAAGCGTAATAGCAATTGTATGGCTAGATAGAACAACTGGAAATAATCGTTAATGTTTGATTGGCTGAATAAAATTAATGTTCGCGTTTACGCTGCTCAGCAGATGACCGGAGTTAGGCGAAGCGTTATTTACCAGCGCAATGCTTACTGTAGTAGGGTATTTACAAAATACGGAATTACAGTTCTCAGCCCAGTAACAGAAGAGGGCGTGAAATCCGATAAGAAGAGATTGAACCAACCATCCCAAGAACAGCTTAGGTACTTTTGGAAACGCGACAAGTGGTTGATTCGCAACAGCCACATCCTTGTGGATATTACGGGTCCATCAAAAAGCCAGGGTCTTTTACACGAGATTGGGCTCTCACGTTATTTTTATTTTAAGCCGATTGTACGTGTTATGAAACTTTACGGTCCTTCGGTTGCTATTGAAGAAGAGGACTTGATTGCCCCCACAGTGGAGAAGGCCGCTAAATTTATTGTTGAGGAGTTTGGAACGCCATGGAAAAGATTGAAGTGGAAATTTAAATTGTTTGGTCGATGCTTTCCTGGGTATATGTGGATACGCTTAAAATGGTGGGGGGACTGGATTTGACAAACATTTTCAAACACGAACCCGGACAATTTAAGG